GCCTCATCAATGACCTCGACGCGGGCATGCTCAAAGACAATGGTGCCGGGCTGGCGCCGCCGTCCGCGTCGTGGGGGCTCATGGCCATAGCGTTGCACATAGAGCCCGCGCGCCGCTTCGGTCACGCTGTCGCGCTCCCTGGCAGTGATGCCGCGCCGATATCCCAGGACATGCAAGCGCCATTTGGTCAACCACACCTCCGGGGGCCAGGCGGCCTGCCAGGTGCCATCGGGGGCAATGGGGTCATACTCAAAGAGCTTCGCATAGGTTTCCCGTACACGGGCCATTGGGGTCTCCTCTAGAGGGGGTGGGGGTGTAAGGATATTCGGTGAGGGGCATAGGGTTCCCTTCCTTATAGACAACCATCGTGACACTCGTTGCTTCGTCACTTTTACCAAAGACCCATGGAATTGGCAGGGCGGAGTTACTCAGCACCTGGCCACAGGTACGAGCGCAGCTTTGAGACATAGAAAGTTACAACCCAGGGCTGGCCTTGTGCGTCGGGCTTCTCGACTGCAAGAATGCCATCTTCTATACACAGAAATAAAGCACTCACAATCGTTGCTTTCTCTAATTGTAAAAGCTCCTCTGCCAACTCAAGATCAATATCACTCTTGAGGATACTATGTTCCGCATAGGATGTTTCATCTGTAACCATCAACATGGCATGGAGCAACTCTCCAAGATAGGGAAGATTTTTTGCTCGACCATAGCAGAGGCACGCCGCCGCAGTACGTTTATAGTGCCAGAGTCGATCATAGGTTCCTCTGCCACATGGAGCTTCGTCACTCATAGCTCCTTTATGCTCCGCTCCTGACATCTCAGGAGTATGGATGCCATTCCATCGGGGCTTAAAGTGCTGAATAGCATGGCCTTCCATCTGCACAAGGTGGTCTTCTGCCACAGGTAGCCAATATATCCGCTGACAGCCGACCGTTCGTAAAAATGACAGCTTGTGATGGCCACTTGTGAGACGATTCTTCAAGTGGATGGACTGCCCCAGATAGAGAAGGTCAGCCGTCTCATCCACAATAAAGTACAACCCACTCCTTGGAGGCAACGCGTTGAGATTGTTCGCGGCTACCCATGGTAATGCGGTGATATTCACCGTTGTAATGTCAAACGGCTCGATGGAAATGTTCACTAGCTTCCTTTCTGTGACAGAATAACGCCGAGGGTATATTGCACCCAGGCACTCCGACTCATGCCAAGCGCTTTCCGCTCGGCATCGAGTTTTGCGAGAATGGCATGGTCCAGATGGAATGTGACTGGCGCTTTCTTTGTCTGTGGTACACGATGCCGATGCCGACTTGCCTCAAGACCACTTTTCCGAGCATGGCAAGACTCGCAAAGGAGTTGGATATTGTCAGGGTAGTTTGTGCCACCTTCAATGAAGGCGATGATATGGTCAAGCTCCAGCGTCTCCTGACGGCCGCATTGCTGGCAACAGGAGCTACAGCGTTGCCAGAGAGGCCCAAGATCATCGAGCGTGAGCTGTCCTGGAGCGCCATAATGCCGCGCACGAATATTCGCAGCCTGGAGCCGGGGCACCCAGGAAAGATGGGCGATAAGCACTAATCTTCTCCTTTCTCTAGCATGCGCTCGACCGCCAATTGAATGAGCATGCTGCGCTTAAGTCCTCGGCGCTTGGCGGTGGCATCGAGCCGTTGGAGCAGCCCCTTGTTAAAACGAACGTTGACCTGCTGGGTCTCATCTTCTTCCGTAGTCCCTGCAATAAAACGCTTCGTCTGACGCTCCTGTGTTTGATTGGTCGGCATGGCCATCAGACTCCCTCCCCTGCTGACTGTAAGCCTAACTCTGCTAGCACAGCACGAAACTCCGCTTGCACTTTAGCATCACGCCTGGGGATTTCTAGAACACTCCTTCCCTGCGTCTGTGCTTGGTGATACGCTTTGCGCCGTCCTAGTCGCGCCTGAAGTAACTGCATGCCACTGACATGCTCCTGAATATAGGCGACGGTATCGGCATTATCCTGGCCCTGCGCGTCGGCTGCATTTAACAGCAAGAGGGCTTCGATGTCAGCATGAAAGCTTTGGACCTCTTTGAGTAGTGATTGCATCTGATGTACTGTCCACATATCAAACATACGGGGTTGCACCGGAATGATGAGTCGATCACTCGCCACGAGGGCTGCTCGTAGGCTCTCCGTATTCCGCCCTCCCACATCAATTACGACAAGGTCGTGATCTGGGGCCATGCGCTGTACAGAGGTGCGGACATTTGTCCCTGACAAACTGATGACCGCATACCCAGGATCACCAAGGAGTTCTGTTCGCAGTCGTGTAAAATCTGCAGCGGTCTGCTGAGCATCGGCATCGACCAGCAAGACCTTGCGCCCCCCAACCGCTTGGCTGATGGTGAGATTCAGAGCTACCGTGGTTTTACCCACACCTCCCTTGATATTCCCGACGGTGATTACCATAGGATCTCCGTATAGCAAAAATATTCTATTACTAGAAAACGCTACTAAATGCTATTGAAGAGTATAGCACGATATTATTTGCTATACACTATGAATCATCCTGCATCGCACCGGAAGAAAGAAGCTCCCGCCTTGTTTCTTCCGGCCTGTGCAGACTACGCAGTCAAGTCGCAGCGGCACGCCAGCCCGGCACCATTGTCTTTGAGCATGCCCGCGTCGAGGTCATTGATGAGGCGGCGAGAGCGCTCTATGGGCCGCCGCCAGAAAGGACAAGGTGACGCCGCATGGCTAATCTCGCCCACACATTCGATGCTCTTATCACGGGCCTTCAGGTCCTCAAGCCCCATGCACACAGTCTCGTCTTTGACGAGTACGCTGGCTGTATCGTGGGGCTTCGTGCTGATGCAGTGCTGAGTGATGCGGAGATTGCCACCCTGCGTGGTGCAGGATGGAGTTATAGCGACAGGCATGCGTGGATGTTTGACTAAATGATAAGGAGCCTCTATGACGTTGCTACGCTTCCTGACGAGTCTCGCCCTGGCTGTGACGCTGACCGCCTGTAGCGTGCACATGACGAAGCCTGGCGCAACCACCGCCGACTTCGAGCAGGATAAGGCCACCTGCGATTATCAGGTGTCGGCGGTGTCGATCCCGGCGATGAGCCTGGTGACGCATTACGACCTCATGCAAAAATGTCTCAAGGCCCGCGGCTGGACACCGGAATGATCGCTCATTCTCCAGGGGGACATGGCGTCGAACAAGCGTTGAGCCTTCTTCTTTCTTCTGTTCTACCACCACGCCACCCGCCCGGCCTTCCATCTTGTCATACTTTGGGCGTGGTGTACAGACGAAAATCTGGGAGCGACCTCCCCCTCGCCAACAGGACGAGGCTTCCTGCTGGTGAGTCACGTCGCCAAGCTCTCCGGTGCGCTTCTCCACTGGCTCACCACGTTGCGCTTGACACCGGGCCGCGCAAGGGATACTCTCACAGATGCGTATGCCTGAGATGCAAGAGAAGATAGTCCTATCTATCGTTCTCTAGGGCATACCTGCGCCTGCTCATCCCTCGCGATAGATAGCCTCTCTTCTCTCGACCTCTCGGGTCCACGCACCTCTTCTCTTCGGCTCAGTAATACGCTTGTGCCCGTATGATCCTCCACGCATGCGGGCATAAGGAGTGCTATGCCTCGCAAGACACGCCTCACCCCTGCGCTGCAACAGGCCATTCTCACGGCGATCGTCGGCGGTGTGCCCTACTACCAAGCGTGTCTCATGGCCGACGTCCCACCGAGCACGGCCACGCTCTGGCGGGAGCGCGGTGAGCATGGGCATAGCCAGCAGCGCACGGCTCCCCTCTACATAGCATTCATAGCAGCGGTCAAAAAGGCAGAAGCCCAGGATGAGGCCCGCCGCTTGCTCCGCATTAATCAAGCCGGTGAAGGGGGGCAGGTGGTCTATGAAAAAACCACGACCTACCCTGATGGGCGTCACGTGCATGAACTCAAGCGCACCCCGGCGGATTGGACCGCTCATGCGTGGCATCTCGAACGCAAATATCCCGACCGCTATGCGCGCAAAGTCCAGGCAGATCTCACGCTGCACATCCAATCGCTCGTGGCCAAAGTGTCCGAGGATACGGGCTTGGACCCCGCGCTGATTCTGCTGGAAGCCCAGGCCCTCTTACAGGAAGCCGATCATGCCCAAGGTGCTTGATCCTCGTCTTGCCCACCCTGACGTCATTGCGCTGGCGGCCTTGCGCCTCAAGCATCGCCTCGCTTCTCAGGGCGCCGCACCCCTGGCGGGCCTGCCCATCCCTGAGCGTACTCTTGCCGCCTTTGTCCAGCAGCGCCCCTGGCAGATTGATCGTCACGGTTTTGACTGGGAGCATCATCGCTATCTCTTGCCGCTCTACGAGGCATTTGCTGTCGCTCCGGGCCACTCTGACGGCCTCACGCTCACCGTCATCAAGGGTGCCCAGGTGGGGGCCTCGGTCTGGGCCATGCTGGGTATGATCTTCTTGGCGGTCCTGTTTGCGGGCCGCAAGCTCGGCTATTTCCTCCCCGATCAGACCATGACCCACCTCTTTAGCCAGGATCGTTTCAAGCCCATGGTGGAGAGCAATCCGACCATTGGGGCCATGCTGGGCCGGCAGGATGCCACGAACAACATGCGGCTGCGCATGATTGGCGACTCCAGCATCTTTTTCAGCTATATGGGTGGCACCACGTCGACCGAATCCTTACCACTCCTGGGCATCTATTTTGATGAAGTGCGGCGCATGAATATGAGTGACATCGGCCTGGCCGAACAGCGTATCAGTCATAGTGAATACCCGGTGAACATCAAGCTCTCCACGGCTGGCTATCCTGGCAGTGACATCGACTATTACTACTCGCTCACCGATCAACGGGAGTGGCATACCCGGTGTCAGTGTCCCGATGGCATTGTCCTGGCTGAGACGTGGCCGGACTGCGTAGGGTTTGACGGCCCGGCCGTGTTCTACCGCTGCCCGCGGTGTGGCACCACCATTGCTGATCCCCAGGACGGCTCCTACGTTGCCCATGCGCCCTCGTCCCCCATTCCCGGCTTCCGTATCCCCCAAACGCTCTCACACGCGCCGCTGCATACGCCCCAGGCCCTGTGGGCACGCTATGTGAGTCCCAAGAGCGACCGGGGCGAGTTCTACCGTTCGACGCTGGGACGCCCCTATATCGACCCTGAGAGTCAACTGGTCACGGAACCCGACCTCGTCAGTTGCGAAGCTCCGGACCTGGCCTGGCAGCGTACAGGTGTCAAGTGTGCACTCGGCTGTGACTGCATGGGGGGCTTTGCCTGGGTGGTGATTAAAATGCTGGCGCCCACCGGCAAGCACCGTCTGGTTCACCTGGAGTGCATCGAGGACCTCGAGCCCCTGGGTGCCCGCTTTGACCAGCTCATGCACGATTTCGATGTCTCCTGTGCGGTCGTCGATATGCTGCCCAACTGGAACGATGCGATGCGGCTGGCGCAACGCTGGGTTCCGCGCATCTTCCTGGCTACCTATCAGAGTCATGACGCGATGATCGCCTGGCAGGATGCGGCCCATCCCAAAGCGCAGGAGAAGAACGAGGAGGACATCAAGACGAGTTTCCGCTACCGCGTCACGCTCAACCGCTATAAAGTACTCGAATGGTCGCTGCGCCGTTTTCGTAACCGGGATAATGAGATGCCGCACCGGCGGGGATTGGTGCAGACCTTGACCGACGCGCACGGGATACGTCGCCCGATGTTTGTCTGTGAAGAAGTGTATTGGGACCATATGCAACGCATGGTCACCAAAAAAGAGCTGCGGAATGCTGAAACGGGGGAGGTGCGCATGGTGATGGTCAACCTCGGCATCGACCCGCACCTCTGTCACGCCAATGCCTATGCTGATGTCGCGTTACAACGGCAGCTGCGCCGCAGTGGCCTGATTGAGATCCAGATTTGACAACTCCCCGCCCTTCAGGGCGAGGATTCCTGACGGCTCCAGGGGAGCCGTGGAGGCATTTTCCCTCTCCCGCAGCCCGCGGGTGAGGATGTTGCAGCTTTGATTATTCTGAGGTTATCGGTGTGAGCGTCCAGAATCCGCATGCAAGTTATAGCGCTATGATTCCAACATGGGACGCATACAGGGTGGCATATATCGGCGAGGCTGCTGTCAAGAGTGCTCGTGACATCACCCGGAGTAGTCGTGGGCAATATGCGCCAGGGACACGATTCCTGGCGAGGCCAGCCGGCATGAAACGCGAAGATGCCTACGCGGCCTACCGCGACCGCGCAAGTTGGATTGGCGCAACAGAACGTGCGGTCCAGGGTATTACCGGCTCGGTCTTCCGTCATGAGCCAGAGCTACGCACGCCTGCTGCCCTGGAGCCTGATCTGGCCGACATCACCCAGACCGGTGTGTCGCTCCGCATGTTCGCCGAGCAGGTCGTGCGTGAGACGCTGCTCATGGGCCGCTATGGGCTGCTCGTGGACTTTCCCCCTGCGCTCGCCACGCCTGATGGCCGCACGCTCCCTCCCCCGCCGCAGAGCCGGCCCTACTGGGTGGGCTATCAGGCCGAGGAGATCACCAACTGGCGCACGCTGCAGCGCAACGGTGATACGATCCTCTCTCTCGTGGTGCTCAAGGAATGCGTGCCCGAGGTTCAGGGCATGTGGGGCAGCGACGATTTCTTCAAGGTGCGTGATCGCGTGCAGTACCGCGTGCTGCGCCTCAACGAGGCCGGAGAATATGAGGTCAGCCTGTGGCGCGAGCCGGGCACCTCACCTGGCACCCAGGGCGGGGGCTTCGTGCCGGTCGCAGGCTGGATTCCCTTGCGCCAGGGGCAGCCGCTCGACTTCATCCCGTTCGTGTTTATGGCGCCGTTCTCGCTTGAGCCTGCTATCGAGAAGTCCTTACTGGATGCGCTGGTCAACCGCAACTTCCTCTGCTGGCGACACTCGGCGGACTATGAGCACGCCCTGCACCTCACAGCCATGCCGACCTTCTACGTCGCCGCGAATATGGAGCAGCCGCCTGAGCTCTACGTCGGCGCAAGCACAGCGCTGTTCCTGCCCGACAACCAGGCCAAGGTGGGCCTGGTGGAGTTCCACGGCCAGGGGCTTCAGCCGCATGAGACCGCCATCAAGGCCGACCTCGAAATGATGGCGATGTTTGGGGCGAGCATCCTGCAAGGGCCACCTGCGGCTCAGGAGACGGCGACGAGTGTGGCGTGGCGTATGTCGGGCAGTGATAGCCCGGTCCAGAGCCTCGTCAGTGTGGTGAGCCAGGGGATGACGTGGGCGTTGCAGGTGCATGCGTGGTGGCGCGGATTGACCGAGAGCCTTGATGACGCGAGTATCGGCATTGCGCTCAACAAAGACCTGGTGTCCACCATCATGCCACCGCAGATGCTTCAAGCGTTGATGCAGGCGCTGCTGAATGGGACTATTTCATTTGAGACATTTTATTTTAACCTCCAGCGCGGAGAGATCGCGCGCCCGCTGGTCGATGTGGAAGAAGAACAAATGCTGATAGAAGACCAGCAGGCACAACGTCCGTTAGTCACACTGCCGCCTGGACCACAGGCGCAACCACCTGGGCGCAATGGGACTAGCCGACAAGCGGCATAAGGAGTATCACGATGCCACTCCGGAAAGCTCCCAAGGGGGCCTCAAAGAAGACTCGAAATAAAATTTCGAGTGCCAACATACGCGAGATGCACAAGAGTAGCCGCTTCGCCAAAGTCAAACGGAAGTTTGGCGCCAAACGCGCCAATCGTATGGCCGTGGCCGCTGGTCTCTCGGCCATGCGGGGTGGGCGCAAGCGCCGGAAGCGGTAGCCCACTATGCCCTTGTGGAAGTGTGGAAGTGTGGAATACAGGAGGTGCCCTATGGAACCCTATGACCCCACCCTCGAAGCCCTGGTCGATGCCATGATTCAAGCCCTCGACCACGAGGCCGAGATGACCCGTGGCTACGTCGATAAGCTGCGCCAGCTCACCGTGACCATGCGGCATATCCTGGCCGACCCTGGCAGTCACGAGCCCACGCCTGAGCAGGAGCAGGTGATGCGCCAGGCCCTCGGTATGCTGGACGCGAAAGCCGGGGATGCGGAGCTGGACTATCTCGACGTGCTCAGGCGGTGTCAGGCCGCGGTCGAGAAGGAATTGTTCAAGTGGGATAGCAGCATCGTCCAACCTGCGGGCTTTAGCGGCGAGATTCAGATTCCCGTAGGCGGTGGCGAGTGGGAAACGCATAGTCCGCCGAGTGACGAAGAGGTGCTGCGCCAGGTGCCGGCACACGCGAGCCGTAGGTAGGGTGCGGTGGCTGATGTCCTGCTGCCCTGCCCCTTCTGTGGCAATGCCAACGTGAGCCTCTATGGTGGGGACGTGGGTGGCCAGTACGTGGCGGCACTCTGTCACCAGTGCTCGGCGATGGGGCCGGAAGCGGCGACCCGTGAGGAGGCGGCTCTGAAGTGGAATAGGTGCGATGGCCGAGTCGATCAATCAACAGATCGCTGATAAGCTTGCCCAGCGCCAGATACGTACCACGCGAGTGGAGGCTTCACTGCGTCAACAAGTCCTTGAGCAACTCGCTGTCTTAGAGCAAGATATCCTTCAGGCCCTCAAGGCGGCTGATCCAAGCGAGTTTGCGTTGCTCAGTCGCAGGCGACGTGAGGTTGAGCAACTTATGCAAGACATTGGTGAGATGGTTGATGCTCGCTATGAGCATATGGCTGCATTGCTCACAGCGGCGCTTCTCCGTTTAGCACAGAATGAGGTGATGACCGTGCAAGAGATCGTCAATAGTGTGAGTGACGAGCAGCCGGTCACAGCGATACCCTCAGATCGCCAGTTGCGCGCTGGAGTAACGCAATCGCTCTTTCCTTCACCCTCACGTCCTGTTGATCCAAGCGCTGTTGGCAGTGAATGGTGGACGAGAGCCGCCACGAGCTTTTCTCAACATATCCGTGATAGTCTGCTTGTCGGTGTTAGCCTGGAGGAATCCACGACGCAACTGAGTCAACGACTGCGAGGGACCCCAGACAATGCGTTTCAGGATGGCATCTTTGCGAAAGGCAGAGAGACAGCTCAACGTGTACTCACGACCCAGACGACGAACGCCCTGGGAGAAGCACGGGCCGCGGTGGGTCAAGCCAATGCCCGCAGGGTCATCCAAGTCCATACATCCATTCTTGACTCACGTACTTCACTAGTATGTTTAGGCCGTAACGGATTGAAATATGACGCAGCTACGCATGAAGGCATAGGTCATGACATGCCATATCTTTCAGGAATACCATATCATCCCTCATGAAGATCGAGTTGGACTATCGCTGTGCGCGATGGCGGGCCGATCCTCCAGGAAAGCACGTCTGCGTGGCTGCGGCGTCAGGGGCCAGCGCTGCAAGATGAGGTACTGGGGCCGACGCGCGCACGGATGTTTCGTGAGGGCAGGTTGACCTCCCCACGACAACTGATAGACGCGGCAACGGGCCGGCCACTGACACTAGAGGAGTTGGGCGCCTGATGTTCACCTATCAACTCGAAGAGGACGGCCAGGCGATTCGCTGCCTGCTCTGTCAACGTGTGTCACACAATCCACACGATATCCGCGAGCGGTATTGCGGCCAGTGCCATATGTTCCATGACGATGCGGGGCTGCTGCTCGGGATCTTTGCCAAGCGGACGCAGGATCTCGTGCACCAGATCATGGCGACCCGGTAAGGATTGCTGATGCCTCTCCCTGAGCGCTTCACGCACTGGCTCCAGGCCGATGATGACGACTTGCTCGGCTATGACGCGGCGGAGGATGACCTGATGCTCCCCGCCGTCGAGGAGCTGGCGCCCCTGGAGCGCATGCCCTGGCGTCCGTGTGACCTCGCTGGTGAGCATAACTACGTGCAGGAGGACGACTGATGAACGCGGTCACGATCTATGGCGAACTGCTGGTGCCCGCCTTCTTGCTCGCCCGCGAGGGGTCACCGCAGCAGGTCGAACGGCTTCTCGTCCAGGCTGGTCTCTTACCAGTAGGGCTGGAGATCTGTCGGTGGCGCCAAGAACACATCCGAGCGGCCTATGTGCTGGAATATACCTACGACTTGGCCTTAGAAGCCGAGGAGACCCGTCATGCTGGACCGTAGGCTCTGGGATAATCTCGAAGCCCATGGATTGACCGAAGCGCACTTGGAGTTGCTGCTGCGGGCGCTCGAACTCCAGCGCAATGGCTCGCTGGCGTGGCACTTCGTCCATGGGCAACTCAGTCAGTGTGACCTACGCATGACGTTCCCCTCGCGGCGGGCCGATCAGGTGCGGGTGTGTGAGGCAGTCCTCGATGGGGCGAGCCTGTTACGGTAGAATAGCACGATCCTTTGGTAGGCGCGGGAGTATTGAGAAGGAATGGTCTATGGTCAAAAAGAAGGCTTCAGTGGTAGCAAAACCGCCTGCAATTCCGCAGGGAAATTTTACCTGGCTCCGTGATCTCGTGGCTCTTTCCTTGAATGAGACGAGTTTTTTGCCCAAAGCGGCTGAAGCGCTTGCCTATGACTGGCTCATGACACGCAGCGATCTCACTGAGAAATTTGTGAAGCCAGCTATTCTCCATTTGATCCGACAGGAAATGAGTCGTATCATCGATAACCAAGGGCTTCGCCCTCTATCGAAATTCACGCCAGGCAGTTCCAATAGTGTGCCAGATCTCGATGAGACTACAGACGACGCTCCGCTCGATAGTCCCCTTCCCTCCTTAAGCCCAGTAGCACAAGCACGTCAAGCGGCGTATTGGGAAGCAACTCGACATGATCAGGAAACCTTGCTGGATGAGGAACTCCTCGATGGGACTCGGATAGGCGATGCGACACGCGCACAACTTCTTGCCAATGCGAATACCTCGCTGGCGCATGCGAAGACGCTGATGATGCGGCGGGCCTATTACGCGCTCATCGCCCAAGCGCTCCCGGATGATCAGAAGCGCGTGCGTGAGCATTTGGATGCGGACGAGTTATATAGACTACGAGAGCAAGCTACTGCCCAAGCACTGCGTTAGGGCGAGAGATGGGGAGTAACTGCCAGCAATTGAAACCCAAGACGCCCCTTACTGCTCCCTGTCTCTCCGAAGCGCACATCGTTCGCGCTGGCCATATAGACCCTGTTGCCCATTCCCCTTGTGCCATGCGAACGATGTTGCCATAAGGACGAAACGATGCCCATCGATTATCTAGCGAGTATTCTCGTCGAGGGGCGCGAATATTGTGCCCTCATGCGGGCGGAACTGAGCTTGCAACATCAGGTGCGGTCGCTCCTCAAAAAGCTGCATCCGCCGAGGGAGAGAGACCATAACCCCCATGATATCCACGGCCCCCGTGTCTCTCCCTCGGCATGCAGCGAGGATACCGCTATGGCGGGCGTGGAAGACCTGTCGAAGAATGATACCCTGAGTACCAATGTCTCCACGCCAGCTTCTCCTTTGAGCCAGGATGAGGACCATTGCTGCACTGATACCCATACACCACCTGTCCCCGCCTGGCTCAGACTTACCCCAAAAGGTTGGCCGAAAGGTTCATGGCACCCAGAAACCACGTTATTCCTCTCTCCCGCGGCGCAGTTCCTCTATGCTCAGTGTCTTGCCGTTGTTACCCCACGCCAGTTTCGCCGGCGCCAACTCGAGCATGCTGTGGCCCAACTGCCTATCTGGCAAGACTGGTGTGTGCATGTTCGCGGGGTCGATACCTATGGACTCGCCCGATTGCTCTGTGAGACTGGGGACCTCTGGCACTATTCCAATCCCGCAAAGGTCTGGAAACGCATGGGAGTCGGCCTCTGGAAGGGCGAGCGTCAACAGCGCAAGGCCGGTGTTACAGAAGCAGAAGCGCGTGCTATTGGGTATTCTCCCTATCGACGGGCTATTGTATATAACCTCCAAACAGGATTACTCACTCAGAATAAAGCCTGTGAGGGACATAACCACCAGCAGTGCAGTGTGCATCCTGGTCCCTATCGCCAGCTCTACCTTGCTAGAAAGGCATTGGAACAAGAAAAGGTCCCAGAGGGGCCGCGCATGCTCTGGCATCGGCGGGCGAGTCGCTATATGGCCAAGCGGTTTCTTAGGGACCTGTGGGTGGCATGGCGGGATACGATGCCTAAGCCTCTGACAGGAGTAGAGTAGGAGTAATAGAGACAAAGGGAGAAGTTACAACCACGCTGACCGTGTTACCCTCTCACTGACTGTTGTAATTTCTCCTTTCCATAATATGACGCTAGCGCTGGCCTGATGCGGTGTGTTACCCATGGTACTAGTGCCGCGCTAGCATTATCTCTCTACAAGAAGTCGTTGACAGTCATTGATCACAAATAGTCCTTGACAAATCGCATTAACTTGTAGACCCTTTACGCACAATTTGTTCTCGCCTTGGGCGAGATCCGCCTCTGACCTTCAAGCGGCAGTTTCCAGAGTGATTCTGGGGACTGCTGCTTTTTTTATGCCCACAACCCGTTGCGGGATGCTGCGGGTGGTTCCAAACCAACCTACCGGGAGGGTAGCGCGGTGCTCAAGCAAAGTTACGATGTGCAGACCGATGTGCCAGCCGCAGTCCAGGAGCACTACACCGAAAAAGACGGCAAGTGGCTTTTGCAGACTGATCCCCCCGTGGATCTGGCCCTAGAGGTCAAGAATGCCTTGAACCAAGAGCGCACTTTGCGACGGGATGTCGAAAAGAACCTCACGGATTTCAAGGTGAAATATGAAGGAATCGATCCAGACGAGTTTAGAAAGCTCCAGGACCGGGTCAAGGGCCTCGACGATGCCGACGTTTATGACAAACAGGGCATTGAAGCCCTCGTGACCCGCCGCACCGACGCCATGAAAGCCGAACACGAGCGCCAGGTGGGAAGCCTGCGCCGTGAGAATGACCAGCTCAAGACGACGGCGGGCGACTACGAGCGCCGCTGGCGCCAGGACCGCATCAAGACGGCCCTCCTCGATGCTGTGACCAAAAACGGGGTGTATGAGAAGGCCGTGGACGACGCGGTGCAGCGCGGGCTCTCTGTCTTCACCGACCTGGACGACAAGGGCAACGTCATTGCCCGCAACGGGGATGATGTGGTCTACGGCAAGGACGGGGTGAATGCCCTCACGCCCAGCGAGTGGATCACCACGCTCAAAGCCTCGGGCCAAGCGCCGCATCTGTGGCCAGCGTCCTCGGGAGGAGGAGCGCCAGCGCTGCATGGTGCCAATGGGGCTGGAATCGACTGGCAGAGTATCACCAATCCCGCCGAGCGCATGACGCGCTTCCGGGAGTGGCAAGCAACCCAACAACGCTAATCCCTCCCCTGTAACGCCGCTTGGCAGGATGCTGAGACAGTGGGCGGGTCCTATGGTTCATGGAGGAACCACACATGGCGCTCACTATTGTCGAAGCCGCCAAACTCAATAGTGGCGATGTCGTAAGAACAGCAATCGTCGAAATGTACGCCCGCAACTCGGACATCTTGCGCGTGCTGCCCTTCGAGGGCATCGCGGGCAACGCCCTCAAGTACAACCGGGAGGATGTCCTGCCCGGCGTAGGCTTTCGCGGGGTCAACGAGGGCTTCACCGAGAGCGTCGGGGTGCTCAATCCCATCACAGAATCCCTTGTCATTGCTGGGGGAGACCTCGACGTCGACCGCTTCATCACCCAGACGATGGGCGCCAATCAGCGCAGCGTGCAGGAGGGCCTCAAGGTCAAGGCCCTGGCGCACCGCTGGACGCTGGCCTTCATCAAAGGCGACAGTAGCGCTGATCCCCGGGAGTTTGACGGGCTGCAGCGGCGCATACCCCCAGGGTCGAGTCAGTTGCTGGATGCCGGGGCGACGTCAGGCGGGGATGCGCTCAGCCTCTTCAAACTGGACACGCTGATCAGCAAGGTGGATGGAGCCAATGCGCTCATCATGAATAACACGATGGCGCTGCGGCTGGCGCAGGCCGCGAGGAATACGGCGGTCGGAGGCTTTATCAGCTGGACGCCCGACCAGTTCGGCCAGCGCGTGATGCAGTACAACGGCATCAATATCCTGATCGCCAAAGAGGATAACGTCGGCAACGACATCCTCCCCTTTACCGAGGCCAATCCTGGCGGCGGCGCAGCAGCCAGTACCAGCATTTACGCAGTGCAGATGGGTGATGGTGGCCTGGTTGGAATACAAAATGGCGATTTGTCAACGCGGGATCTGGGTGAGCTTGAAGCTAAGCCTGTATTTAGAACTAGGATAGAATGGTACGCAGCAATAGCAATATTCTCTGGTAGATCAGTAGCAAGACTACGAGGCATTAAAGACGCTGCCGTAGTGGTATAGTACATTTAAATCAAAGGAGTACAATATGACTACAGCGGTTTTTGACAAGGCACTCGAATTGCTTGCTCCAGGCGCAGCCCTAGCTACGACAGGATCGAGCACGGGTGTCCTCATCTATCCGCGCCAGTTTCCGACATGCGATTGGGTTGTCTATGCCTCGGGCGTGGTGGCGACAGGCACCTACGTGCTGACGCTTCAGGTGAGTGACGTCGTGGGCGGTTCGTATACCACCATAGCCACAATAACCTGGCCACCTACGACCGCAGCGGGCCGGGTGAAAGTCCCGATCACCGGCTTCACCTCGCAGTGGTTTGATAACGACAGCAAATACATGCGTGTCACCTACACCATAGGCGGGACCACGCCAGGGATTGTGCTTGGCAGTTTTATTTCTAAAAGTTCTAACAACCCAGGTTTGGCCGTGGATGTTGGGGATATTTACACACTGGCCTAACGATATCACTCTAACATCACAGTAACACTACTATAGTGTTATGCGCGAGGAGAAGGAAGCATAACATGCCTCAAAATCCCATCATGGTCTTTGCCAAAGAGGATGGCACGCCCACCTACATGCATACCGTCGATGCTGCCGAGGCCGTGCGCCTGGGCGATTACACGGTCGCACCGCCTGACAAAGAGGTGTCACCTGAGGCCCGCGCGTCCGCCATGAGCCGCTTCAAGACCGGCCAGGCGACCACGCATCCCGAGATGCAGACGGACGAGGAGAAAGAGAAGACCCGCGAGGAAGCCAACGCCAAGGCCGAGATGCTCGCTGGCGTGCCCGAGGGTGCGCAGGTCGTGGTGATGGCGGCGCCCAAAGGGGAGACCGCTGCCTCCTCTCGAAGTGGCAGCGCCGGAGCCCGGAGTAGTGCCCCGGCCAGTCAGCCCAGTCCCCCCGCAGGTCAAACGCCCCGGAGGGAGTAGACGGCGAGGACCACGCTATGACGACTAGGGGGTGCCTATGGGCTACATGCTCACGTTCACCGATGAGACGGCCCTCTCCATTCCTGGGGCGGTGCATGGCTTAGGTACGGCGGGCATCTTCTACCAGCTCTACGATAGCGCCGTGCCCGCGCACGCGATCATGCCGGGCGGGTTCCACGTGACACCGGGCTCCTATGATGTGCTGGTGACGTTCAATGCGCCGCAGAGTGGCACGCTGTTTCTCTTGCCGGTGACGGCTGATGGCATCGATAGCACGCCTGGGGCCTCGACCGCGTCCTCCTACGTCAGTGTGACTGAAGCGACCGATCTCCTCCAGGAACGGCTCCACGTCGAGGCGTGGTACACGGCAGACCCCGAGGAGGCGGTGACACTCCCCCATCGTCGTGAGGCAGCCCTGATGCAAGCCACCCGCCTCATCGATGAGCAGGTGACGTGGTATGGTGCGCCAACCACGAGTACCCAATCGCTCGCCTGGCCCCAGACCGGGCAGGTGGATCGCTTCGGACGTCCGGTCGATGCTGTCACTGTTCCTGTGGCGATCCAGCGGGCGACGGCCTACTACGCGCTGGCGCTCCTCGAAGCAGACGAGGCGATGGCAGCAAGTGCCAACACGGGGGGCGGTGACCTCGTGATCAAGAGCAAGAAGATTGGTGATACTCAAATTACGTATCAAGATGCTGGGGCGAGTAGTACACGGGCCGTCGCAACGCCTGGGGCGATGCCAAACGAAGTCAAACTCTTGCTCAAACCTTACGGGATCGTCCCAGGCTTTGGTATGGTGCCGGTCTTGAGAACTTAGGAGCTAGCAGCCTCTTGGAGATCGAAAGAGTACTGTGCAGATTTCAATCTTTGCCTCTCCTCTCTGTAGCGGATCTTTTTGCAGGTCAGGCAATCGCGGGTACCCTTCTGGGTATAACGAATGTTGCCTTCCGTCAGGGGATGCCCTCGTTTGCAATGGGTTAAGGCGCGGAGCTGTTGTGCACGGGCCGCCTGTGCTCTACGCACATGAAGGGATGCTCTACTGCGATGGGTATTGATCGTTGGGGTAACAGGCTCAAGATGTCTTGGGTTACAGCAGGCTCTATGCGGACAGTCGCTAGCAAGATCACAAGCCTTCGTATGACAGGTATGATCCAGCATCAAAGAGTCTGGGACAGAACCATACGTAAGGATGTACGCTGCACGATGTGTTTGGATAACTGTATAGCTACGATCAGGATAGTAGTGCCATCCGCTTACTTGACCATAGCCGGTGTTACGTATATATCCAAGCCATGGCCAGCAGGCATCTGGTCCCCCAGATTGATCGACACGAGCCCAAAAACGTTCTTCAAATGTCAGCGACCTGTCTCGCCTTCGCAGAGGAAGATCAGCAAAAACATCGCCCTTGTTTTTCAACCGTTTGTAATGACCCTGACACAGGCCGCAAGTAACAGCAAGAATTGTACACGAGGGAACAGAGCAAGTAGCCATATGCTTCTCCCGTTGAAGCCCCGAGTGAGTCTCACGGCACCTTGCTCGGGTGGCAAGAGTTTCGGGCTGCAGACCCTAGCCGTGAGACTGTAAGTATAGCATATTTGGCTGAAAAGAGACACAGGATGGATGCAGTTCTAGTACAAATGCTCACGGATATCGTGCAACATAGTAGCTACAATGGGCAGGACCAGTACGGAAAACCCCAGCATAGCTCGCCAGTAGCTCGCAAAGCTCGCGTGCAGTACGAGGTGACGACGGTGATGAATCAGCAAGGCCAGGAGCGCACCTCCACAACCCTCGTGTACATGGATGGCACCTTCCCGCTCAGCGTCAGAGATAAACTCGTGCTCCCGGATGGGAGTGCGCCCGCCATTCAACTCGTCTATGCGCCGACTGATCCTGACAATCCTGGGGTCATCGACCACTATGAGTGCCGGTTGTAGGGAGATAGACCGCATGTTCTCGCTCTATACGCCGCTGTTCCTGGTCAATGTGATGGTCTTCACCGGCTTTAACCGCAAGGGCTGGCCATGGTAAGTCTCGACCTCAAAGGCGTGGCGCAGGTGACGCAGAACCTCCAGCGGCTCGTGCAGCCCAAGGCCCATGTACTCGGGGATGCGCTGCATGCTGAGGGTATGAGGATCATGCAGCAGAGTCTCCCACTGGTGCCTATAGATACGGGGCGCCTACGTAGCAGTGCCGCCGTCGATCAGCCTGTCCAGGCCGGATCAGTCGTGAGTGTGGAACTCAGCTATGGCAACGATGGTCCCCTCGGGCCGGCCCCCTATGCGGCGATTGTGCACTTCACGCCTGACCCCCCCGTCCATCATCCTATTGGTCAGGCGTACTTTCTGCAACAACCCTTTTTTCAGGCAACCGCCGGCTTCACGCAGCGCATTGCCGCCTCGATTCAGCAGGGGATACTGACGCCGTGAGCATGCAGATTACCTGGGACATTAGTGTGAGCGTCCCGCAACTCGATACCCTCAATACTTTGATGGAGATTCTCGTGGATACCACCCAGGCTATCAAGGACGAAATGGCCCGACTCAATGACGGTTTAGTCCGCCTGGCCGATACCCAGGTGCAACAAACCACGGCCTTGGCGACGGAGCTTGATCAGATTCAAGCAGAGATCGCCCAGTTTACCGAGGAGGATATTACGCAGGACCAACTGAACAATCTCCTGGCCTCGGTGACAGACGCCGCCAATAAGGCGCACGCAGCGGCAGATACGGCGGCACAACAACTGACGACGATTCAGTCTAATACCGAAGCCATTACGGGAATCGTCCCCGATGCGCCTCCGGCATAAGCGAGTCACTCGCATGGAACGTGCTGCGCGTCATGACCGCTACGGCGCGCCCTTGCCAGAACTGGCCGAGGCGAGTCGCCAGGCCCTCCACGATACGCCCGCCAATCTCACGCAGCGCCGGCATATCCAGGCGGTACTCGAGGAGACCTACCGCGTGCTGCTCCGGCGGGACATGAATGCGGACGTGACGGTGAGCTTCAAGGTCGTGCAAGGGCGGATTCAGGATGACGTGCGCGTCGGGGTCGAGCGGCAGTATCGCTGTAGTGGGGAGGAGTAACAATGCTCCTCGATGAGCTGGGAAATTATTTGCAGGGACAAGGGCTTGGCGTCCTTGGCACGGATCTCTTCCTGGGCACGCTCCCCATCGATGCACCTGGGGCTGGGGCGCAGGATGCGGTGACGGCGCTTGTCGAAACACCCGGCTTCCCCGCCCAATTCGTCCACTCGACGCTCGGGCCGGACTGGGAACAACCCGTGCTGCAGATTCTCGTCCGTGGCGCCCCCTATGATTACGCAGGAGCCCGCAGCCATGCCCAGGACGTGTTTCTCGCGCTGGGCAAGATCAGCAATCAGGCGCTGAGCGGCACGCCGTATCTGTGGTGTCAACCCATCCAGTCGGTCTTTAAGTTGCGTGATGACGACTATAGCAGGCCAATCATGACCTGTCAGTTCCGTATCGGCAAGAGTATTTAGGCATGTGCGAACAGAGTTGGCGAGCATGGCTTGCCAAGGAAATTACCTTGCTCAGGAGCAGACTCATGGGCGAACCAGCAGAACACGGGAAACCAGAAGACACACCGGGCCAGGGTGGGCGTCCTGAGACCCCACCGGGGCAGGAAGGCGAGCAACCGGGCCACCGCCCTGATGTGCCACCTGGGCATGATCCAGAGCATGTGCCTCCCGGGCAACCGCATCCCGAACATCCGATCGCGACGCCACCAGAGGAAGGCGAAGACGACGAGGACGAGGCACAGCCGAAGGAGTAGCCAATGGCCGTCCTGAGTCAAGAAGCACGGCAGCGGGTCGCCCAGCAGTTTATGCAGCAAGCCAAAGGCCCGTTGACCATACCAAAAAATAGTATCTATACCAGCGTGGGCAACCTCGACGACTGGTACAACACCAACGCGCCCAGTGCCAACCAGGCATTACCGCCCGATGCACGCGCGAGTCTCAGCCAGAGTGACAAGGCGCTTATGAGTCAGCTCATTGTCGCTGAGCGCTACATGCAGGGAGCGTAGCCTATGGCAAGCGGCTCGGTGGTGGTGATTGTCCACCAGATTATGCCGCCGGCGACGAGTTTTGCCGCGTTTGGGGTACGGGCCGGCGCCAGCTCACCTGCCGAACAGGTGCCACATTGGGCCTTTGATGCTGCAGCTGATGAGTACCTCGACTTCTATTGCACGCTCGAAGGCTATGGGGGGAATGGACTCACCTTCTCCATCAAGTCGATGGCGGCAACGGCGACGACAGGCGGGGCACTCATCGCGCTCGCTATCCGGCGTATCGCGGACGACGCAGAGGATATCGATACCGCGCAGACCTACGACTATAACGAGGTGCGGATTCCCTGTGCCAGTGCGAGCGGCGAGTATTCCTATGACACGATCACGTTCACTAATGGCGCGGATATGGACAACCTTGCGGAAGGTGAAGACTTTATTCTCCGCATGCGGCGTCGTGGGAGTGATAATACTAGTACAACTGGAGACGATATGGCAGGAGATTTCCAGTTCATAGATCTAATTGGACTAGAAAGCTAGTCGTGAGTGTCATACGCTCTGAAAGTTCATCCCCATGGCTATACGCCTGGATGCCGTCAATGACCCCTTAGTCCGCACGACGAGCTTACCGCCGATCACGACCTTTAGCATCCTGTGCTGGGCGTATCTGTCCGTCGATCGCAATAGCTACAGCGAGGTCATGACCTATGGCAATAATAGCAGTACGTTCTATCAGTACGGCACGAAAGGCGATGGGACTACCCTTGGCTCCTATAATGGTTCCGTCGAAGGGACGGGCGTGGCCTGGACAGTCGGCACCTGGAAGCATCTGGCCATGACCGTCGCAGGCACCGGCGCTGGGCAATTTCTCTGTTATCAGAATGGCGTGGTCGATACTACACTGGCTGGCAATGCCAGCGTCACGAGCGTCGGGTTGCGGCTGGGAACCAATTTTGGCACCAGCTCGGAGTGGTTTAACGGACGCATTGCCGCGGTGAAAATTTATGACGTCGCGCTGACCCAGGCGGCCATCGTCAATGAGATGCGGCAGTATCTCCCCTTCCGCACGGCCAACCTGAATATGTGGTGTCCGATGCTCGTGCATACCGATACGAAAGACTACAGTGGGGCGGGAAGGACCTGGACGAGTGATGGCGGCGCGCTGGCGACCGAAGACGGCCCGCCAATTCCCTGGGCACGGCAACCGTCCTTTGCCCGTGGAGGGGTCGGGGCCGCGCCGCCGACCGGGAAAGCCCCCCCGCCCTTTCATCGGCCCTGGCGTACCTGGAGGAGAGCTGCCTGATGAGTCGCATCTATGCAGTCACTTATAACGGCACCATTACGGCGGCTGGTGGTGATACCGACCTCCTCTCAATTCAACCTGCCGATGACAAACCCGTCAAGCTCCGGGGCTTGCTCCTCTCCCAGATCAGTGAGACCGGCGATACGCAGGAAGAGGGCTTGCGTATGACCATACGACGTATGGGGGCCACGTTTACGCCTGGCACAGGTGGCGCGGGCACCATTACGGCAGCGGCCCCCGTGCATGACTCCGCTGATATTGTCTGGGGCTTTACGGCACGCGCCAATGATACGGGCATTGCGACCACGAGCGGCACGAACCAGGTGCTCATCGAGATTGGCTGGCTTAACCGCAACTCACCGTACGAGATGTGGTTTCCAGATCCACAATTTGCCCCCAAAGTGAAGCAAGCTGAGGGGTTAGTCATTCGCCAGGAGACCACACTGGCCGATGATATGACCCTCTGCTTAACCGCATGGCTTGAGGAGGAATAGTTCTTTATGGCCCTTCAATATAGCGATAATATTCGTAACGCCCAATTGGACCAGGTCGAGTCGGTAACGGGCACGGCCCCCCTGCTCACCATTCGCACGGGCTCCCCACCTGCGAACTGTGCCGCCGCCAATCAGGGCACCGTCCTGGCAACGATTAACCTGCCCTCTGACTGGATGGCAGCGGCCTCGGGTGGCACCAAGACTATCCTCGGGGGGCCATGGACGGATGCCTCAGCCGATGCGGCTGGCACGGCAGGCCATTTCCGTATCCATAACACGGCAGGCACCGTCTGCCATCTGCAAGGGACCGTGGGGCAAGGAACCGGTGATTTGCAGGTTGATAACGTCAATTTCGCCGCAGGACAGTCTTTTAGTATTAGTACATTCACTATTACAGCAGGTAACGGCTAGGCTCCTTTGCCTCTAGGGGCCTCTCATGCCCGTCTGGATTAGTCGTCGTCCATCCCTCCGTCGTCGTCCACGCCGCGTCTTTACCGCGTCTGCGGGGATTACTGGTTCGCTGGTAGCCACTGAAGCCGCAGATACCCTGAGTGCTACGAGCACGCTTGCCCTCCAGGCGACGAGCACCCTCACCCAGGGCGGCCAGACCCTTGCCAGCACCGCTAAGACTGCCCTGCAGGCAACGGCCACCGTTCTCCAGACCGATCAGACGCTTGTCAGTACGGCCAACGTCTCGCTCCAGGCCACTTTGAGTCAGACGCAGGCCAGTCAGACACTCACGACTACGGCTGCCCTGGCGCTGCGCAGCACACTCACTGTGACCACAGCCGCCGACAGCCTCAGTACCAGCAGCACGCTCGCTCTTCAAGGGACGAGTACGCTGGCGCAGAGTCCCCAGGCTCTGACCGCGACAGCAACCCTGGCGCTGCGCAGTACCCTGACGCTCACGCAAACTGCTCAGATGCTGACGGCACTCGGTGGCACAGTCCCGATTACGGGCACGCTTGCCTTGCCCCAGGCCGATGAGACCACCACGACCACGGCCCGGCTCGCCCTCCAGGGTACTGCGACGCTGACGCCGGCGCCGCAGACGCTCACCTCTACAGGCTTCCTCCTGCTCGGGGGCACCTCCCTCTTGCCCCAAGCTGCGCAGAGCTTCAGCAGTAGCGGGGCGCTCGCGCTCCAGGCGACTGCGATCCTCCCCCAGGCGTCTCAGAGCCTGAGTGGCAACGGCCTCCTTCCGATCACGAGCACGAGTGCCCTGACTCAGGCGGGGGAAACGCTCAGTGCGACGGGGATTCGTCCGGCGCTTACCGCGATCCTCAGTCTCACCCAGGCCGATGAGACGCTGGCGAGTAGCAGTGGGCTTGCCGTCCAGGGGGCCGTCAGCCAAGCCCAGGCGGCTCAAACGCTCTTCGCGCTGGGGCAGGGGGCGGGCACGGGCCTGCTTATCGTCACGCAGGCGGCACAGACTCTGGCCTCGACCGCACGACTGGCCCTGCTTGCGACCAGCGCTACGGTCCAAGACGGCGAGAGTCTCACGGCCACAAGTACGCTCCTCACCCATGGCACCCTCCTCCAGTCGCAGGCCGCGCAGACGCTCGCTGCTATCGGCGGGTCTCCTGGCTTGACAGGCACACTGAGCCTTACACAGGCCCCCCAGACCCTCACCGCGACGAGTACGCTCGTCACGCACGGAATGCTGATCCAGACGCAGGGTGCTCAGGGACTTGCTGCGCTTGCTACGGTAGCTCTGCGCAGTAGCTTCGTCGCCTCGCAGGACGAACAGACGCTCTTTGCCTTCGGTTCTGGCCCTGGTCTGCATGGCATCGTGAGTGTGACCCAGGATGCTGATGCGGTGCTTGCTACGGGTGTCCGTCCGCTCATCACAGGCACACTCAGTCAGATCCAGGCCGAGGATAGCCTCGCCGGGACGGGCCTGCTGGTGCTCGGTGCGCTGCTGGATGCGCTGCAAGAGGCAGATATCCTCGCTGCCCTCAGTGCCGTTCCACTTCAGGCTATGATGGATGCGCTTCAGGTCGCGCATACCTTGCATGCCTTTGGCGCGAAAACGCCGATGCCGGATCACATCGGAGCCAGCGATGGCGAGCTCATCGATGCCGATATCGAAGAGGATGCGCTCGTCACGGCCCATACCTCGGGCACCCTGAGCAGTGCTACAGGCCGCAGCACGGGTTTACACCGCAACGGCCAGGGGAAGCCCTCGGGCTTGCGCAGCGGCAAGGGTCACGAGCCCGTTTTGACGTAGGAGGACGGTCATGCCGACACCACAAATGCTGAGTGAGACCTTACTCGAGGGAACCACGGGGATCTATAGCTTTGAACTGGTGGACGAGGAAGGCGAGGGGATTGATAGTAGCTTTCTCACGACATTGACCCTCACGCTCTATGATGTCGATACGCATCAGGTGGTGAATACTCGGAGCAACCAGGACATCCTCAATGCCAATAATGGCACGGTCGAGACGACGCCAGGGTCACCTGTGACGACGACCGTGACGTTTAACATTCAGCCCGAGGATACGCCTATTCTCAATCAGAACCGCCTCAAAGAAGCGCGCGTTCTCTCCTTTCGCTGGACGTGGGATAGTGGCCAGCGGATAGGCCGGCATGAGGTGCAATTCAACGTCGAGAACGTCATGATGACGCCTGCGTAATCTCTGCTTGTGTTGCGCAGAGGGGTCTGCTAGACTGTCGGCAACAATGGCACGAGGTATTAACCTCACGCTGCGGTAGTGAGATTAAGCCCGGATTCCTAGCGAGGCTAGGGGCCGGGCTTTTGTCGTTTCTGGGGGTCGTGATGGCCGATGAGGTTGCTCCAGCGCTTACTGATGAGACGCCTGCACCCCTCATCCCCGAGGTGGTCAGCGACACGCCTGCGCCGACCGAGACGCTCCTGCCCGAGAACCTGCATGTGGCCATCTGGGACACGCCGCCGAGTTATCTCTGCCTCCCATGCAACTACAAAGATCCCGACTACCCCACCCTCGTCACCCATCTCCAGACGGTCCATGGCTTGGAGCCCGTGCTGACGATCTTTGCCCGTGACATTTTGTCTGGCCAGGCGGCGACGTTTGGCCTCGCGGAGGCATTTCATATGAGCGAACCAACCTACCGCACTGAGGAGACTCAGGACGGGACCAAGTATATCTGCCTGTGGTGCGAACGGGCCGGGAGTGGGCACTGGTCCTATGACAAGGCCCTCTTTGTATCGCATCTCGAACAGAGACATGACGGCAGATTAGTGCAAGACAAACCACAAGAACAGGCCGGCGAGGGCGAGGTGACCGACACCGCCCAGCCTGACCCGAGTGCGCCCCCTCCCTCCACAGATCAGCCACCTGAAGAGGGCGGATCGGTGCCGCATGCAAGCGAGGCGCAGGGGGCCACGGAGCCGGGAGCGTAACGTATGGCCACCGCTGCGATTGCTGCCTACGGCATAGAGCTCAGGCTCAGTGATGGCGTGCCCCTGGCTCCCCTCGCTGTCACCTCTGTGTCTGCCACGCCGGGGCCGATCATGCTGATGACGGCGGGACATGGCGTCCCTGTCGGGGATGTCACCTGGGTTGATGTCGCTGGGGTTGGTGGCACCACGGCGGCGAATGGCACCTGGGTCGCTGAAGCCGCCTCGACCACGGCGCTCCTCCTACGCAATAGCGCCTGGAATGCCACATACACGTCAGGGGGCACGATCACGATCCATGGCACGTTCACGCATGTCGCGGAACTGGTGAACCTAACGCCCATTTCAGTACAGTTCAATATGGTCGATTGCAGTGCACATGACGGGTCGGGCTGGGGGTCCGCAATACCGACACAAAAGAATGGCGTAGAGATGCGTGTCGAATTGAACTCAGTCCCAGACGATCCTACGCACGATCACCTGACTGGACTCCTGCATATGGCTCTGACCAAGGAACGCCGCGACTTCCTGGTTGTGATGCCGGACCCTGGCAAGTCCACCGTCGCGTTTCGGGGTTGGGTCAGTGACCATGGAACACAGACGCCGGTTGATGGGGTATTAAGGGCTAATCCTGTATTGAGTATAGATGGTGAATTATTGATCGCCTTTGGTCCAGTTGTGGCGACGTTAGCGATGGAGGAAGAAGCGCTTCCCCAGGCAGCCTAAATTAACCATGTGAGCCGACTGGCCCGCCCTGAGAAAGTAGACCAGCCGACTCGTCAGCGCCGTCCTCCACGGAGAGACAGCGGAGAAAGTGTAGCATAAATGGCCACCCAGGCAGTAGCGGCAACAGGCACTATCGTTCGCATTGGCGGCACTCCTATTCCTGAATTGCGTAATGCTACTGATATTGGTACTACCCTTGCTATGGTAGACGTCACAAGTCACGATGGTTCTGGTTGGTCTAGTGACATTTCTACCTTGAAGCGTGGCAAGCCTATTACCCTTGAGATGAACTTCATACCTTCAAACGCGACCCACCAACTCCTCTGGACCAACTCGCTAGCGCGCATCTCCACTGCCTTTGAAGTCGTGCTCCCCACGACAGGGAACCCCACGTTTTCCTTCAATGCGTTTATCGGTGATATTGGCATCCCTGCGACCCCGGTCGATGGCGCATTGCCCTTGCGGGTCGTGATTACGCCCGACGGGGCTATTGACGTGGACTGGACGACGCCCTAGAGGAGCCTTCATCCTATGGACAGCATTGTCCCTCTCGTCCCATTGAAGCTCGACAAAGAGCGCTTCTTGCGTCTTGACATTAGCGCCCTCTGCAATGCCGAGCGTGACTTGACGGAGTTCTGGGGCAAGAAGACCAGCATCTACAGTGCCCTCTTGGAGAACCCCATCGCGCTCAATGACCTGAGCATCATCGTTTTACATGGCCTGCGCCATGCGGACCCGACGCTCTCCCTCCCCGAGGTGAAGGGCATGCTCAATCACGCTTCCGTAGCGGACGTGCTCAGTGCGGTGACCGATGCCTGGACCAAAGCCACGCAGACGGCGGAACCGACCCCAGAAGGAGATGCTGCCTCGGACCCTCAGACGGCCATCTCGACTGGGGACAGCTCTGGGCCTTCGCCCGTGTCGAGTTAGGGCTGGCAGGCGCAGAGTTCTGGCGCTTGACGTTGTACGAGCTGGACCTGCTCACGGTACGCTGGCGGCAGCAGCAAGCCCGTGAGGACCGACGCGCCGCGATGAGTGCCTGGCTCCTGGCGAATATCAACAGGGATAGTGAACATCGGCATGAACCGTTTCGTCTTGAGGAGGTGGTGGGGTGGCTCGGTCACGGCTTCCAGCGCCCCTCGGAAGCTCCTGCGAAGGCTGAGCCGGCCCCGCCTCCCGCAGAGCCGATGACGGTCGATCAGCTCAAGGTTCGCCTCGATATGATGAAGTGGCTCCATGACCAGACGCAGCAGAATGGTGGCTAAGGAGTGGGGATTGTGGCAGAGAGCAACGTTGGAACCATATCAGCATCTCTCCGCATCGATAGTACAGCCTGGACTCAAGGACTGCAGCAAGCACAGCAGCAGCTTGCGCAGTTTGGGCAGGCCATCTCGCGCACGATAACACCTGCGACGCAAGCGGCCCAGCAACAGATGACCGGCCTGGCGCAGAGTGTAGGCCAGGTGACCACGCAGATGACCCAAGCCACCCGCGCCACCTCGGGGTGGACGCAGGCCCTGTCTGTCGCCGGGGGTATTGGCATTGCCACATCACTCCAGGGGATTGTCTCCAGTCTCAAAGACTTTGCGGCAGAGTCCGTGCGGGTCGCGACGCGTCTGGAACAACTCCGCGCGTCCCTCAGTGCCATCGGTGGCAGTACGGCCATCGGCCAGCAACAGTTCCAGCAACTCTTCCAGACCGCGCAACAACTCGGCATTGCCTTTGAGCCCCTGTTGCAGGGATGGCGACGGCTCACGGCTGCCGCGGCGCAAACGAATCTCCCCCTTGCCGACCAACGTCGCCTCTTGCAAGCCGTGGCAGCGGAAGGGCGACGGGTGGGGGCAAGTAATGAGGAGTTGAGCCGCGCCTTCCTGGCGATTGGGCAGGTCGCCAGCAAGGGCACCCTCCAGATGGAGGAATTACGCCAACAGCTTGGCGAGGCACTCCCGACAGCACTCGGAGCCCTGGCGCGGGGCATGGGGCGGACCACCGAGGATCTCATCAAGCTCATTGAGACTGGGACCATCCGTTTTCCCACCTTCGCCCGGGCCTTGACCCGGGGCTTTGAAGAGATCCAGGCCACGTCACGTGGGGTCGCTGAGACCTCGCAACAAGTCTTTAACCGCCTGGGCAATGCCCTTACGGCCTTCAAGGATGCGATTGGGCAAAACGTGCTTCCTGAGTTGGTACGCCTAGCGAGGGTGGCGCAGAACATTCTCGATACGGCCACCAATATCCTGAATATCACGGGAGGACGTGGTGGGGCAGGACCCCAAGGGCCAACGCTCGGCGAACTCGGCTTTACCGCCGATCAACAGCGGGAGGCCGAGCGGCTCCAGCGCTTGATTGACCTCTATACACGCCAGGCTGGGCAGGGCACGCCAGCCATGCAGCAGCAACGGGCCGAGATGATTGCCCGTGCCCGTGAGCAACTCGAGCAACTCAATCAGAGCGTCCGCAGTACCGAAGACCAGGCAACAGCTCAGGCGAAAGTCACGGCTGAAACGAATAAGACGAATACCCAACTTGAGCTGCAAAAGGACTTCGTGACGGATATCCGCAAGCAGCTGGACGAAGTGAGCAAGGCCCAGGCGGCCTTTCGCAAGGAAGCCGCGCTTGATCCTGGGCGGCTGGGCCGGATGGGTGGCACGTCGGACGAGGCGATTACCTTCCTGCAAGAGCGACAGCGCGTCCTGGGTAAACCGCTGGAAGACCTCGTCAAAGCCGCGGCCAATCCCCCGCCAGGGGTGACGCTTCCTGCGGATCTGCGCCAACAAATCTCTGCCGTCAGTGCTGAATATGCCAAACTCGGCGGGGAGATGGAGCGCATACGCGACGTCGAACGGGAAGCCGCACGTGCCGCACGCGAAGCCGAGACGGCCCGCAAGCGCGAAGCCGCAGAAGTTGAGCGGGACTTCCGGGAGCAGCGGCAGGAACGCTGGAAGAACCTCGACATCTTCGGCATCATGCTCAGTCCCGAGCAAGAGGCTGACCTCAAAAACCAGATGCGGGAGCAGCGTGAGCGCATTCAGGAAGCCGCCAAGGGCCTCGACATCTTCGGCCTGGAACTCTCCCCCGAGCAGGAGCAGCGTCGACGGGCGGCCCTTGACTTCCAACGCCGTCTTGATGAGCAGTTACAGCGCCAGCAGGGGACCCGTGAGGAGCGGCCTGAAATCCGCCTACGCCAAGAAGCCGAACGCGCTGGGTTAACCCTCTCTGCTGAGCAAGAAGCGCAACTGCGGCGCATCACGGCCATCCGGGAAGAGCAAGAACGCCTGCATGACGTGCTGCGCATCTTTGATGATCTGGCGACGTCCGTGGGCAATGCCTGGGGCAATGCGCTCACCAGTATCGCGGACGGCACCATGCGCGTCTCGGACGCCTTCAAAGCTATGGCGAAGTCTATCCTCCAATCCATGGCACAGATCGCCTCGCAGGAAGCCTTTCGGGCACTCATTAGGATTGGTGCGGGCCTCATCACCGGCGCCTTTACGGGAACGGCAGGCAATGCCCTCGCCTTTGAGCCTGCGGGTGCGGTGGGGGCCGGCATCAATCCGGTCATGTTCCAGGGCGGCGGCATGATTACGAAGCCGACGCTCGCCATGATTGGCGAAGGCCCAAGCTACACCAAGCCTGAAGTGGTGATGAATCGGCCCCAGATGGAGGGGCTCATGGCCTCGATGGTCCGAGGCGGCTCTGGAGGTGGTGCATCAAGCGGTGGAGGCGTGACCGTGATGAACTTTCCCTCTAGGGAAGCAGCCGAGGAAGCGGCTCCAGCAGAACGTGCGCGTAATCGACAGGTTGTGCTCAATGAGGTGCTCCAAGATCTCAGACAGGGATCTGGCAGTCAGATAGGTCGCATGATGCGTCTCTCGCAACAGTAAGGATCAGTCATGGCTGATGACACGCCACCCGAAGACGTCCAGCAGGAGCCCCCAGGCCCGCCCTCCCTGCGTCAGGCCCTCACCGACGCGTTGGGCTTGCCGCAGGAGACGTTTCTGGTGGAGTTCCTGCTAGGCGAGGAGACGCCGCCCGTGGTGCGCTGTCATTACTACCCGACGCGTGAGGCGATGGAGAAGGCCGTGGTCATCTTTGCAGAGTATGAGTTGGTGGCGCGACAAAGGCGTGAGCAGCAAGGCGAGACGCCGCTGCCAGGAGAGGGGGCATAATGGCGCTCTTCCCTGGCTCGCCGCTCCCGAGTTCGGTTTCCGCACCGACCATCATTGAGCCCATGCTCGAGTTTGTATCGGACGGTTTGTACTCGGTGAGGCGTGCACTTGCCAGTCGTCCGCGTCGTCGATACACACTTGAATATCTCGGCCTGAGCACGTTTAACTACTGGATTATCCGTGACTTCATCCAGGCCAATCGTAATGGCGTGCTGCCCTTTTCTTGGGTCCACCCGACCGCCTGGGCAGTTGTCCCAGCCACGAACACCACGCCGGTGTGGCTCCAGTACCTGCACGGCATGGTCACGGGGCAGTGGGTCAACATCGGCTCCGGGCCTGCGGGGCTCCTCGGCACATGGCAGGTCACCCGCGTGGATAACAGCAACCTCATCCTCAACGGCTCCGTGGCGAGTGGCGCAGGGGTGACGGTGAGCGTGGCGGTGTATCTGCCCTATGCGATTGCCAGGTTCAACGAAAATCAGTGGGAATCGCCCGTCAAGCTTATAGGACCAGAGCAACTTGCTCTAGCGGGGCGGCGAGAAGGCTTCTTCAACGCGGCTATCCAAATAGAAGAGATATTTTAGTGCGCATCCTGAACCCGATTTTGCGCCGTGAGATCAACCAGCTGGCGTCTGATCACGTCTGGACCATGGCCCTTGAACTCACTATCGCTGGTGCCCCGGTGCCGTTCAGGGTCGTGAATTATGACCAGGATATTGTGATGAATGGCTTGTCGTTCCTCCGCTTCCCCTTTGCCGTTGACAGCTTGGAGGAAGCGACCTCTGCGTCTCTGGTCAATATTCGTGTCACACCGCAGAACGTCACGCAAGACATGTCCAGTTTGCTAGAGAACTACTGGGCGTCCGTCGCTGACCCGGACTGGAGTGTGATCATATGGGCCATTGACGCCACCAATCCGAATCTCACGGCCTTTGGCTCGGGCGAACTCTTTACCGTGTCGAGCGTGGCGACGGATCTGGTGAGCGCCGTTTTTGACATGATTGCGGAAGGCTTGACTCTTTCCGCCACAGTGCCGAAGCGTCGTTTTACCACATCCGGAGGTTTTGCCTTCATCCCCCGAAGGTAGCGATATGGCGTATGTAACCATCCCCGATCTTGCCGCACTCATTGAGCCCTTGCTGGGCTTGCCCTATAGCGAGCGGAATTGCCGGGGCCTCGTCGAGCACCTCTTCTACGAGGGTTTTGGCCTGGACCTCGGCAAGCAGTCTGGGACGGATCTGAACATCGTCTTTCAGGAAATCTGGTGGCATCGGGACCAGGTTGATCCGCTCTCCCTCGCGCACCCCTGGGATCTGGTCATCATGGATGAGCATGACCTGCTGCCCGTCGGGACGCACGTCGGGGTGGTCGTCGATAGCCAGCGTTTTGTGCATGCGAGGAATAGTGCAACAGGGGTTGCCTTGGGGCGACTCCGCACCTGGCGCCCGCGCCTCTTACAGATGGCCCGCTACAGGGAACTGATCTGATGGCGATTGCTTTGCTCCCAGAGACGACAGAGGACAGCACGCCCCCACCGCCGCGGATGGCGTGTTTGGCACTGCTCTGCTCTCCCATACGCGGGGCAGACGGCACCTGGCGCGTGCTCCGCTCTGAGGTCGAGTGCTCACAGACGCTTGCGGACGTCTTGCCTGCTCGCCTCACTATGGATCGGGTCATTGTCAACGGTGGCGTCATTCCGCCTGAGCACTATGAGAGGCATCACCTCCTCGAAGGCGATGAGATCCTGGTGATTCCCGCCTGGGGGATTCCAGCTGCAGCCGTGATTCCCATCATTGTCGGCCTGGCGCTTTCTATTGCGACCACTGCCCTCTCCTATCTCCTCTTTCCACCGCCCAAAGCCCACAACATTCAGCAGAGCCCTGAAGAACCGACCTACTCCTTTGAGGGTATTCGCACGGCAGTTGGCCCTGGGGCTCCTGTTCCTGTGATCTATGGACGTCAACGCGTTGGTGGGCAGCTCCTCAGCTCGTCCGTCGATCAGGTAGTCACGATCCTTGATGATGGCACCGCACCCCGGCGTATCCAGGCGGCGGCGGCTCCCGCGACCCTGAGCCTGCTCCTGGCCCTGGGCGAGGGGCCGGTCTCCACGATTGATCCGCTGCAGATTCAGATCAATGGCCAGCCGTATAGTAATTTTGTCGGGGTCATCCCGTACACGAACCTGGGCAGCGCCGATCAGGCCCCCCTGCCAACGTTTGGCGAAGCGGCCAATACCTTTGCCGATGGGCGCGAGATTCCCGAAGCTGTGAGCGTGATGACCTACACCACCACGGCTTCCGTCCATGCCTTTGTGCTCAACATCACCTTTGACCGGGGTCTCTACGCCTTCAATCCACGCGGGGAGAAGGTGGATAACGTCGTCCGGCTCCAGTACCGCTACCGTGTTGTGGGGCAAGTGGACTACTACGCCTGGTCCGAGTACGAGGTGGTGGCAGCCCGGACGAGCGTGGTGCGCTTTGGTATTCGCAAGGAAGGGCTGTTCTTTGGGGCCTACGACATCCAACTGCAGGTGACGTTTGTGCAGAGCGTGACCAATGCCGAGTGGGTGCCAACACTCGAGAGTGTGACGGAGATCCAGGTCAATACCCAGAGCTACCCCAACACGGCGCTCCTTGGGCTGCGCGCCCTTGCCACGGATACCCTGCAAGGCGCACTCCCGAACATCACTGTCGAGATCCTGGGCCGACTGGTCCGCGTTGGGAGCTTTGGCGCGACGCTGACCTGGAGTGATAACCCGGCCTGGTGTGTGATGGACTTCTTGACCAATACCCGCTATGGCCTGGGTATTCCTGATGGGGAGATTGACCTGGCCGGTTTCCAGGTCTGGGCGACCTACTGCGACCAGGATATCGGGGGTGAGAGGCGACATACCTTCAATTACACGCTGGACCGGGATGTGCGCGCCCAGCAAGCGCTCCTCGAAATGATGGGCGGCTCGCGGAGCATCCTCTTTAAGAGTGAGGGACTGTGGACGCCGCGTCCGACGCGCAATGAACTGCCAGAACAGCTCATCTCCTGGGCGAACTGCACCGACCTGAAGCTGACCTATACCCGGGATCAGGACCGGGTGAACGTGATCGAAGCACGGTTTGCGAACGAAGAGGAAGATTTCCAGCAGGACGTGCTCACCTGGCCCACCATCGAACACTGGCCCTCGGAGGTGCGCAAAGCAAGCATTGAAGTGCGCGGAGTGACGAAGCCCTCCAGGGTCATGCGGGCCATGCAGTTTGAACTCAATCGCCGGCGCTTTGAGAATCTCTCGTTGGAGATGACCTGCGCCCTCGACGCGATTGTCCTGCAACCCCATGACCTCTTTCGCTTCAGTCATCCCTTGCCCGGGTGGGGGACGTCGGGCCGTGTGATGGATGGCAGCACGGTCAGCCTGATCCGCCTCGATGTCCCGGTGACGTTCTCGGGTGCCCAGAGTTACATCGTCTACGTGCGGCATGAAGACGGTTCGACCGAGGTGAAACCCGTCGCCTATCCGGGTGATGTCTCGACGATGACACTGACCCTGATTACCCCGCTTGCCACGTTCCCGGTGGCGCGGAACAGCCTGTGGGCCTTTGGCTACCTGCTACCGCCAGTTGACACTGCGACCAAGATTTTCCGCGTCGTGCGCATGCAGCGTATGAGTGATACGACCGTGCGGATTCAGGCGATGGTGCACAACCCGAGTATTTACGATGAGGCCGACGCGGTACCGTTGCCAATCATCACGGACCTGTTCAATCCACTGGGGCCTCCTCCCGCGCTGACCTCCCTGGTACTGCGTGAGATCGTGCGGATTCAGACCTCTGGCCACTCGCTGCGCGTGGTCAACGTGTCCTGGGACGTGGGGCCGCTTACCCGCGGCTTTGCGCCCTACGGCGGGGCCTTGATCCTCCGACGCACCGTCATGGCTGCGGCCCTCGGCGGGAGTGGGACCGCTGGTGGTACGCTGGCCGGTGAACTCCGGAGTAGCACGGACAGCAACGACAATTTTATGCCCCTCACGCAGGTGAACGGGCATGTCCTGGACTGGGATGATTACACGGTGTCCGCCGGGGTCACGTATGTCTACCGGGTCGTGCCGATGTCGCAACGCGGCGTGCCGAACAATGTGGGGGCGCTGGAAGCCACCATCCATGTGGCAGGACCAACGACGCCGGGGTATTTCCCTGGCCGCGTGCGGAATCTGCGTCTGCGCGGAAAACAGCCGGGTGAGACGGTCTGGGAAGGCCGGGATGTCCATCTCCAGTGGGAGCCTGTGGCCGATACCGGGCTGTTCACCTCCACCTTTTTCGTGCTGGATTATGTGGTCGAGGTGTGGGCGCCGGGGCAGACCTATCTGATGCGCCATACCTCCGTGCCCACGAAAGGCCCGGAAGACACTATTGACTACACATATACGCTGGAGCAAAACATCGAAGACCAGACCCGCTCGGGGCAGCAAGGCGCACGCCGCGACCTCCAGTTTAACGTCTGGGCACGGACGAACACGGGGCTGCTCTCCGATGAACCTGCCAGTATCACGGTGGTCAACCCGCCACCGGACATGAGCAACATTATTCCCGAGTGTCAAACGATGTTTGGCGGTGCCGTCATCTCGTGGGATCAGTATTTCGAGCCCCGCGATTTTGAGCACTACGAGATTCATCTGGACACCATCACGCCGCCGATCGCTATTTACCTGGACCTGGGCTTTACGGGGCCGGGGCGCTCCATCCGCAAGATCATGCCGCAAAATCTGACCATCGGCATCACGTACTATGTCTATATCCTGCCCTATGACACCTTTGGCCCTGGCATTCCCTCGCAGATCAATAGCTTTGTGCCCGCGAGTCTCACGGGGGAAGACATCGACACGACGCCACCGGCGGTGCCCACGGGGCTTGCGCTGGCGACCGGGACGACCACCGGCACCGATGGCACAATTATCCCCTATGTCGAAGCGAGCTGGAATCCCAACATCGAAACGGACATGAGCGGGTATGAGGTGCACTTCCGGCTCGGGACGTTTCCTGTCCCCGAGACGCGCTTCATCTCGCATCCCAATACCTCAGTGCGGCTTGAGAATGTGCCTGGTGGCATCACGATCTATGCCAAAGTGCTGGCCTATGACCACTTCCAGAACAAGAGCGACTTTACCGCTGAGGTCTCGATTGGTACGGGGGTCGATGTCGTCCCACCTGGCACCGCGACTGGACTCACGGCGACCGGCAGCATCAAGAGCATCGCCCTCCTGTGGACACCGCCTGCCGATCTGGACTATAGCCATAGCCTCGTCTATGCCGCAACGACGAATAATCGTGCAACAGCTGCGGTCGTGGGCTCGGGACAGTTCAGCTTCGTGCATGACGGTCTGGGCGCCAACGACACGCGGTTTTACTGGGTCCGCACGGTTGACACCTCGAATAATCTCGGGCCGTTTCATCCCCTGGGAGAGACGGCGGGTGTCTCTGGTACGGCAGGCCAACTTGATACGACCTATATCCAGAATCTGGCCGCCGAGAAGATCCTGGCAGGCATCCTCCAGGTCTTCGTGCAGCTCTCCGTCGCTGGCAGCGTCTACCTCGATGGGGTCAATTCGCTCATCTACATCTATGATCGGCAACCCGAGCCGAAACTTCGCGCTGTCTTGGGCAAGCTCGGGCCGCTGGGGGCAGAATTTGGCCTCCAACTCCTCAATAGCCTTGGGCAAATCGTCTTTGATGCGCGTACGGGCATGAATGAGCATGGCATTGAAGACAGCGCGATCACGGCGGGCAAGATCCGAGTTGGAGCTATTAATGCCGGCCATCTGACCACGACCAGCGCCGTGATCACGGCCACGGCCCAGATGGCCAATGCCATTATTGGCGATGCCCAGGTGAGCACGATTACCGTCAACAAGGTCATCAATGGCGTGATGGCCAACCTCTGGAACATCGGCGTTGGCAACAAGTTCTTCATCGATGGCTTCAACAGCAACCTCTATGTCTACGATGCCCAATTTGAATTTCCCGATAACCGGATTCGCGTCTTGCTCGGACGTGTCGGGAGTGGCGTGCAGGATTATGGGTTGCGGATCTGGGATGCCAGCGGCACTCTCCAATGGGATTTCACGGGCGTGCGGACAGCAGGTATTACCCCCGGCAATGTCACCACGCCAACGGTGGCCGGCTACGCCATCACGAAAACCGCCACGATGGTGGCGCCAGGACAGGTTACTACCGACAACACGCTGACGTCCGGGGGAGCCATCGCTATTGGCCCGCTCGCGAGTGAGGATCGTGTCCACATCATCATGAAGGTCAATGGTCAGAATATCGGCTCAACGGCGGCGCAACTCGAAACAACCCTGCGCGAAGATGATGGCTTTGGCTCCGTGCTCGATGTCGGCTACCTGAAGGATAGCGGCCTGGGGACTGTGGTGATGCAGGGTGTCTTCATCGCACCTGTGGGCGGATTGGCGTCGAAAACGTTCGTCCTGATCTTCCGCAATGCCATCGGAACGGATCTGGTGGGGGTGTCCAATCGCAGCTTTGTTGCCACGCTGCTTCAGAGGTGAGAATGCAGCTTATCCACTATCGGCGGGAAGATGGCAGTATTGAGGCGGTCTATGAATCAGGGCTCCGGGAGATCCTGGAACTCAACCGCCGCGAGGATGACGTGATTGCCTCGGTCTTCGTCGATGATCCCGTTCTCGCTGCCCACCATGAGCGCTACCAGATTGTGGATGGCTGGGTCCAATTGAAAAGCCAGCTCCTGCTCAGCGCGGAGCCTCCCGCTCTTCCTGCTGATGGCATCTCAACGAGTACCATTACCGTGACGCCGTTTGTCCCTTGTCGGCTCGACGTCAACGGACGGCAGGTCATACTTACCCAGGATGATCCTATGCTGGTCCTGACGACGGATCAGGTGCAGCCAATCACCATCACGCTTGTGGCTATGCCAGGGTACTGGGCGCAGCCCCTCACCGTGGAGGCTGTCTAGCCATGCCCCGGCTTGACTTGCGCTTTGACCTGGCAGATCGCTTCACGCTCAACGAGCAGGTACTCTTGCGTGTGATGCAGCGCATGGTCAATCATATGCGGTTTTCAGCGTCAGGCTTTCTCAGTGACGAGGATGTGCGCGTGTTCGTCCAAGAGGTATTTCGCGATCTACAACCTCGCACCCCTGGCATGCCCAGCCAGGAAGGATCGTAGGCGTGGCATACCTCGGACACGACGGCACTGGCCCAGACTGGCCTTACGAAATTGACACGATCCAGACGTTCGTCAATGGGCCGTCACCTGCGCCGGACAGTGATACTCGCCTGGACGCTGAGCTGGTCAACGATCTGTTGCGCACCCTGCGTGTCTTCGAAGTGACGATGGGCACGCAACCCCAGGGTGGTTTTGCCTCGGTCGCAGCCCGTCTCAACTTCTATCTCCCTGACGTGGGTGTGCCGCCCAACGTGATCGGCTTCGTCAACGAGACGACGCTGATCGTCCCAGGCACGCAGCACCAGCTTGGCACACCGCAACTGGTCTGGAATCTGTGGGATGCCGGGACGCCTCGGCATACGATTGAGCCAGGAAGCTTCACCGTGCATCCGACGTCCTATGATGTGCAACTCACCTTCAACGTGCCCCAATCAGGCACGCTGGTGCTCGATGCCCCTACGGCTCGCTATGAAGCCGCTATTACGACCGTGGCCAATACCCCGTTGACCATCCCTGGCACGGCGCATAGCCTGGCGACGGCTGATCTGTTCTGGGCGTTGTACACGGATGCCACGCCGCGTGTGGCCCTCGTCCCCCAGCGCTTGACAGTGCATCCCAGCAGCTTTGATGTCCAGATCACGACGAGCACCTCGGGCACGTTTCGCCTGGTCCTCACCCCTGGCCGCACGGCCTATGCCACCAATTTTAGCGCAGTCTCGACGCCACCGTTCACCGTACTGGGGACGACCCATGACCTGCTCAGTGCCGCACTCCTCGCCCAGGTGTATGACAATGCCACGCCGCGGGAAGCGATTCCGCCTGGCAGTTTAACCGTCGATCCCGCGAGTTTTAACGTGGAGTTGGCCTTCAACGTGGCACAGAGTGGGCGCCTCCTCCTCGCGGCTGTGGCGCCTCCCCCTGGAGCACCCTTGACGCTCTCGGCGCTCGCGGTGCAACAGCAGACCCAGTGGCCGCGTACCGGTCCGATTGATCCAGTCCCCGTGCTGATGCGCACCGTGCAGGCCCTTGAGGCACGGATTATGGCCCTCGAGGAATCGCAGCTTGCGCTTTTGAGCCACCTGACTGCTCCTATGCCAGAGGAACCTTCAGCATGAGAAAAACGCTCTATCGTAGTATGGCTTTGCTCCTCCTGATGGTCTCACTCGCTTTTGGCCAGGCGCAGTTGATCAATGGCAGTCGCGTCATTGCCGGCTGGATCAATGCCGGCACGACCGCAGGCACGCAGCCGGCCTATACCCTCACGCTGAGTCCAGCCCTCCCTGGCTATGTCACTGGCACCTGCGTCCTCACGACCATCCATGCGGCCAATAGTGGTGCAAGTACGTTGAATGTCAATGGTCTTGGGGCCAAGCCGTTCAAAAAGTGGTCGAATGGCATCCTTGTCGATCTCGTCGCGAATGACTTCGCCGTCGGGCGCATGATTTCCGCCTGCTACGACGGCACCAACATGCAGGTGATGTCGCTCGGCGGGGATGCCCCCTTAGCGACGGCCCCCGATGACACGATCATCATGGGAAACGGCACGGCCTGGCAGCAGGTGGCCATTCCCAACTGCGTTGATCCTAATCATCTCAACTACACGGCGGCAACCAATACGTGGTTATGTGGGAGCGGCGGTACGGGGACCGGTGGGCACATCATCAAAGATGAAACGACAACCTTACCTGCCCAGCCCATCTTAACCTTTTTGGGTGCTGGCATTACGTGCGCCAACAATATTCCGAACACCGCGACCGAGTGTGTTGTGACCGGGACAGGAACCGGGCTCCCAGGCGCCGCAGGTACCGGCATTATCGTCCAGAACTCTATGACCCCAACGACGATCAACCGCACGCTCCAGGTTGATACCAGCCAACTCCAGATTGCCAATGCCAACGGCGTGGCGGGTGATCCGCTCATCAGTATCAAGCAAGGCGCCGTCCTCAGCAATCCAGTCATCTCCAGCGTCAATGCGCAGACCGGCACGACCTATACCATGCTAGCCTCCGATGTCTGGAAGCTGGTGACATTCTCCAATGCCTCGCCCATCGCTGTGACGCTGCCCCAGGCGACGACCGCGGGCTTCACCGCCGGCACGGTCTTTCCGGTACGCAATCTCGGGCCAAGCATCGTCATCATCACGCCGACCACCTCGACCATTGACAGCGCGGCCTCGCTCAGCCTAGCAGCCAATGATAGTGCGCTCATCTACTCCAATGGGGCGCACTATGTGACGCAGCGCATGGGGCCTCCGCTCGGATTCACGGCAGTGCCTATCACGCGCCAGGTGAACAGCCATCCGCTCTCCAGCGATGTCATCGTGACCAAAGCGGACGTGGGGTTGAGCAACGTCGATAACACCAGCGACGCCACAAAGAATAGCGCGACGGCCATCCTGGAAAATAAGCAGGTCGTCCCCCGCGTCCTCTCGCTCTCGGGTGGCACCTGCACCGTGGGTGGCACCTGTACCGGGACCGTCAGCGCACCCAATGCCGACAATGGCGACATCTACTACCACTACAACATCACCGGCGACATCACGATCCCAAACCCCACCGCCACCGGCAGCAACCCGCGGCATGGCCAGGTCATCACGTTCATGTTCTTGTGCGACACCCCGCACAGTATTGCTTGGGGCGGCAATTTTTCAGCAGAGAACAGTCTCCCACTCTTGCCGAGTTGCACCGGGGGCGGGACGTACGATCAAGTCGCCACCCGCTACAACACCAACTCCCTGAAGTGGGGCGTTATAGCTGGAACGAGAAGTGCTCGTGGCGTGGTGGCGTTCAATACCACGAGCACCAGCTATACGCTCACGTGCCCCGCCGACGCCGCCAGCCTCTGCGAATTACAGAACACTGCCGTGAGTACCGGCGCGATTACGGTAGCTGCCCCTACCGGGACGTTTTTTAATGGCCAGCAGTTAAGGTTTAGGTTTCTATGTACTAATGCGCAGTCGATCACCTGGAATGCCATCTTCGTCAATTCGCCCAATGTGACGGCTCCCGCGAATTGCCCTGCGGGCACCTCGGCTTTCACGATGGCGGGCGCCGAGTATAGCACTGTTTTATCTAAGTTCCAGATTATTGCAACAAATTGAACTATAAGGAGACTTCTCTATGAAATTTTCCTCTATCGGCCCCGCCTGGTGCTTCCTGGCGCTCCTGCTCTACGCTGCCTATGGCCAGGCGCAAGAATGTACACAGGCTGAATTGTCAGCCGAGTTCTCTACAGATCCCACCGCCCGTGGCTATGCCACCTGCACGGATGATCCGTGCTATCTGGACAAGCTGAACGAACCATGCATCGGCAATGCGAACTGCAACAAGGTGGAGAATGTCCTGACGCGCGAGCAGATTTATCAGACGATCATTGACGCTACTGAGCTTGACACGCTAGCGAACGGCACCGCGCCTGCCGATGTCAAGCACCAGAAGGAACTCGGGTGGCTGCTGAATGCGACCACCTGGAATATGGCACTCAATAGTTCGCAGAAACACTGGAAAAATCCGTTTCCAAGTTCTACGAGTCCTATTACAAACGCCGCGATAGACGCGGCAAAACTCCGGGATGCGTCGCGGTGTCAGGCCGTGTGTAGTAAGAGTGCCTGCACCCTGTCCGAGGTGTCATGTGGGTTGCGCGGCGATGATTGCCAGTAGAGGAGATCGATGCCCATGATGAGACGCCTACTTGTTTTCCTGCTCATCAGCCTGTTGCTCGCGTCCCCGACCTGGGCCGCCACTGTCACCAAGCTCCAATCCAGTACGCAGGACACCTGGCATACCGGGGGTGCAGGGCTCACCAGCGGCTCGACCGTCCTGAGTAGCGCGGTCACCGTCACGAGCGCCGGCTATCTCGGGGCCAACTGTCTCCTCAATGTCGCGTCCTTCTCGACGAATGTCACGGCAGGGACCGCGGTCGTGGCCTGGTTCATCGTCTCGCCAGATGGCGGCACGACGTACCCTGATACCGCTTCCACGCCGCAGTGGACTCCCGACATGATTTTTCCCCTGCAGGGGGGCATCAGTACGCAGCAAATCATTCCCTTTGAGATTCCGCTGGGCAAACTGCCCGTAGGGAGCTTCAAAGTGCTCATTAAAAACGATGCGACCGGCGCCACGATGAACACCGCATGGACACTCAAATGCAAACCTTTCACGCTCCAATCCAACTAATCCTGCTGGTGCTCCTCGGCTGGGTGGCCCTCGCCTCGGCCCAGAGCAATGATAAGCCCATCCTCTGGTGGCGCTTCGATGAGGTTGGCGGCAACAAAGCCTATGATGCCAGCGGCAATGGGAACACCGGCGTCTTCAGCTCGGCGACGATGACGCGGCCCAATGACCCCGTCCATCGCGGCGTCGTACAACAGCCAAGCACCTATGCGACGGTGACGGCCACGCATGTGCCCGAACTCAATCCGGGCAGCAGTAATTTTACGGTGACGCTCTGGATCAAAAATAGTCAGCCCACCATTGATTCGGTGTTCTTCGTGAAGGGGAACTATGCCGGGCCGTTTACCTCCATTTACCTCTGGACAGCCTCGGCGGGAGGCGGCGTGGACAATTATTACAATGGCTCAGCGGATATCAGCCTGGGCGCCTCGACGTCTGCCTGGAAGCATCTGGCCGTGACCCGGGCAGGGACCAGTATTACCACCTATGCCAATGGCAGTCAGGTCGCGACGGGCACGCATAGTACCTCGCTGAGCAACACCAACAACCTGACACTCGGTGGGGCGAGTGACGCGACGGCCTGGTGCGTGTGTAGTTTTAGCGATGTGCGCCTCTATTATCGCGCGATGACGGCCGCTGAGATCCGCCAGGTCTACCGCGAGGGGCTGATGCCACCTCCTGCGCCCGCATCGGTGACCGATCTTGCTGCCGCCCTCCTCCTGAGCCCTGCTGGAGGCGCCAAAGGGAGCTTTTTCCGGTTCTTCGAGCCGCAATAAAGGGAACGCTTATGCCGCTCTGCTCCATCGTCCTCGGTCTTCTCGCTCTCCTGCTCTGGCTCCAGCCGGTTGACGCGCTCAATGCCCAGTATTACTTGCATCCGGGCAGTGGCAACGATAGCTGGGCTGGTACCAGTCCCACGCTGAGTGCGCCCAACGGTCCGTGGAAGACGCTCAACAAAGCCGCTGCCAGTACGGGGCAGGGCGATGTCGTCACGATTCTGCCAGGCAGCTACACCAGCACCCAGATTATCAGCAGTGGGAGCGCGCCGAATCGCTGGTTGCGTTGGACCGAAAGCCTGGGGAAGGGCGTGGCTGGGAACCCGATCACGATCCAGGCCACGCCCGGTACCGTCACGATTGATGCCCAACTGAACGACTACCTCATCTCGTTCTGGCCCAACGGCGTGACAACCGCCTTTTATGTGGTCGTCAAGGGCCTGACTATCACCAACACGCGGGGGGGCGGCCTGGATGTCTCGGGTGATCCCACTATCAGCTCGGCGCCCAGCGCCTATTTCAGCACCCATGTGGCGTTCCTCGACAACCGCATCACCAATGTCGGCTCGCTGTGTAGCGCGCCATTTGGCACCACCTCGGCCAACCATATCATCTGGCAGCATAACTCCCTCTTCAATAGTGGCGATCCGAGCATTTATGCCGCGGGCTGTGGGGCGGATACGTCCTCGCAACACTGGGTCTACCCCGGCCATAATGTCCAGTATAGCGTGGTGGACGGCAATACGTTCGAGAGCAATTCTGGCCACGGCGTGCATTATTTCGGCAATGATAGTGCCTTTGCCCACCTCTACGACCACACGATCATTCGGCGCAACATCCTCATTAATGCGGCGGTGACTGGGATGATTACCAGTCGATCCAATTTTGACCACACGTATATCTACCACAATACGCTGTATCAGGAGGCCGACCCCTATCCTGCCGCCCCCTGGACGCCGAGCGGGCGGGCGAGCTACGGCATCGCGCAACATCTGAGTACGTCGCTGCAGCGCACAATCATCAAAAATAATATTGTCTATGGCTATGCCGATTCAGGCATGCTGTTTGCCGACGCGAATAGCAACTTTAATGGCACCTTAACGCTGGACTATAATCTGATTGACAACCTCTTTGATAGCACCAAGGCGTACAATTTCGATGGGACCGGGCGGAACTTGACGAGCTTCAAGGCCGCCTATCCGACCTATGCGCAGCACAGCCTCCAGGCCAATCCCCAGTTTACCAATCCGGCCAGTCCCACGCGGGATTTCAGCCTGGGGGCCACGTCACCCGCCAAGAATGCCGGCGATTTTCTCACCCAGGCGACGAACAGCGGGACGGGCAGCACGAGTCTCCAGGTGGCGGACGCCGGATATTTCCATGACGGCTTCGGGTTGATCGCAGGGGATACGATCCAGGTTGGCACCGGGCAGGCCCCGGTCGTGGTCACCGCCGTGAATTATAGCACCAACACTCTCACCCTCCAGAATGCGCGCACCTGGACTTCGGGGACCAACGTGTCGCTGCCCTATAGTGACACCAAGCCGGATATGGGGGCGCTGGAGAGTGCAGTGGTGGCCAGTCCAGTCACGGTGTTTGTCGATGACGATGCGGCCAATGACAGCCAGCCCTGCGCGAGTGTGGATATCACCCATCCCCGCAAGACGACGGCGGGCGGCGTAACCTGTCTCACCCCGGGCTCGACGCTGTATTTCCGGGCCGGCACCTATGATCTGCTCACGTCCGCGACGATGACGATTCCCGGCGGCAGTGACTGGGCCAGTGCCACGACATTTGCCGCCTACGGTGGCGAAGCCGTCACCCTGCGGACGACGGCCATCAACTCGTCGGTCGTACAATTAGCAGCGCCAGGGACGAATCAGTACATCGTCTTTGACCGCCTGACCCTGGATGCCCAGAGTCTCGCCAACACCTATGGGCTCCAGCTCAATGGCGTCAGCAACATTCGGTTCCAAAATGGCACCATCAAGAACGCGACGAACCCGTGCGTGTATACCCCGGGCAGCAGTGGCATTGAGATCCTGGCGAGTCGGATCTTTGGGTGTGACGATGGCGTAAACATGGGGACGACGACCAGCAGCCTCGTCGCCAACAACCTGCTCTATGGCAACAATCGGGGGGTCGCGGTGCGCTCGGGCAGTACCGGCGTCAAGGTCTACTACAACAGCGCAGGGAACAACGCGGTGCGCGGGCTGAACATTGTCACCGGCGCCGTCAATACGGAGCTGCGCGGCAACATCAGCTTCGCCAACACGAGCGACCCGAGCCAGCAGATCCTCGATGAGACGGGGGGCACCAGCGGCAATGTCGTCGCCAACAACCTGACGACGGACCCAGCCTGGCTCAACGGCCCGGCCAACGATTTCCACCTGACGAGCAGTAGCACCGGGGCACTCAATACGGGGGTAGCCCTGCCCGAGGTGATGACGGACTTCGAGGGGACGGTGCGCCCAACCGCTCCCGGGAGCAATCCGGACCTCGGAGCGCTTGAGTGTGGCGCAGCCTGTGCGGGGCCGCCGGTGCCCCCCTCAGTCTCGACGCCACTGCCAGCGCCGCCGTATATCACGCACTTTTTGGCACGGTGAGGAGGAAACGTATGGCCCTGATCCTGATTATCGTGTTGCTCATCCTCGCCCTCGGCGGGCTCCCAGGCCCGTGGTGGCCGGGGACGGTCCATTCATGGGGATATGGCCCGTCGGGCGTGATTGGCATAGTATTAATTGTCCTCATCATACTGCTTCTCATGGGCCGTATATGAGGGGATGGCTGCTCCTCGTCTGCCTGCTGTGTGGGGGGTGCCATTCTGGCACCAGTCAGACCGCATTTATGCTTGGGACAGCGGCGCTGGCTACTGAGAATATGACACCCAGGGCCTGCCTCTGGGTGGTCGGTTCCGTGGGTGGGTTTCGAGGCGCCCAAATTTTGATCGCTCATGGCGGAGCATCACTTGAAGAATGCGCCAAAGTTCATGCCCTGAGCCAATATTATTCCTCTCCACTACCTCCAACATCCCCGCCACCATGATTGACTCCAGCTTAGATGTGTCGCCACGTCAGCCTCTCCACAATATCATGGACAGTTCGTCTGCTCGTGTCATGTTTTATAGCTATGTGCGTTTTCCTCATCCCATTCGAATAATCGGCCCGTATAGCAAGAGCTTTTTCTACGGTTATAAGAGCTCTTGGGTGATCTGCCCGTTCCACCGCCCCCCCCTCAATGATCCCTTTTTATTCTCCCCGCTCCGCCTGCCTCGTATGCTCAGGCTTGTCTTTCTTCTCATGCTTCGTCTTCTTGGGCCTCCGCTCCTCGGGTGGGTCGCTAGGCGGAGGGGGCACCACCGGCGTCAACAGCAGCGCATAATCCGCATTGTCCTTCGTGCCATAGACCAGCATCATGCCGGCGTCGTTGAGGCGTACCGCGTTGTAGAGGTCCCACCCGGGCTCGGTCAGGAGGGGGCTGACATCTTGCGGCGTGGCCGGATCGGGCCACCGCAGCACCCGTTGCGCGAACATGCCATTGCCTTCACCGACGCCGATGGTGAGTGCCTCGGTGATGTCGCTCGCGGTGGTGCTCGGAAAACCTGGGAACGCATCGTAGAGCGTCAGCCCCGTGCTCATGGTCCACTGGAAGAGCCGGATGCCCTGTCCGATAATCGTGGCTTCGCCCAGCACCACATTGAGGGCCGTCAGCGCGACCGCCCGGCTATTGAGCGCTGTGGGAGGGTGAATGTCTTGCGGCACGCCGCCAATACTCACATAGGCATGCGAGGGACCCGCGGGCGTCTGGTAGCTGCCCACGACCACGCCGGACGGATTGAGCCGCGCACCATCGCCATCGCCCCCACTCGGCGTCGTGAGCAAATGCGGCACGCCACTCACCCAGAGGCATGGGGCCTGGCCGGTCGTCAGGGTACAGCGGCCGATGATGAGGTTGCCCTTCACGGCGCCCACTGTCGCCAAGAGCATCGGGGCGGTGATGTCCACCATGCCGGTCTCGACGGTCCACTGCCAGGCATGGTTGGCCCCCGTGGCGTCAAAGCCATTGCCGACCACCGTCCCCCCGTCCACATCCTGGGCCGTCGTATCAAAGCCGGGGGTGAGAGCGCCGAGCAGCTGGAAGGTGGGATAGAGGATCGCGGCCTGCACGCGCGTGCCCATCAGCACGCCGCCGACGACGGTGCCCGCTTCGTCCAGCCCCTCCACGAGCACACTGCCCTCGCCACCGGCAAAGCGCCTCGCACCGCCGGGGCCGGCGCGACCAAGATTCACGACGTCATAGGCGATCGGGACTTCAGCCTGAAGCGGCCAGGGGACGATGAGGACGAGGGCGAGGAATATCAGACTGTACCGAAAACCACGCATATGCTATGCTCCTTCTGTCTGTGGATGCTGTGCCGGGGGCCTGCTGCGAGGCCCCCTTCGTTGTTTCGAGCGCTTATTGTAGAGATTTTCGCCTTAGGGTGCGAGATATTCCCGCGCCGGATCGCCATTGGGCCTCCGACGCATCGTTTTGTGATTTCTGTACCACCCCATAGGTGCATCGCCTTCGCCCTGCCACTGCTCAGCGGCTTGACAAGCCGCGTCGATATTCGCATATCAAAAACTGTCGTGCGGCCCGAACTCATCGCCCACCCAGAGGCGTGCGTTGCCCCAGAGTTGGAGAGTCACGCCGATCCAACGGCCTGAGGGCAGGCGCCGGAGGTAGGCATGGTCATCGGGGTCGAGGGCGTTAGGCATGAAACACCTCCATTGTGCTATACTCCTTCTGTCTGTGGTACACGTACCAGCCAGTGCAGACCCTCCTGGGGCACCTGCCAGAGAGCGTCCCAGGAGGGCAGTTAAACGCTCAGAACCGCGCTGCCGTCCTCCGCAGCGCCTCAATGATCGCCACATAATTTTGCGGTTCGGGCTCGAGCCCGGTCAACTCCCTCGCCACGCGTTGTGCCTCCAACTTCGTGCCACCCCGCCACCCGTTGTCGCGGAGCAGGTCGAGAATCTGCTGCTTCAGCATGCGAATACACCGAGGACAGAAATCTTTATCCGGCTCGACGTGGACAGCGCAGTGGACACAGATCGGCGCGTCACAGGTCTTCTTGCGCCGCCCGTCCGTGCGGCCATCACAGAGCCGCATCGCCACACACGGGTCCGCCGTCCCACAGACCACACAGCGCTGCATCTTCTTCTGGCGACGTCCGCGCGAGCAGACGATGGTGTGGGCATACTTGACGGTGCCATCGGGGTTGTTGATGGGAATAGAGACGCGTTCACAGGGCATCGCGATGTCCCTCCTGTCGCAATACCGCCCGGTCGATATCCGCCATCCAGTCATAGCACTGCTCGCTGGCATAGCAGGCGGCTTTGGCCAGGGCCGCCCACTCCTCATCCGTGGCACGCCCGCCCATAAAATGGACGAGCACGCGCCGCTCGTACGTGGTGGTGGATATGGTGCCGAGGGCCTCCTGCTCAGCCTGGGTCAGGGTGTCGGTCGTGCTCATATGGTTTCTCCATGCGCGGTGAAATCTGGGGTCACGTCCCCCTCTAGGCAATGCCACAGATGTAATATCGGCGCGATATTCACATGCTTTGCCCGCGGCGGCATGACCTGTAAAGCAGTTCGATCTGCGCCAATAAACACGTCCTTGACCTGACTCATCAGATCCCAGTTGGGTAACTCGCGATTCTTGCGGGAGACACTGACATGCAGCCAGTGCTTCTCGTCACCATAGTGCGCACAGGAGACCAGCACCCGTACCGTGCCATGGCGCACATAGATGCGGTTGTAGTCCCGATCCCAGCCATAGGGTGGCGGATATTCTTCCCAGCCAGCGGGCAGAGCCTCGGGAAACCAGGCAGGTAAGGGCACAGGGGCGTGCGTCGCATCTCCCCCGACTTGATAGGTCTGTCCACGAAACGTGACGATATCAGGCATGCGTTTCCTCCAGTAACGACGTAAAAACGTTATTTAAGGCCCCTGGGAGCCAAATCTAGCCACCCTCTTAGCGTGGTATGAGTCATTTTTTCAGAGAAAGTGTCCCCTGGGGCATCCTGGGCAGCGAGAGGGGCACTTCTACGCCGCCTGTCTAACCCCACCATGAGGCAAGATTCCGCAAGCCCAAAGATTGAAATATTTGAGATGGGACACACTATTCTATATACATATTGCCACTTAGCATTTAAAGATGGTAAATATAACAATATTTTTATATACTCTCTCTATGAGACGAATGTTCAGATATAAGCTTTACCGTAGTAAGCATAATGGCAGACTCCATCGCCTAATTAATATAGGCGGAGCAATTCATAATCATGTCATTGCATTGCATAAGCGCTACTATAGGCTATATAAGAAGCATCTCTCTCACTATAAGCTTAAAGCTCATCTTGCAAAACTAAAGCGTCTGCCGAAATATGCCTGGTGGAAACAACTGCGCGCTCAAGTCATTCAGAACATTGTTGACCGGATTGACAAAGGCTATGAGCGTTTCTTTCAGAGCCTGCGCGATCGCAAAGCCGGAAAGGCCACGCAGCGAGTGGGATCCCCCACATTTCGGAAGATTGCCAAGGCTAAATCGTTCACCATGACGCAAGATGGCTGGAAGCTTCTTGGTGCCAATCGCATACAAATCCATGGCACTGTCTACAAGTTTGCCAAGTCTCGCGATATAGAAGGCACTATCAAAACGGTTACTGTCAAACGTGATGCCCTCGGAGAGTTGTATATCTACTTCTCTTGCCTTCTTGATGCACAGCCTATTGACAGAACTATGACGGGTCAAAGCGCAGGTTTTGACTTTGGGCTGACTACCTACCTCACAGGGAATGATGGCACCGAGATTCAGGCTCCCCAACCGTTCAAGCGTAGACTGAAGCAGATTGCCCAAGCCAACCGCCGCCTCTCGCGCAAAGCGAAGAACTCTCACAATCGCAAGAAAGCTCAGCAGCACCTGGCCCGTGTCCACCGTCGCGTGGTCCATGTGCGTGAAGCATTCCACTGGCATCTTGCCCGCGACCTCTGTCAGCGCTATGACCATATAGCCTTGGAGACACTGAATCTGCGGAGTATGCAAGCCTTGTGGGGTCGCAAGATCTCGGATCTGGGTTTTGCGGGGTTTGTGTGTATCCTGCATCATGTCGCCTCGAAGCTAGGAAGCGTCGTTCACCATATTGATCTCTGGTTCCCCTCGACCAAGCTTTGTTCTATCTGCGGCGTACTCAATGAGCATATCACCCTTAGAGACCGCGCCTGGACCTGCGATGCCTGTGGTACAACCCACCGCAGAGACCAGAACGCGGCCACGAATATTTACCGGGAAGGGGCATCTTCCCGTGGAGAAGAGTGCATCAGACTGCCAATGGCAGCTGCGCTTGTTGATCCCAGAATCTCCCGGCTTTAGCCGTGGGGAGTATGTCAACTCCCGTTCCCATGCCCCAGGTCGAGGGTGGCCTGGCGCGCATCGGCGTCCCGCTCCCGCTCGGCGTCCTCCTCAGCCTGCATGAGGTCGGGCTGCGTCGTATCCTCACCCGGGTGGATGCCTGGGCTGCCGGCCTCTGGCCGTTTCGTCGCGGCCTTTTGCTGAAGCTTTTCTAGGAGCATCGTCAGGGTGAAGACCGTGCGTCCCCCATATTTCTGATCCATGCGCCCCCACCAATCCTTACGCTGCTCCGGGTCCATCCCCTGTGCCGCCAGGAGTGTGTCAATCTGTGCGACCAGCGCCGCGGCGCCGGGCTCTTGTTCGCCATAGAGGACGTTGATGGTCTCGGTAAGCGCGTGCGGCTGTGTCGGCGTTGGCGGCGCAGCCAGCAAGACCTGTTGCGCACCCGCAAGGATCTGCCGTGGCGTGTACTTCGGCCACAACACTGGCACGGCAAACTTCAGTGTGCCTTTGCCTTCCCCTTTCCCAGGCCGCTTGACCATGCGCTGTTCGAGACGGAGCACGGCTTCGATAATCGTGTGCGCCTGCCCAGCCATCTGGAGCATTTCGAGCGTGCCTATGACCTCGGACGTCGCATAAAAGGCATCGTGGCATTCGAGGCGCCAAGTCCCCATCCCTGGGAGATCAGGGAGTAAGACGTTGAGCCGCAGCACCCGTGCACACGCTTTTCCTGACTTGGCCATAGATGCCCGTTCGCGGTCATTCTGAGGGCACCTGCAGGCGGTGCCCTCTAATGCCGGTTCGAGCGGACACTCGCGAATGGTTGCCCCATCACACCTCCGCTGACACCCTGAGCCGCTCCATTGCTCAAAGGATATGGAGGCCGCACTCATCGTAGGAATCAGCACATCCATGCTATTGACGGTGGTATAGAGCTCGAATTGCTGAGGACGCCCATGCTCATCTCTCGGCGCCCCCTCACTCTCCCAGGGATGCACCTCGCCGCCATAGGCCAACGCCGCGTAGTGGAGCAGTGAGCCATTGCTCGACGTTAAGCGAAACGTGTCTAATTTATGGGGATGGGTCCCTTTGCCATTGCTATTCGCCTCGCGATTTCCTATGCGAATCCTGCCGAGTTCCGTAAGTTTTTTCGGTAAGGTTCTGACCATTGCTGTCGCCATTGTCTTGGGCCTTTCTTTTGTGTTACGCTAGGAGTGCATCTCGTCTCCTAGTAGGGTTGTTACTCCTGGGCTGTGGTTGCCCCCACGCCCGGGAGTCCTCCTTCACGCGCCATCCCGCCACAGTGATGGACGGCATGACCACGCGATTCATACAAGCACGGCCGCTCTGCCCGTGCGTTCCACCCGATGACATACATCGGGATCTCCAGGTCCACCGCCAGCCGTCTCCCATCGGCGGTGTCTCCCATGAGCACCAGCTGCCCACACGCCTCACAGGGCACGTAGCAGGGGGCTGGCTCCTTCTTGTGTTTCTTTGTCGGGACGTCCGCTGTGGGCGCCAGGCCGCTACTCACCTCGCGGGGCGCACGGCTGCGCTCCGGACTGTCGGTATCAATCTGGTCGGGCTCCAGCATAAACTCAGGCATGGCTCGGCTCCTCCTGCCTTGGCATGCGCACGAGGTCACACGTCCACCGCAGCGACCAGTCTCCACTCGCTCGTGGGATACTCGCCATGATCCGCGGTGCGATTTCCTCATCCCACCACGTCAGGGGGACCCACGCTCCACGTTGGTCCGACTCCGGACCCTGGTCCCACTCCCTTCGCACATTCACGTCATAGACCATGCGGCCATACTCCACCGTCTCGGCGACTGCAACCCAATGCGTGTAGCGATACGCCGCCCTCCCCGGCCCTCCCGGCTCGATCCAGGGGCCATGCCACTGTATGACGGCCAGGCCATAGGTCGGCCACTGGCTCCCGCGCTTGATGGCCGTGTGGCCCGCTAAGCGGATCGCGGTCCACATCGTGGAGGGCGTTACCCACGGTTTGCGGTCAAACTCGGGAAACACCCGGCGTACCCTCCGCACGAGGACGCCGAGGATGGCCGCCAGGGCGCACGGCCCACAATTGGCGCCGAAATTTTTATGAGCTTCTTCAACATCAGAAGGTGCATAAAGGTCCTCATATTTAAACATCATGCGACCTCCGGAAAATTGAGTACAGCGAACTCGCCATGATATATTCTCGCAGCCGTATCGTAGGCTTGTGCGGCATCTTCTTCTGCATAAAAGCGCCCCAAATGTATTATGCGATGATTAATCTGTACACTTGCCCGCCATTTCCCAGTCTGTTTGTCCCAAGCAACTCCTTTGAACGTCGATTTGCCCACAATTACACGCCGATTACAATTATTTCCACTGGCTGTTGTTATGCGAAGATTCTGGCGTCTATTGTCCAACCCATTGCCATTTCTATGGTCCGTACGCATACCAGCAGGCGACTCCATAATGAGGCGATGCATATAGATTTGGGTTTTCTTCCGTCTAAATTTTTTTGTCCGTGCCGCATATCCAGCACTGTGGTAATGCCACTTCCACTGTGAGAGCCATTCATGGTCAATAGCATCCACTGTGGCGTAATACCCTTTGGTGAGCGGAATGAAGGCAAATAAGGTAGACTCTGGCATACTCATAGACACATGCACCTCCAATGCGTGTGATATGGGGAGAGCCCCTTCGAGTGTTTCCAGCACTTGTGGGGCTCGTTTTTTAGTTTTAAAGAATAGCATATACTGCTCTAATGTGCACTATAAATAGTTCTCAATTCGCGCCCCACGCCCGGTACGCGACCTCCACATCCTCAGGGGCATAGAGGTCATCGTAGGCCATGAGGCGTTGCTGGGGAACAGTCGTGTCGTCAGTAGTCATCATCCTCGTCCTTCTCTGCACGCTCTCGCTCGGCTTCCTGCGGCTCATAGCGGGCAGTCGCATAGGGATCGGTGTACGGGCAATACTGCTCCGCGGCTACATGCGCCATGCGCTCCTCGCCACAGTGCTGACAGGGAGTAGTCCGGTGCGAGGGTGCGTCGCTCCTGTCTCTCGGCTCCATCACGCCTCCTCTTCCCAATTGGCATGCAAATGTTCCCAGGTCATGAGGAGATGGCGGACCAACTCAAAATCAGGTGTCTTGTCTTCGCACATCTGTTGAAACACGTCGGGCCCTTGCGTCCAATCAATGGGCAACGCCAATAACCGCTGCTGCAAGGCTCGCGCCTGCACGTAGCGGTAATAGGTCGGCGCTACGATCAACCCAGACTGGTGTGTGACGCCATAGACAATTCCCATGGCGCTGTTATGCTTCTGGATCCAGAGGCCACCCTCTAGGTCACTGCCCCAGGCTACCGACTCGTGGCATTCGCCACAGGGGCATGGTACTCTCTCGTCCTCGGGACGCTGCTGAATTGGGAAACGAATCATTCTTCCTCCTTTCCTGGCCCTCGCCGGCTCGCTATCGGGTCCGTATAGGGCAGACTTCGATGCTGCATGCCCTCCTCACTCTCAGGGATAATTACCACGGTAAACCCCTCGCCGTCGTTCACGAAAAAGGGGCCAGCGGTCATGAGGACGGTGTCCTCGACTATCGCCATCAGCGCCTCCCGCAAGCGCCGCAGGTCGTCCAGCGTCCCAACAATCATGGCATCGTCATGCCACGCCTCTTGCGCATAGATATGCAGGGTCATCCTACCTCCTCTCTTGCGTCCCGCCATAGGCAGCTTGCGATCCCCTTCCCATTGCGCGCAAACAGCACTTCCTGGCGGGGGTGTTTCGCAGGCGCGCATGCAAACAGGCTCGGCTGCGCTTGCGCCTGCTCAATGCGCTGACACGCCAGGTCAAAATACTCCGGCTCTTGCTCAATCCCGATAAACGCCCTGCCTAGTTCTACGGCGGCTACGCCTGCAGTGCCAGAGCCCATAAACGGGTCAAGAATGGTATCTGGCGGCAGGGACCAACCTTGCATCACCCCTCTCGCCATCACGAGCGGCATCGGACATGGATGCCCTGGCACCGCTTCAGGCTGGATATGATCCCAGACGCTCCGACACCAGAGCGCTTTCGCCTGGGGCGAGAGTTCGGGATAGGCATAGGCGCCCGGTCGACCTCCCGGCTGCCGGGCAAACAGGCAGTGGCTGTGCTGCGTCAGCACTGCCGGGCTTCCTGGCGCGCAGATAAGTCTGCTCGCGTTCCCGCCCCAGCGCCCCCGATGCCAGATGACCGTTTCCTTGAACAAGAGCCCCGCCTCGCTCATCGCTTGGGAGATCACCGCATGGGTGTTCATGCAGACCTGCTCAGTCTGGCCCCGAGTCGCATGGGGATGTTCTGGCGAGAGGTGCATATCCTGGACCTCGACAAAGCACCAGCCCCCGGGTCGGAGAAGTTGCGCCACGGACGCCACCCAGGTCCTGGTAAACTGGAAAAACGCCTCGAGCGATGTCCAGGCCCTGCGCTCATACGCACGCCCGGCGTTAAAGGGCGGGCTGGTCAGCACCTGCCCTACGGGTTCCAGGGTCGGTAAGATCGTCAGGCAATCGCCGCGATACAGCGTGCAGGCGCCAATCTGCTCACACTCCGTACTCACTCAGCGTCTCTCCTCTCCCTGGCCTGCCCCAGACGGCGGACTTTGGTCCCGCGCTGCTTCTGGCGCACGCCCCGGCATGGCCCCACCGTGAGCGCCCCGCTGGGGTCCTTGTCCCCCCAGGCGTTCGCGATAACCTGCATGACATTGCCATAGCCCCACGTCTCGCATACGGCCAAGACGCGCTTCATCGCCTCAATCTCGCCAAAGAACCACTGACGGTTCTTCCAGTCGCTCATCCCTCCTCCTCTCCCACACGCCCCAGGCGGCGGGCTTCCTCTACCGCATCCAGGATGTCGCGGACAGCGGGGTCCACCGGCCTTGCATAGCAGTCGTCACACTGCCACACGGCGGGTAACTCCCCGACGTTGAGCCGATGGACGGCGATCCCGTCCCGCTCGGCACTCCGACCACAGTCTCTACAGATACTCAGTGCCATCACGCCTCCTCTCGCTCACCCCGCCACCGGCGGTGCGCTGCTTCCATGGCCGGTACAATCTCGGCCATCGTCAAGCCCTGTGCATAGGCCGCTGACTCATGGCCCGGAAACACGGCCCGCGCAATGGCTTCGGCAGCCTCGACTGCTGCCCGCACTTCCTCGTCGGTCATCCAGCGCTCGGGCTCACATCCCCAGGGACAGCGCAAGCGCGGGTCCTGGCTCAATGACCACAAGCGGCAGATGAGCGGACGCACCCGATAGACACTGCACGCACCTGCCTTGAGGAGCGGACAGGTGCCGTCCGGCAGGAACTTCGGCTTCAGGGGCCGCTGGCGCTGGATGCGCCGCCATTCAACCCGTGTCATGATGATGATGCCGCAACTCTCCTGGCACTGCCGCTGACAGGCCACCCGCGGCAGCGTCGCATAGAGGGCGTCCAGTTGCGTCACGGCTTCCGCGTAGGTCATCATCGCTCCTCTCCTCTCCCATTGTTACGCCTTTGCCTCATGCAGCATGACGTACCGCTGCCGGGCCATCTGCTGTCCATGCGGGAGCAGAGCCACCCCGCGCTCCCAGGCCGCGCACACCGCACAACTGCCGCCGCCCTGATGCGCCGCGGGGTCACATGGCAGGCGCGCCGTGGTCGGCGTCGGCAACGCGAGCACGAGGGCGCGCTGCTGCGGGCGCCGGGGCTGGGGGGTGCGGGGGTGGTTAGGCATCGCCATTAGTCAATCTCCCTCTGTTCAAACACGCGCTCGCGGGCTTCTTCCCACACATCCTCCCAGGCCCCAAACGGATCACACTCGCAGGTCTGCGACAGCAGCGTGACGTCCAAGTCGCGGCCACGGCCACTCACCTGACATTCCAGGGCTTCACGATCACCACACTCTGGACACTGGAGCCGGAGTTCATGCGACATAGTCGTTCTCCCCGTTCCAATGACGGCGCTCTGTCATATCACCGATGTCGTGATATCTCCCCACTCTCGGATCAAAACGCATGCGGACCATCCCCACTTTGCCAATTTCCCGAAACCGAATTTTCTGAATATGCACTTCGACGCTCTGGTCGTCGGCAGCAAGGTTACGCCAGACAGCAATACAGTTATCCGGCATGTTGCGAAAGTGCGCACTCCCCGAAACGTCATAGGGCGTTGGCACGGGATACTGGCCTTCCATCTCCCCTTTCTCGATTTTCCTGAGCTTCGTCGGATGCGCGACAAGCCACACATGGACGCCATGGTGCTGGCCAAACAGTTCGAGCTTGTTGAGGACACTTCCGACATACTCTGTCTCTGTCTGCCAGGTGGGTCGTTGATGCTCCATGCGGTTCCAGGGGTCAAGGATGAGTCCCTTGATGCCCTGGCGATAGACCTGGACTTCAGCCAATTCGAGCAGGCAGTCCAACGTCGGAGCGGTGGTCCGTGGCAAGAGAAAACTGACATGCTTGCCCAGCCAGCGCTTGCCGTGATCGAGTTCCGCCCGTGTCATCTTGGGACTTCCCTCAAACGGGATACCCAAGGAGGTTTCAATGAGGAGTGCTGCATAGCGTTGGAGCGGCAGACTTTCCAAGCTACAGATGGCAAACTGCCAATCGTGCACACTCGCCATGTTGACTGCAAGGCCACTCAGCCACTGAGTTTTGCCATGGCCTGGCACGCCAGTCACCAGGGTCAATTCCCCTGGGCGAACCGTGTAGTGACGATCCACCGTCGGCCAGCCGGTACTGAGCCCTGGGGGAATACCATACTCGTAGATGTGGTCAATCAGGCTACTGAGGTCCTCGACGGTCACGATGCCACTCACCGGCCAGGGGGCCGCCTGCTCGATACACTCCTTCAGGACGGCTGCACCATGTGAGACCAGCACCTCGTTTGCGTCTTTACACCCACTCGACCACGCGACCGTATAGCAGCGCTCTGGCCCCACGCGTCGCGCCAACTCTTGCGCCAGTTTTACGCCGGGAGCATCCGTATCCACCGCGAGGATAATCCGCTTCAGCGGCGCGAGAAGACTTTCGGCTGAGCGGAGAAACTCAAACTTCTTCTCGTACTCCTTGCTCTCGATGGCTGGTGCCCCATCGGGCACGGAGAGCACAGACGTGTACCCCGCGACCTCCAGGGCCAAGGCATCCATCTCGCCCTCGCAGATAATCACCGTGTCCCCCTGTACATCGTCCAGGCCATAGAACAGCCGTTCCGCGCCGCCGACCATGCGAAAGTGCTTGTGGCCATCGCGGTATTTGCAGTTGACCACCTCACCCTGGCGAAAGTAGGGAAACTGGATTGTGGGCACCTCTTGTTCCAACTGCGGCATATAGACCGGGCCATAGCTAATCCGTCGCCGTGCCAAGACGTTCACGGGAATGCCGCGCCCAGCAAACCATTCAATGACGCGGCTCGGGAGCGACGTTTCCCGGTACACCGGCTTGCGATAGAGGAGCGGAGTCGCCGCAGGATTGGACTGGTGCTCTTCGCCGCCCTTCAGGCTCCCAGACCAGGCGCAGTGCCAACAGTTCCACAACCCTTTGTCCAGGTTCGCGTTGAGGCACGGATACGTCTTCTTCTTGCGGTAGGGTGAACAACGCGGGCACGTTGTTTTGATTTCTCCCGTCGTCTTGCCATGGGTCTCAATACCCAGTTCGCTCCACGTCACCATCACACTGCTCCTCTCGGATGATTGCTATGGTCAGTAACGCATCACAGACAGGGCACCAGGGGCTGTCGAGTGCCGGCATGTCGGTATGGACATGCGTCGGCTCGCCTGGCGCCAGGGGGCCGGTCATAACTCCACATGCTCATGGTAGTAGCCGCCATTCCGTGGCCTCTTGGCCTCTGGTGGGAGTGCCTCCCATGCCTTGCGCATCCAGTTCCGCCACGCCATATTCCAATCACTGCGCCCGACCTTAAACTCATAGTCACGAAATTTGCCGGTTTCAAAGTCGATATTTAGGCCAGGGACTTCCCTAGCAGCCCACGTGCACAATTCGTCTGTCACGGCGAAGTTTTCTGGGACAAAACGTGCCGGTCGCCGTTTCGGTTGCACAGCGGCTTGCACACCATTCACCGCTGCTAGGGTCTGAGGGGGGACTACAGGGGGGAGATCTTTGTTTTGTTTCTTAAGAGGGTTTTTATTTGGTTCATGTGGTGAACAACTGAGTTCATGTGATGAACAACCACTGATTACTGGTTGTTCATGTGGCGAACAATCAGGGCTCATATCCAAGGTATTTGAATGATTTAGCGGTTGTTCATGTGGCGAACAATGTTGTTCATCTCGTGAACAATCATCTTTAGGTTGTTCATGTGGCGAACAACCGCGATTCTTGAATTCCTCCATGTTGTCTGGCCATATATCAACAATGCGGATTTTGACCGCCTCGTGGTATCCTTCACGTTGAGTCGCGATAGTAATCAGGCCGGCCTTGGCGAGCTCTTCTTTCGCTGCGGGGATTGTTCCTCGACCGAGTTGGGCTTCTTTGGCGATAGTAGTAGTGCTCTTGCCACATTCACCATTCTCATTAGCCACGCTCTTGAGATAGACATAGAGCCACCGCGCAGGGAGTGACAGACCGCGCCCTCGCCTCCCTTTTATAAAGGTGTGAGGGAGCATCGCAAAGTATTTCCGGGATTCCCCATCGTCAGAGGTTTCATGCTTTCGTGTAGCCATGGCCGTCTTCCTACTTAGTTAGCCTTCAATATTGAAGGGTCAAGCGTTCTGTAGTCCTGTCGTATCGCCGCAATATCTTCCTCATCGAGGCTGAACCACTCTCCCCGTTGGTGCTTGGCATCAAAGCGCCGGTGGAGTTCTTGCTCTGTCTGCACCATATCTGCCGTGGGGATAAGCAGAAGCGTCTCCAGTGGAAATGGCGCGTGGGCCGTCATAGGTGTCAATCGCTTGTAAGGGTCTTCAGTGCGACCAATTTTGTAGTAGGACTCTCCGCGAATGATGTAGACAAACCCTTTCGATGATTTTGCTGGAGGTGCTCCCTGTGTGACTTTACGTCGTATTGGCATTGGCTGGCTTGGCAGGCTTCTCTGCCTTTCTCTGGTCGCCATCGCTTCTTCAATTTCATCAAGCGTGGTAAGCCCAGAGCCACGGTCTAGCCAAAATTCACCCGCATGTCGCGCCAGGTTTTGCATTCTTGGAATCAGGGCTAGTACGCGCTCGCCAATTTCTAAAGCACTGAGTCCTTGGACCTGTGACACCCCAATTACCATCTCGTGTGGCGATACAAGCCATCTATTCCCGTCCTGATAGATCATGTCTGCAAAGGTCATCTTTCCCCCTCTATCATTATCACACGCCAAAATGTTCACTTGACAATATGGTAACATACTGGCATAATTGCTGTCAAGCATTGGCTGTGGTATTCTTTCAATCAAGAGGGGTTGACAACATGCAAACATCAGAGGTGATCCTTATGGCCGAGAAAAAAGACATTAAACAAACTGCGGTACGTGTTGAGCGTGCCGTACTCAGGAAGGCCAAGTTTTACCTGGATGAGGAAAACAAGAGCCTTCAGGAGTTCCTAGAGAGCTGCCTTGTTGGCTACGTCCAACAACGTGACCAAGAACGGGAGCGTGACGCCGTCTCCGCCTAGCCCCCGTCTCCCTGGTACGCCCGGTGGTCGGTGCGCGCCGTGTGTTCCTCACTCTGGAGGTGCTATGCCCTTGGACGGACTGTTTTCCGATTCCGGTTTCATCCGTGGCGTTGGCTATCTGTTCATGGTCGCCGCGTTCATCCGTCTCGTCTTGCTCATCGCGGAGCCTGATGCCTAATGCTGTGTCGTTACCCTGTCCCATGGAGGTGGTATGTCTTTGCCCTGGCCGCAGTTGTTCTTCGAGACCCTGGCGCTCTTTCCTGCTCCCCCGGCATCGTTGCGGCCCGCGGACTGCTGGCACTGCCTGCGGTCCCGCCCGGCCTATCGTACGATGCCGTATGGGACCGCTCAAAAAGCCGTGGCACGGTTGTGTCAGCGCCGCTTGCTCGTGCGCGTAGGCCATGGCCGGTATGCTCGCGCCCCCCTGGCGCCGTAACCCTGTTGGAGGTCTGTGATGCCTGTTGTTATTGCTGGTGCCGTCCCCGTCCAGTCCCTCAATATGCACCAGCGTGCCTGTGAGGTGTATATCGAGGCCGAGCAAGCGAAGATCCTGCCCGATACGCACCTGATTGCGCTCCTGTGCGACTCCGTGCGATTGGTGCGGGAGAACACGGCCCTGCATGCAGAGTGCTTGGCGTTGGCTGGGCGCTTGATCGAGGCCAAAATGGAGATTGAGCGGCTGCGCCACTCTTGTGCCCCGCTGGTGCGCTAACGCTGGAGGTGTGGTATGGAAAAACGTATTGGTACGTGTGGTTCCTGTGGTGGTGATGTTATGGGCCATCGTGGCGGTTGGATGGGGATCAATCCCCCGCCTCCGGATCAGTGTCGGTCCTGTGGCGCAGTGGTCCGTGGACAGTCGGATATGCTGGCGATGGGGCCAACGCCCCGCCGTCCGATCCCGCAGGGACCGTCGCGTCCTCGCACGCCCTAACCCTGGAGGTGGTCTATGTCCTTGTTGGACGTCTGCCTTGTGAGCCTCGCCGGCCTTGTCGGCGTGGCTCTGCTGACTCTGTGTGTCGGCTCGCTGCTGCTCTCGCTCCTGGCCGGTGTGCTGGGATTCAGTCTTCCACTTTGGATGCAGGCGCTGGGGGGACTGACGGCCATCGCTGTCTTCTGGGCGGGGGCCATGCAGCTCGCACAGCCCCCCGCATAATTCTGGAGGTCTCTGATGCTGACCTATCACGTGTGCTGTGCAAAGCCGCTCGCTGGGGCCGTGTGCTGCCGCACCATGGCCGAGTCGCATCGCTTGTTCTGTGGCGCCATCGAGGCCCTGCGCTGGCATCGCGGGCAACCGTGGGAGCGTGTCGGGCTTCATACGGTGGTGCGCGAGGATGTCAGCGCTGCTGCGGTGGTAGAGCCGCAACAAGGGCTGTTTCCTGACGTTCCCATGGGGCCCTAACCCTGGAGGTATGCTATGGCGCATGATGCCCTCGATGTCATCGCGGAATCCTACAAGTCGCTCGCCCTGTCGCAGCGCTTGGCATTGCGTCTGCATGGCCTGGCCTTCCTGATGCTGGGACTGGCCCTGCTGGTCTTGGGCTGGGTCGCCTACCAGCAGATCCAGGTGCAGTCCGTGCTGCGCCAGCATACGGATACGCTCACGGTCCAGACGCAGGCCCTGCAGGTGCTGCTGCAACGCGGCGCTGGACACTAGGAGGTGCACTTGGCTCGACAGAAACCTCACTATTCGCGGTACTGGTCCCTGTTCTCGCGCTATATTCGCTATGTCCGGGCTCAGGGGCGCTGTGAGTGCGAAGGGGAGTGTGGATTGCACCGGACGCATCCTGGTCCACGTCGCTGTGTTGAGGTGGATCATCAGCCTGCAGTCTGGGCCAAGGGCCGCGTGGTGCTTACCGTGGCCCATCTGTGCACATGTGAGCCGCCTTGTACCCTGATTACTCATGTCAAAGCTCTCTGTAACCGTTGCCACTTGTTGGCCGATGGCCCCTTACATCAGCGTCATGCGGCGGAAACGCGCCGCCAGCAGAAAGAAGCGGCGGGCCAACTCTCGTTTCTGCGCTAGGAGCCGCTATGCCTGACACCGATGACCATCCTGACCATCCCTCCATCCCTGATGCGCTGACGCTTGATCCAGTGACCATCGACAACGTGCTGCTGCGGCGTCTGGTGGAGGAGGTGCAGCAGGATGAGGTGCGTGGGCCACAGCTCTATGACCGCGTGCACAATCGCCACAACCGGGGCGGCCCCACGCGCCCCTGGCCCACGCCACCGCGGCCTACCCCACCGCGGCCTACCCCACCGCGGCCTACCCCACCGCGGCCCGCGCCTGAGAAGCCGCCGGAGGAGCCAGTGCTGGAGCCGTGAGGACTGTCGCCCGGCATACCGCACACGGCACCTGTGCTACCCAGTACCCACACTGACACCGCTGCAGCCGTGGCGCCGGCCGTTCGAGGATCTGGCGGTGGAAGGCATGTTTGAGACGGCCACTAATCGTGGACCGGGCGTTGGTGGGTTGGGGCATGGCTATGCCTCCTCTCCTATGACCCACTGGCTCTGATCCTCGTAGGGATCTTCCCATTCACTCGGCTCTGCGCCAAAGCACACGCCATGGTAGCGATATTGATCATCCGCATTGGTTACGAAGGCCCGTATGGCTATCGTGCCTTCATGAATCGTCTGGTGACACCGGCTACACAAGCACCCCGGTCCCTCTTCGATATGCGTTGGCCATCGTGTATCCGTAGCGGCGACGGTCAGCGGCGGAATGTCTGGTACTTCGGGATGGCGATGCCGCACGTGTTGATGTTCCCCGCGCAGATCCTCAAAGGGAATACGGCCTTCCGTCGCGGGGTAGCCACGACAGGCCCACTTGAGGTGCAGCTCAATGTTGGGCGCATCGCTGTGCTCATAGGCGCCTGCGCATGGCTTACAGAGCACGGCTATCGCGCCATTGGCCGAAATGCCACACACCGCACACCCCCACCCATGATCAGCGACAGGACTGCGCGCCGTGAGGAAGACAATGACCACGGCATTGTTGCCTTCACAGAGGCAACACATGCCAAACGACGTTTGAGCTGCAATATTCTTTACAGATGGCATGCTTACAGCTCCTCGTGCATCATCTGGATCGCGCACGTCATACAGACGATCAGCGGGTTGGCAAAGCGGCGCCCGGCAGCTGCTGTCTCCGGCGCTATCCAGACCTGGGCCAGACATTTCCCGCAGGTCTCGCGCTTGGACGGTACGGCCGGCGCCCCATCGGTCACCCGCATGCAGACGACCGGCTGTACCTCTTGGGCGGCGTTGAGGTCGTCATAGGACGCAAAGCGTTCGACCTCCAGGTCGGCGTTGAGCTGGACCAGGTCCAGGGCATGGCGTTGGTGCTGGGGCATGGTGTTCCTCCTAGCGCGCGACATGGCGCCGCGTACGCCGCTTCGGCAGCCGCTGCGGTTGTTCCTCCATGGTGGGCCCACCCCATGTCTCGACGACTTGGGTCGCGAGATCGTCCCATGCCTGCTGCATGGAGGCCGGGAGCACGTCCCAGGGCGCGAGCAGCGCTGCCGGGCGTACCCGCAACTGGTACATCTCATAGGCGATATGGCCGAGGGATTTGCCCTGGCGCACGTACCGAGGGGTGAAGACGGTCGTATGCTCGATCATGCGGATTGCCTCGCGTTTCTCTCAATCGCCAGGATGGCGGTGACGAGCTTGTCATGGCCTGTCTCCTTGAGAAAGCCCATCACCGCGCCCAAGGCAAAGAGCAAGGTGAACTGGTCGCATGGCCCGTCGGCCAGATCGTGGAGCGTGGTCAGCAGTTCGGCTTCGGTCATGGTGCTCCCTCACGCTGTGCGGGTTCGGGGTATCGCGGTGCCGTATAGGATTCCAGGGTCAAGAGTCCTCCATGTTCCAGGACAATGCGCTCATGTCCATCGACATGCAGGAGCGTGGCGACGCCATTCTCGTCATATTCCACGACGAAGCATGCTATCTCACGCATGGCGCTGCATTTGCCTGCGCCTGGCTAACCCGCCTTGCGAGGTCCAGCATGGCGGCGGCGATCTCGCTATAGCCCTCGTGCTCGAGCCAGCCGAGCAGCGTGCCGACCGCGAATCCAAAGGTATTCTGGTCGCACGGACCCTCGGCTAGTGCGTAGAGCGTGGCGAGGAGTTCGTCTTTGGTCATGGGGTTCTCTCTTCTCTCTGGGTCAGCGCGAGTACCCGCCCACAGCATCCTGCCCGTAAGGGGTTGAACACAATGGGGTGAAACGCGCCGTTGCAACACGCAATCTGGGGGCCACTCCCTGCCTGCTTCCCCTGTTGCAGTTCCTGATAGCGTCGGCGGTACTCCAGCGTATTCGCACGCACGCCGGGGAAGAGTGGCGCGGGCCGTGGCTTGGGCGTGTAGCAGTGCGAACAGCAGACGTAGGGTGGCTGGTCGCAGAGACCACCACAGTGGCCACATACGCCCTGGTCTCGCCAGGTGCGATACTGCGCGTGCGTCGGCATGACTGTCCTCCTGCGTGCTAGCGTTGCCCCATCTGCCGCACGCCTTGCCGCGGTGGGGCCGTGATGTCCGCCTCGGCGACCGCCTCGGGATAGCGGTCGCCGGTCCATTCGTGGACGAGATCATAGGTGATATGGGGCGTAGCATCCGGGTGATAATGCCGCTGCACTACGCGCCAGCGATCCGGGTTCCCGCGCACGCCGACTGACTCATCGAGTTCATAGCGAAAGAGGACGCGGTGGCGTTTAGCGCCCATGAAGGTTGTCCTCATGGAAGACATGGCAATTGCCACAATAGCGCTGTCGCACATCTTCGAGGTGCCAACTGGCACGACCGCACGTCATGCAGAGAATGCCCTGCGCCCCATTTGGCCGTGTAATGATGAGGTAGCGATCCTCCGTGGAATGCACAATCCAGTCCGCACGTAAACCTATGATCGGCGCCACCATTCCCTCCTACAGTGCCGGCCATGCTTCGCCTTTGACCGCCGCCTCTAGCCACCGCGTCGCCCACGCCAGCGCTGGTCCCGGCCACTCCACCGCCACTGGCCCGGTCGTGACGACCTGCCGCGGCGTCAGCACCCAGAGGAGCCACTGGCCCGGCTTCCGGGCTGAGCCGATCTGGTAGACGAGGGCGTCCTGATAGGCACCGCTGCCTAGCAGCCCGAGGAGCCGCTGCCAGAACCACCAGGCCGCGTCACTGGCCCCCCAGGCAGGCCCATGTAACGCCAGCGCCGCCGTCCAGAGGGTGCCAAGACGCGAGGGAATCTCTAAGACCTGCGACGGCAGGCTGAATTGGTAGACCTCGGGACGGGGGAGGGTTGAGGTGTCGTGCATCGGGCTTACCTCCGTCTTATATCGCGCAGAGCGAGGCTCTCATAGTTGACGGCTACTAGCTTCCACTGCAGTTTGACCTCGTCATAGCGCAAGGTGTAGGTGACATCGGGAATGAGGCCATCACTGGCGGGCTCGCAGATCGTCGTAGGAAACCGCGCCATAAAGGCCCCATTGCCGTCGAGATACTTCTCCGCAAAGGTGACATGGAGTGGTGGACGGGCGGGATCGCAGCTGATCTCGATGCGGAGTTCCTGGCCCAGGTAGGGCGAGCCCTTGGGGTCCTCAAAGCGCGTATCCTGCTGCAGCCCACGAATGATGATCATGTCCCAGTCGTCGATGTTGGGTGTGATGCTCGCCACGTTGTTTTTGAGGAGCACCGTGCCATGGTCGGCGGTGCTGCTGGCCTTGGCGGTCTTGAGCACGAGGGGGTCTTGTGCCTTGCAGCTACCACTGGTGGCTAGGAGACCGCAGAGGGCGAGGAGCAAGAGAGGTCGTCGCATGAGTTCTCCTAATTTCGTGGACCGGCCCAGCGCCGGGTGATTTCGAGGGGCATCCGCACACTGCGCCACTTGTGCCACCGTAGCAGCCGCAAGGTCGTCTGTGCCTCGTCGCGGGACTGTCCAGGCATGAGATGGAACTGTCCGCGTGAGAGGAGCACAGGTGCACATTCCGCAAGGCGTTGGTCTGCGGTAGGCCGGGTCACCAGCATGGCTTAACTCGCTTCCTGCGTACTCGCCCGTTGCCGCTCGGCTTCCTGCTGCAGCAGACGTACGGCCTCATCCAGGGTTGCTAGCGCCCGTTGTAGTAGGAGCAGTTTGAGAGTTGGAGCCAACTCATAGGGCTGATGTGCAGGGGGTGCATAGGGGCACGGATCGACGTGCATCATGGTTCGCCTCGCTTTCGGGTCAGTCGTTCTACAATTGCAGCCCACTGGTTTGGACGCCATATACCCGCCTCGACCTTCCCCGTGTGCTGCAAGAGTTGGAGCCATTGCTCTTGCTCAACCGTGGTCTTACGGCGGTTATCTTTGAGCTCATATATCAGCACTTCGTCGCCATTGGTGAGCACCACATCGGGAAAGCCTAGCTCACTTTTGCGGCTGTCCCGCGTGTGGTAGCACTTCCAGCCGGTCATCTTGGCCAGCCGCCGTACTTTGGCGAGTAGTTCCTCTTCAGTTGTGCTATCAGGCAAGCACGGTGTCTTTGGCAAATCGACATACGCGATAAACGGCTCCTCGGGCGCTGTGCGTACGGCAGTGAGGGCCACGCTAGGACGAGCCGCGAGATTGAGCCTGCCGTTGTGCCGCATACCTCCCGGTGCGAAGTCCTGATCCGTCAGGGTCCGTGTCCACTCCCAGCCACCTCGGCTCATGCCACCTCCTGCGTCAGGAGGCGCGCATCACGCAGGCCCAGCACGCGGGCGAGCTTGCCGAGCGTGCCCGACTGCGCGCGGTGCTTGCCGATGATGAGATGCCAGACCGTTTCAGGGCGTAACCCCGCCTGGCGCGCAACGTCTTGCACGCTGAAACCGCTCGCCTTGATGAGGGGCAAGAGCCGGGGGACGGGAAAGCCGGTGTTCATGAAAGTACCTTTCTTGTGGGGATGCGGGTCACATTGTAAGCGTGCATCAGCCATGCTCCTTCTTGGCACCATTTTTCGATACCTGCGAGGGGAACCCGACGGGGCGATGAATGCTCGCATAGACTTCGCACTCTCGCAGAAATGCAGCAGAACAGAAGACCATCGGGTCCACGCCGAGATAGGCCGCGATCAGCACCATTTCGATGCGTCCCAGATCACGCTTGCCGAGTTCGACGCGTCGGAGCGTGCGCACGGACATGCGCAGATACCCGGCCATCGTCTCGCGGCTCACGCCATACTCGCGGAGAAGTTTTTCGAGGAACGGACCAAGAGCAGGATCGGAAACTTCCACTGTGGGAGCAACCATAGCGCCTTCCTATATCCAGCGGACACATGAGCTATAGGAATGTCCTTGTGGGATCACAAATTGGTTTCTTTGCTCCTTTTTGTAGCCTATTATGAGGGCAAAGTAAAGAGGAATGCAATATCTTTATTGCCCCCTTGTTGTTTAATGGCACAAGTGCTATCCTTCCCGCGTGTTTGACAAAATTGGACGCATATTTGTCCATTTCTCAGGGGGGGGTAGCGAGTCTTTTATGCCACACATGAAGCAGCAGGCCCTTGCGCGTGCCTTTGCGCACCGCCTCAAAACGCTGCGGCAGGCCCGGCAGATGAGCACTCATGCCCTGGCGGTGCGGGCCGGCATGAAGCGACGCCAAGACATTGAGCAACTCGAAAGTGGTGAGCATTGCCCCAACCTCTATACCGCTCTCATGCTCGCCATGGCTCTGGGCGTGCCGCTGAGCGCCCTCGTCCCACGAACGTATCTCGTCCCCGCTGGTCAGGCAGACGTGCCTCGGGTGATGACGTCCGTGCTGGCCCATTCCTCCGTAGACTGCGGACTCTGCGGGGAAGATGCACTGGATGAGGGCCTCTCCCCCAGCTTCTTGGACTATGGCTGCTGACGGGCGTTCGGTTCCTGCCCCTGCCCACACTGATGACAGAGCTGGTACTGCACACATCCCCCTTCCCGTACGCAATAAAATCGGTACTCTGTAATCGCGAACGCCCGTAGAATCGTCTGTCCAGGCAGGCGCTTCCCACTGAGCGTCTCGCTCAGGATGCTGTGGGAGCACCCCACCTCGGCGGCGACTTCGCGATGCGAGCGGGTGCCGATGAGGCGACGGAGGTAGGTACGAACTTGGTCGAGGGTCATAGACTCCTTTCGTGAGAGAGTGAGTAAGATCGCTTCTTCTCTATCAACGTGCGCACACAGTATTATACATCTTTGCCTTGACATGCGGAAGCGGAAAGTGTAACCTTACTGAGAAAGGAGGTGCGATGGCCGAATCCATCGGATCACGTATCCGAGCGGCCCGACTCAAGTACGGCATGAGTCAGGCAGAGCTGGCTCGCCGGATCGGCATTTCGCCCAACTCGCTGAATGAAATTGAACATGGCCGTAGCGAACCGCTGGCCATGCGCGTTGAGGCGATTGCCAGGGTGTTACAGGTGAGTACGGATGTCTTGCATGGCTTGAAGAAAGCTGAAGACGAGGACCAAGATCATCGAAGGGTCCCCCACACGCGAGCGCTCTGGAAAAGTATCCGCGTGTGAGGGTAAGGATAGGCCACAAAGGGACTAGCCATGTCAAGTATTATACTACGATACGCCTATACCCCTGCAAGACCCACATCTATTTTTTGTTCCCGTATTTCTCGCTATTGGTGTCCGATCGCAATCATCATGGGCTTGTGCACCAGCCTCATCGTGCGTCTCATGGTGGGGTAGGCGGTGATGGCGTTCTTCTGTCATGCGCTCTCGCGTGGGAGCGTCCTGTCCGGGCAGGTTTCCCGGTTGTCTATGTGTCGGTGTAAAGGAGTGTCTATGGAGAAAGTATGGGCCGCAGCGTTGGTCGCTGCGATAGTGCTGGCAACCTTCGCCATGGTGCCGGCGGCTCTGGCCAATCAGATCCAGGATGGCACGGTGGTGGATTTGAAGGGGGCCAATGATCTTGGCAAAACCTTCGACTTTTATATCCGCAACTATGGCGTGCAAATCCTGGGTTCGGTGGTCGCGATTGGTGGCGCAACTCAACTAGGTTCGCGTCCAGGGGTTGCAACGGGAGGCATTGGTGGCGGCGTCGTCATGATGTTTATCCCGTCGATTATTGGCTCAGGCACCACCCAGGCCCAGGCGTTTGCGGGACGTCTCCTGGGGTGGTCGCCCCAGATGCTGATCCAGAGTGGTCAACTCATCATGGAAGCCTCGCTGATGACGATTGCGGCGAGGGTGTATCAACTCCGGCATAGAAGGAGCCTTGCGTAAGATGTGGACCCCCTGTTCCCCGATCCTGGACGAGCCCGTCATGGTGGTGTTCTGGGAGTTTCGCGACTTCCAGATCATCCTCATGTCCCCGTTTCTGCTCTACTGGCTCGTTGGCCCCTTTCTCGGCTTTGGCGGGGCCCTGGCCTTTGCCGGCATCACGTACTGGTTCAAGCGGGGCAAACCATCAGGAGCGCTGCAACACCTGTTGCACGCGTGGGAGTTCTGGATACGGCCAGGGGGTCTGCTTCCGGGGGTCCTCTCCCCTTATCCGCAGAGGTATAGCCAATGGTGAAAGCGTGTATTCTTCTGCTAGCGATGCTCTGTGCCGCATGGGCGTTCAGCGTCCTCCTAGATGAGGGGCAACGATGACTGATACGGTTTTATTTTTGATCGGTTCTCTCGTTGGCGCTGTCCTTGGCGTGGTGGGGTTCTATCTAGGGATATGGTCTGAGAGGCATGCCTCGCTGAGGGACACCGATGATTAATACGCCTGACAGCCTCACGACGGTTGCGACACGCCAAAGCGTCAACATCTATCTGGTGTTCGCGGTCGCCATGCTCAGTGCTGGGGCGTTCCTGGCGATCTGTGGCCTGCTCTATGTCGCTCTCTGGCACCCGACGTATTTTGTGGCGTCGGGCACGCATGGGCCGGTACGGGCGAATGAACCCAGTGATGCCTTTCTCTTCGAGTTCGCCGAGCGCTGCGTCCACGACCGCTATACCTGGAGCTATCTGGATATTGAGCGGGCGCAAAAGAAGTTCCTGGCGTGTCTGCATCCTGCCATTCGTACGGACTATGAACGTAAAGTGCTCAAAGACGAGCAGAAACAAGCCCGCGAGTGGGAGGCGACGAGTGGCATTGTCCATCTCCAGACGTGGGAAGTGGAGCGCGACGGCCTGAACCGTCATCTCAAAGTACGGGTGATTCGGCATCGCTGGTACAAAGGTACGCCCGATGCCGACGACATGACCGTGGACATGATTCTCGTCCCGCTCCTGGAGGGGGGCTGGCCAATTGACGTGGCCGTCTGGGGCTGGGCTGATGATAAGCCCCTCAAATTGACGGGGCAAAAGAAATGAGGAGTCGTGTGCGTTCTCGCGTTGCTCTCAGTGTGCTATTAGTGCTCTTGCAGGTGCTCCCCGTGGCGGCGAAGCGCACGATTGCGCTGGAGGAACCCATCAAGATCCGTCTGGAGATTGAGCAAATTACGGGCGTGATCTTTCCGGAACCGATCTCCTCGGCGACCCGCATCCTCCCCAAAGAACGCATGGAGGTCGGCGAGCGCGGCGCGTTGTTGTTCCTCGCGCCGTATGATCCGACTATCCCCAAGGGTCGCATGTTTGTCGTGGGCCAGCAAACGGGCACCGTGTATCCCGTCTATTATGAGCTGGTGGCGACGAAAGGGGATGATGAAGTCTACATCTCACGCGCCACACCCACCGCCAAAAAGACTGATGCGACGCCGGAAACCCTGATGCGTGCGCTCCTTGCTGCCCCTCATGCGCCACTAGCGCTGCCGGGGGTGAAGGCGCATGACAATCCGACGCCCTTCCTACCGGTTCCTCCCGCTGAGGATCTGCGCGTCATCCTGCGTTCCAGCCGTCTGGAGAGCGTGGGTGGGATGTATGCCTTGCGCGTTCAGCTGGAGAATGGGCTGGACATGCCCCTCATGCTTGATTACCGCGTTGGGCAGGTGAGCACGGCAGCGGGGACGTCTACCGTGGTCCTGGACCGCTGGGTGTGGCCACCCAAGTATGACCTGGCGCTCTTGGTGCTCGATCAGGACATCCTGCCGGCCCACGGCACCACGACGCTCTACGTGATTTATAAGGAACGACAATAATGCGGCTACGGTTGCCGGTCGGGCTCTCGACGAATCTCCCGGCCTTTCTGCGGAAATACCTCGGGGCCGCTATCGGCCTCGGGGCCATGCTCATGTTGGTCCTCCTGAAATTTGTCTTTCCCTCAACGCCTGTCACGCCCGTGCAGCAGTCGCTCAAGATCAAGGAACCGCAGCAGATACGCTCGCAGCTCAAGGACGAACAGCCATTGCAAGCTCTGGTGGAAAACCAGCGCCGGCTTGCAGCAGACCAGGCCGACGTGCTCAAGAATGTTCAGCAGGAAGTACAGGCATTACGAGCTGAATCAAAAGAGGCCCGGCAAGAGCTGAAAAACTACAAGGAGCAGTCGGCTGAGAAGGAAGCCCGACTCCGCGACCAGTTCAACAAGGAAGTGGCTGCAGCCCGCAAGCGGGCCAGTGAGAACGCGTCGAAAACTGCCGCAGCAACCCAGACCGTCAAGGTAGATCCGGCACGGACGGCACCCTCGCTTCTTACTCCGAGCACTCCGTTTGCTCCAAATGGTCGCTTTAAACTTGAAACGCTGGACGCGAAACCTTTAACGACTCCGACGCCCCTGCCGCCTGTTGGCGGCTATGAAGAGACAGCCTATCTGTCGATAGGCTGTCACGCTCAGATCAAATTTGTCAGTGGCACGCTGGCGAGTAGCCATGCCGGCGAAGAGTATTTCAATGACTACGTGCTCTTCACCATCAACCAGACGTTTCATTGTCCCATGCGGCTGGGCATGCCTGGCGCCCTCCCGACGCCGACCGGCATTGATGCCGCCGGGTGTCTCGGCCTGGCGCGGGCCAAGGCCGATCTGGCCAAGGGGCGCGTGCAGATGCGGGCCGAGTATCTGTCGTGTGTCGGACCCGATGGCGCTGCGTATGAGCCCCAAATCAAGGGGTTTGTGCTCGACGAGGACGGCACCCAGGGCGTCGTAGGCGAGCTCATCAGCTACGAAAGCGCTAAGGTGGGCAAAGCGTTTATCGCGGGCTTGATCCAGGAAGCGAGTGCAGCCTTTGGTCTCGCGAAAAGTCAGATTGTGGTGACGGATCGGGGCTTAGGAGGCTCGCAGTTTCCCGGCGCCGCGAGCCAGTCGATCATTCAACAGATTGCGACCTATTGGCTGACGCAGGCGCAGGCGCTTCAGCCGGTACTCTGGGTGCATGCTGGCGGCAAGGGCTATCTCGTGCTGCAGCAAGGGCTGCCGCTGCATGGGTATCCTGTGGCAGCACTGGTGAAGGGAGTCTCATGATGCGCGTGGTTCGCAAGATTGGTTGGGTGCTCGTGTTTTGCTGGGCGCTTTTTGGCCTGGCCACGCACTATGCCAGCCAAGAACAGCTGACGGCTGTCGCCCTATTCGGCCAGACAGCGGTGTGTGTCTTGACGAGGAACCACACCCCAGGTTGTGTGCCCATCGACTTACTCTGGAGGAATCGCTAGTGCTACGGTCTCTCATGCTTGTGGGTTGTCTTGGCTTTAGCGTCCTGGGGTGTACAGGCATTCTCCAGGATCATCCGGCAGACATGGTCGCCAACTCAACGCCTGATGCGGTGCTCAAGGCGGCCTCACAGCCTCCTCCCCCGCCGCCTCAACCTGCGATCGACGTGACACAGGCCCGTCGGGTGGGGTGGGTGCCACGGCATGCGACCCCTGCCGGGGATGTCGTCGAGGGGCATGAGATTGAGATTGCGCTGCGTCCGTCCACGCAGGAACAAGTAACTCCTGGGCTATTTGTGCCCCGTGCCCCAAAGTTTGCCACACCCGCCACGGGAAGTCAGGGGAAAGGTTCTCGCATGATGGCGCCAGCGCCGCCGCCCCAGATGCCTCCGAATGACAGCGTCCCGCAGCCACTGCCCGTACATCCTTTGCTTCAGGGAGGTGTGAATGGCACTCTTACGCCCTAGACATGGCAGTGCTCTGCCATCCTTTGCCCAGCATCTGCCCTACGATATGCCGATTGACCTGGAGAACGGGATTATCCTGCTGCAGACGCCGCAGAGTCCGAAGCCGCGCTTTAGTCTGGGCTGTACCTGGTCGGCGGTCCCGGTCAACATTCAATGCCTCGATGAGGAGGAATGCCTGGCGCTTGGCCGACATCATGAGCAGCTCCTGCGCGGCATGCCGATTGGGTCGGCGGTGCAGACCATTATGACGATCTTGCCATCCACACAGATGCCTACCTGGGAAGCAGAACGCGCTGGGTTGCCCGAGAGTCAAATGCTCGCGGTCCAACGGCAGGCGATTGCCGAGGGCCTGCCGCATAGCGCTGGGACCATGAAGGCGCGGCTGCGGGCGATCCCCCATCTCGTGACGTTGCGCTGGCCGCTGGCCTCGCTCGACCCTGAGTTGCCCACGATCCTGAAAACCTTACTGAGTCGGCCCCAGTCGTCGAGTTGGGCCTGTCAGGCGCAGTTGGCGGGCTCCCTGGCGCATGCCCACCAGTATTTTCTTGGTCTCCAGGATGCGATGGAAGGCACCTTGAAGGGGTTAGGGCATGACGTGACACGCTTGGATGTCGAAGCGCTGGGGTACGCGGTGGTCAAGGCACTTGATCCGATGGATATGGCGGCCTGTCCCCCACGACTGATTCCTGAGCATCCCTTGCGCGGCCAGGTGCTGGCCATGCCCGAAGCGGAAAACATTGCGGGCGGCTGGCGCTTTGGCTATGGGCTTCCCTCCGGGGAGTTTGTCGAGCAATATCGCCATCAGCTCTTGAGCCTGCATCAAGTCCCGTACCGGACCTATCCTGGCATGCTCTCGGCCCCGCGTGCGCCCAAGGAAAGTAAGCCCATGGCCCTGTGGGACGCCTCCGAACGCCCGGTGACGGTCGTCGTCAATGCTGCGGTGGTTGAGCCCGCTGCCGAAGACTCGCGTCTCTTGCAAAAGTCCCTCCTCGCGGGTTTCCAGGCGAAGATCAGTAAGAAGAATCAGACGATCAAGGAGAATGTGGACAAGGTGCTCGAAGACCACATGATGTCAGGCTCCCAGACGGGATGGGCGCGGATTCATCTGGTCGCCTGGAGCAAGCCCGAGGAAGAACAGCGTGTGGTCGAACAGGTGCGCCGCAGTCTGCATCACTTCCGGCTTGCCTTTGCTCCTGAACCAACGCTGGGATCGACCCTCGCCTTGCAGGCCTTGCCGCTGGGGTTTGATCCGGACTGGCCCCCCGAGTGGGCCCTGAATCGGGCGCGCCGCTTTGACTCGCTGGAGCAGCTGAGCCACCTCCTCACGCTCTATGGTGGGCCGCAGGGCACGAAGCGGCATAGCATTCCGTACGTCAATATGTGTGGCGAAGGGATCGGCTTTAATCCCTTCGATAACCCGCTCAACCCCCATTTCAACATCATCGCCACATCGGGAGGCGGGAAGACGTTCGAGGTCAATCGCATTCTCAACCATATCATGCCGCTTGGGGCGATTCCCGTCGTCCTCGACCCTCTCCACAACTATCGGGCTGCTTGTGAATATCATGAGGGGGAACTCATTGTTCTCAATGCGAACAACCCGATCTTTATTAATCCCTTCTATGGCCCGCTGGACCATGCGCATGTGGATGCCCTGGCGGCGGGCCTCGGCGAGATGGCGGGGGGGGGGACGGACCGCCTGTCTTGGACGCAGTTTACCGTGCTGGGTCGTGCCCTTACGTACTTTGCGCATCATTGGGACCTGCCCACCCGGGGCGAACCCATCCTCCAAGATTTCGTTGACGAGGTACTGGAAACAGGGGCCTTTGCCCCGGACAATGACGAGGCCCGTCTGATTGCCAAAGACCTCTCCCTCAAATTGAGCCTGTTTTATGGCGATGGCATGTATGCCGGGTTTGTCAATGGTCGTAACAGTTTCACCCTGACCAAAAACCTCACCGTGATTGAGTTTGGGGAGTTGAATAATCAACACCTCCAGGGGACGTTGTTCTTCTTCATCTTCAACCTGGTCACCCAACGCTTCAAGAATCCAGCCTTGCGCCGCATCTGGAAATGCATTTTTGGCGATGAGCTCTGGAAGCTCCTCAAGTACCAATCAACGGCGAATGTCATGGAGGAAGTGATCCGGACTTACCGCAACTTTCGGGCGAGCGCCTGCTTTTTGTCGCAGCGGGCCGAAGACTGGAATAGCCCAGTGGGCCAGGTGATCAAGGGGATTGCGGAAAGCAATTTGTTCCTCAAGCAAGGCTCCGGGGAGCTGCCGTTGGTCAAAAAGCTGTTCGATCTCAGTGACGCGGAAGAAGACCTCTTTCAGTATGTGGGCAAATATGACACGTTCAACTCGGGCTTTCTCCGACTGGTCGACAAGAAAGGCGGTATCGTCCGCATGATTCCGAATGCCCTTGATTTCCTCTTGGCAGCCCAGACGCCTGAGATGCAGGAGCGTCGGGATCACCTTGCCACGCTGGGTGATCGGCCCTTGTGGGAACGGATTGCGGAGGCTGTCTATGTCTGATTTCAAGCTCTTTCAACTCGCCGCGATGGTCACTGGCCTGGTGCTGTTATGGCAGGTGCTGGCCTGGATCGCCAGGTCGCCGCAGGACCGTTGGGTGCAGTTAGCGACGATCGCTGAACAAGAACACCTCCAGTCCACACCGCCGCAGGCCCTGCTGGAGCAAGCCCGCTGGCTCCTCACGGCCCGGCTCCTGCGGCTTCGCGGGCTGAGCGTGGTGCTGGGTGTCGCACTGTTGATCGGTGCGGCCGAGGGTCTGGGCTGGCGCCGGACCGATGCGCGTGGGGGCTTCCGGTTTAGCCTGTGGGTCTGTGGCATCATCCTCTTTGTGGTGTTGGTGGGAGCACTGGCATTCTCGCTGGTGATGCCCTGGGCACTCCCGCTGACGTGGCAGGTGAGCGCTGGATTGGCGCTGTATGTGGGACTGATGGCCTATTGCTGTGCGGCAGGACTGCCGCATCTGTCGTGAAAGGTGGCCCTGTCTATGACGTTACATAAGACCCTCTGCTATGGCCTCGCTGGCTACCTCTGGCTTGCGCCGCTGGCGGCGAGCGCAGAATGGTTTGATAATGCTCGCAATGCCATCAATATCAATGCCCAGCAGTCCGACTATGGCGGGGCCTCGCTGCATGCGGGCATCAATCTGCGCACCGGCCATAGCACCACGACGCTCATGCGCGGTGAGGCCGGGATTGGCGGTGGCTGTGGCGCCTTTAACTTCGTGGGCTCGTTCAAAGAGGCGATGGAAGCGGTTCCCGACGTTATTAAGACCATCGCCGTGCAGTTCATCTCCTCGCTGCCGATGGTCATTGTCTGTAGCCTCCGGCCGATCCTCTGTGATGTGGCCAAGCACATCCAGCAATACATTAATTTTGTCCTGCAATCCAAGTATGCGCAGTGTCAGAGCGCCACCAACGCGGCGATGTATGTGGGCCTGCGCATCCGGGGCGATCAGGTGTCCAAGTGCCTGGTGCAGCAGCAAGAGCAAGGGGCCACCCTGAACGCGGCGATGGAGACGTGTAACAACAGTCCCTTTAGCCTCACCGGGCCGGATGGACAGCCGTATCGCGAGTTCAACCTCATTCAGAAGAGTCTCGAGTTTGCCGGGGCGTCGGACGAGACGAAAGCGGTCGCCAAAGACCTCCTCGGGGATATTACGCTGCGCGCGGGCAATAGCCTCGGGATCAATAGCACACAGTCTCCCGATGCGGTGCGTGGCAAATTTGAAGCCTACCGGGATAAATATGACACGGCGCTCCGCACGGTGACGGACCAATATGTCGATGGGCAGGTCTCGAATGATGCGCTCCGTGCGGCCTCGATTCCGGACAAGCCGTTGCCGATCCTTGCGGTGCAAGCGCTCGCCGCTGCCAAACAAGATCCCCGTGCCTATGAGGCACATATCTCCCGGCTCAGTACCGCCAGTGCCCTGAGTCAGCTCACGGTGGACTGCAACGAGCTGGAAGCTAAACTGTTTCAGGCGATGAACAGCAGTGAGCACCTGGGCAAGGAAGAACGTGAGGCGATGGAGCGGCAGTTGCAGGCGGTGCGCCTCGCGATTGCCGGCCTGAATGCCCAGGCCGAGATCCAGAATAAATACTATGACCCGGCCATCACGACGCTGATGACGGGCTATCAGGCGATGATGGACCGGGCCACGGCAGCGGGCCTCTCGGCCCCGGCGGTCACCGTGCCGCAACCGCGCTATGGCACGCAGTCGGCGCTGGGATACTCGCGATGATTGACTACTATGTGATGTCCTTTCCCGAAATGATTGGGTTGTTTCAGGGCCTGGAACTGCAAGCCATGTTGCGGACATGGCTCCCCTATCTGCCCTATCTGTTTCTGGTAGTGGGGGCCTTGATTCTGACCACACGAGCGAGCACGCAGGGAACGGTGTGGGCGTGGGTGCGTTTGGGGCTCTATGTCTTCTGGGGCTTCCTGCTTATTGCCCTGTTCTGGCCGGAAGTGAGTCCCTTTGGACGGGCGAAGCTCCTCAGTCCGTCGCAGATCGCCTCCTATCCGGCCAGTCAAGACCCCCAGGCACAAATGGTCACGGCGGGCGATACGCAGGAAGTCAGCAATCGCCCGGTGCTCGAAACACCAGGGTTCAAACTCATCCTGGGCTATCTGATTGATACCCCGCTCGGCTTTGCGCGCGCCCTCAACCCCAATACCCACCAGGTCTTTCGCCCCATGCAGTCGATTGCCTGGTATCTCGGCCTGGAGCTGACCGCGGAAGTGACGCGGAGTCTCGATGACTGGATTCAGGGCTGTTACAAGCCGGTCATGACCACGGATCAGGAGTTTCAGGACGCGATTACCAGCAAGGACCTGATGCCATGGGGTGAGGGACCGGTGGCGCGTGCTCTGGCGACGAGGCAAACGGTGCCGGGGTCCTCAACCGGCGGACGGTATCTGCGCACCACACGGCCTCTCGGCACGCTCTTCCTGGCCAATCCCGACAGCCCCAGTACCGTGCGGTGTGATGTCTACCTCCGCGCCGTCGAACTGGATGTGCAGCGCTGGCTCTTTGAGACCAAATCGCCTGCCGGTGCCCCCCTGTCCCAGGTCTTTCAGGAAGACTTTGGGCGCACCGTGGATGAGCAAGCCAAGTGGCTGATCTACCGTGACATCCTCAAGCTGATTGATCGTCCGTCTATCGTTCCTGGCCTGGGCGGCATCTATGCCGGCCTCTCCAGCGGCAATAGCCTGCGCGGGGCCGTGACGGGTGCGGTTACGGGGGCTATAGGCGGGGCGGCATACGGCGGTTACGGGGCCGGTGCAGGGGCTCTTGTGGGGGGATTGATCGGCTTCTGGAATGCCGGCCAGGGCCAATTTGCTGATGTCTTGCGAACCATTACCTGGACGGTGGGCATGGCCATGGTGTTTATCTGGTCGGCTCCTGAGATTTTTGGCACGGCCTTGCTGATCCTGATCGGGCTCTTTCCGATCCCCTTCCTCTTCATGTTGACCCCATTTGCCGGCTTCAAGTCCGTCTTCATGTATTTCCTGACACTGCTCTATGTGTGCTGCTCGCCGCTCTGGTTTGCGCTGATTGACCTTCGGATGCGCGCCGCTATGGCAACAGCACCGCAGAGCCAAGACGCGATGCTGGGGCTGCTCAACTGGGCACCGCAGCAAGCCGCTGGTGCGCGGGCCGTGGTGGTTGGGCTCTTTGTCGTGTCTGTCGTCGGGGGGATTATGTTCTTTTCACTGGCCCGTGGGGTGGCTGGCAATATCGCTGGTGCGCTCCGTGCGTCACAAGGCTAGAAAGGCTGATTATGGAAAACACCGTGGTTATCACCGTCATTCTGCTGGTGCTGAGTTGTCTCATGGTCGCTCTCTGGGGCTCACGGAAAGAGTGGGCCTCGCGGCGCTGCCCCTTCTGCCGAGTCTATGTGTCCGTGCAGGCGACGGTATGCTGGCGCTGCACCCGGGAGCTTCCGCCTCGCGGCACGAAGTATGCTATGCCCGTTCTTGTGGCTGGACTGCTCCTTGCTGGGACTGCCCAGGCACAATTCTTGAGCCCGACCGCGTGTGCTCGGATGAGCTTCTTTGCCGAAGAGGACTGCTCACCGCTGCCGGTCATCGCCCCTGTCCCGCCTCCTCCTGCCGCCGCCCCCTTGTTCACGAAGGAAACAGTTTCCCCGTACACTGCACCTGAACTCTTGGCCCTCTCGAATGACCGGACTCTCGAGAATGCCCGCTTCTATGTCCGGCGGCAGATCGAGCGCAACAACGCCACTGAGGAAGTGACGCGGTTGGTGCAACAAGCCTGGGACGAAGTAGGACGGCCCCATGTGCCGTAACGCGCTGCTGCTCGTCCTGTGTTTCGTCTCCTGGGCCGAGGCTGGTGACCATCTCCTATCATGGAAATATCAGCTAGACCTCCAACCCCAGGTGAAATATGTCCTCAACATCGTGTCGATGAGAGGCGATAAACCCTTCATGGAGGAGCGCTGGATTGACCCCCTCTCGCGCCAAGAGTGCAGCCAATATACGATCGAGGGCGCAACGGCTGAGACCCAGTGTGCCGCGATCTGTCTGGACCCCGGTGACTATAGCCTGACGCTCTATGCTACGGCGGGCGATGTGCGCAGCCCGCGTAGCGTGCCCGTACTCGATGTGGACCTGAGTACGGAGACCCCGTGCGCCGGTCCACCGCCTGGCCAGAAAACCCCGTTTCCAACCGTACCGGTGATCGCCGGCGTTACCGTGGGCGGAGGCGCCGCAGCCTATGCCGCCTTGCAAGCCCGTGACGAGGTTGCCCCGCTGCTTACCGGCATGGTCAACATGGGCTGCGTGACGTGGAAAGTGCTGGGTCCCTGTTTCTGCGGCCCAGCGGCCTGCGTGCAGGTGGAATACTGGGAGCCGGGCTGGCTCGTCGAGACCTCTATCCGCCCTGGCGATACGTCGTTACCAGCGCCCTTTGGGTCGCTCGTGTCCGCAGCCATTGCCGCCGTCGCCCCCACCATCGGTGCCAGTGGGGGTGCTGGGGTCGCCACCAGCAGCAATATCCGCTTTGGCGATGTCCATGTGATTAGCCTGCCCAACCTCTTCGGCGGTCCCTGTACCGGCTGCGTGCCCTCCGGGGCCCCAGCCTTGAACTATGCGAGCGAGCTGGATGCGCCGAGTTGGCGGGTCGTTCCCCCCGTCGTCGGTCCGCTGGCGTTAGCGCTGCAGATTGGTTTCTGGGGTCCGCTCTATCCCCGCGTGGGGCATGTGATCCATAGCTCGCCAGTGATTGCGAGCGGACTCCAGGCGGTGCGCGGGCTCAATATTGCGTTTCAGCCGGTGGGCGTGAACCCTCCGCCGGATGTCCATGTGGTGACCGCCCCGACCGATGGCACAAGTTTCTGTTGCCAACTCGCCGCCCCTCGCCAGACCCCGTGCTTCACTGCAGGGAGCCCGCCACCCTTCTTTGAACTCGGCTCAGGGAGTGTGTCCGGGAAGTACGCGTGGATTTTTTGGCGACGCAGGACGTGTTGTCTGCCCGCGCCGCCGGTGCCCTGTGGCATTGCCGCCCTCGGGTTGACGCAACCGCCGCAGAACGCCTGTCTGCCTCTTTCCACCCCGTAGAAAGGGCTCATATGCTACTGCTCATCCTGTTTTTGGGACTGTGTTGGTGCTTAGGAACCGGCCTTTGGAACTACGTCAATCATCGCCGCTGGTCCCTCTGTACCCATACCAAAGGCGTGCATCAAGTGGTGCTCCCACCAGAAGTCTGTCCAGAAATCGCCATTTATCGGGTGATCTGTAACCGTTGCGGCGTGCAGTTGGGGGAATTTCACTATCCAAGAATGATGAACTATGACTGATCCTCATGAGAAAGGATGCTCCATGGTTGCTGCGCTCAAGGTGAAACGTGTATCGACCCCGAAATGGGACCGCTGGCAGTCGACGGCGGTGGCGAAAAAGTACCTGTCAGTCGAGATGCGCCAGTCGGGCTATACCATCGTACGTGTGTCTCCCGCCTGCCGTGAGGCGTTTGTCGATACGGCGGCGCTGATGCGGGCCTATGGCGAATGGGCCGGTCGTGAGCAGATGCCCACGATCATCGATCACGCCTTCAAGACCTGGTGGCAATGGTCGTATCGCCTGTATGCCGTGCTCTACCGCATGCTGGACAAGCGGTCTGGGGCAGTGCCGCCGATCCCGGCCAGCCTGGATGCCTTTGTCTCCCATGGGGAAGCCTTCTATGCCGACAAAAGTTAAGGCGCGGACGGACGTGGTCGTATGTTGTCTGGCGGCTGGGCTGTTCGCGGTCCTCTCCGCCGTGGAGTTTCCTGCGGCCTATGCCGCCCCTGCGCATACCTGGCTGGCACACGGCCTGGCGGGGCTCTGGCTCGGCGTCTGCTGTGTGCGGGTGCAGCATACTAGTCGCCAGCGCTGGCATTTGAGCCACAATACACCGGTGGCGATGTCGGCCACTGCGGTGCGTAAACTGTATGACTGACGCCAGCGGACGCCTCTATTTTGGGCAGGGATTTCGGTGGCACCAGCAGCACACGCAGCAGATCGAATCCCTCATTTTCCATGACGGGTATGTGCCCACCGCCACGGATAGCCAGGGGGGGTGCCCGGCCTTTGCCGCCGTTGGCGCACGTGAGGCGCGTCCCGTCTGGCTGGATGACAGCCGTCTTGAAGGGCACGTCGGCGTCGTGAGCACGACCGGCTCGGGCAAAACGTCGCTCTTCAAGATGCTCATCCTCGGCAGTATTCCGCAGCGGGGGCCAACCATCGTGATTGATCCCAAGTTCGACAGACCCGATGATCTTTGCCTGCCTACGGCACTTGCTGCGTATCGGGCCGGCAAACGTTTTGTGCTCATCATGCCGGCCTTCTATCGCCATTCCGCCCATATGAACGTCCTGGATACCGCGGAAGAGGCTCCAGAAGTCGTCGCTCGCATCCAGGCGCTGCTCCCTGGTGGAGGCGGGAGCGTTGGTGAGCCCTTCTTTAACGAGTTCGCGCTGGGCTTGATCCAGCGCATTGCCACCGCACAGCAACGCCTGCGGCAGCCGTGGACGCTGGAAGGTGTGTACCGGGCGGCGCTCTATCCCCAGGCTCTCCGTCAACTTCTCAGTGACTATCTCGGCGCGCTCGGGTTCGCTGGTCCCTTGCGGGACGCGACCCAAGCCTATCAGGCCAGCGGTCTCCAGGACCTGGTGGCCGATGGGCTCATTAATGATCAGCGGCGTGATCCTGACCATTTTCAGCGCATTTCGACCTCCCTTGATCCGGCCTTTCGTGGCGTCATTGGGCAACCCTATGGCGATCTCTTCAGCGATCTGACGACGGATGTGACCTGGACCAACATCGTCCGCGAAGAGATGGTGGTCTATATCGGGCTCAGTAGTCTCATCCTGCAAGAGATGGCCAACCGCATCGGGCGCATTATCCTGCAAGACCTGGTGGGCTACCTGGGGCGGCGTTCGACGCGGGAGCCCATCGCCTCCGCTGCGACCATTCGCGTCTTTATCGATGAGTTTGGGGATATCATGTATCCCCTCTTTACCAACGCGCTCAATAAGGGGCGCAGTCCCAAAGCCCGCTTCTTCCTGGCCATGCAAAGCCTGGCGGACCCGGAATCCGCCTCCAGCCCGGTCGAAGCGAAGCGCGTCCTGGACAATCTCGGGACGCAAATCTGGATGCGGCAAGCCAGCGCTGAGACGGCGGAGATCGTCTCCCGGGGCTTCGGACTGTGTCGCGTCATGTTGCCAGATACCCGCGTCGGGCAGGGGATGGGAGGCCAGGGTGGCCTCAGTGCCAATGCCTCACGCGGTCTGACGCCTGAATCTGCCTCGCTGCTTGACCTGACCTGGTTCACGCAATTACCCAAAGGCCACGCCTTCATGCGGCTCGATGGGGAGCCCTGGTATCTGCAAGTGCCCTATGTCACGCCCTTCACCCGGCGCGATATGCTCGGTCTCGACGCCTCATTGCTGGGGATGTCGACGGTTCTTCAACTGCCTCAAGGAAAGGAATCTGCCCATGTCTAGGACCATCAGCCTCCTGCTCGCCCTCACCGTGTTTGGCTGTGCCACGCTTGGTCGGCGTGTGAACGAAGGACAACTCACAGATTTTGTCCCTGGAGAAACCACCTATTTTGAGGTGGTCGCAACCCTCGGCCTCCCGACCAATGAGCTGCGCAATCCTGATGGCACACGCCAGATTGTGTATGCCTATCAGCATGACCAGATCAATCCCGAAGCGGTGATTCCCGGCGTCGGGATGCTGTTTAAGGAGCGCAGCACCGAGTATGCGCAGACCACCATCTACTTTGATCAGCAGAACCGCTACCTCTCTTACTCTCAAAGTCAGGGCCGCACCGACTATGGGCGCGGGCCGATTGCCGGTGGCCGCCAATGAAGAAAGGATCTGCAATGCCGCTCTTATCCTCCGCATTCTTGGTCGCACTCTTATGGGCGCAGCATGTTCCCATGACGTGTACGCCTGCTGGCGCATGCCAGATGGATGGCACTCCGACCCTGACGGTTGTGGCCAACTTTGAGAGCTGGGAACTGTGCCAAGATGCTCAACAGAGGTGGACACAGGCAGCGCATGTTGGCCTGCTTGCCCGCTATCATCCCCAGGTCGGGGAGCCTTTTCAGATGATCGACACGCTCTATCGTTGTGAGGAGCCCGGGGATGAGCCCCCTCGCGTGCAGGGACTTACCTTCACGTTTCCTCCCAAGCGACCTTCCTAGAGGGATCGACATTGTCCCTCTCCCTGTCCCGTAGCGACTACGGGATGCCCTGCCTCCCGGCGATTTGGGAGGTTTTTGTCCCCAAGACAAGGAGTCGTTCGTGAAGAGAATGACCATCGAAGTGCCAGAAGACGTCTGCGTGGCCATTGAGGACGAGGCCGTGCGTGAGTTCCGCACGCCGCCTCAGCAAGCCAGTTATCTCCTCCTGATCTGGGCGCGTGAGCAACAGACGAGGCGCCAGAAGACCGAAAAAGCCGCGCCTGGGGGAATGCGGGCGCGGGGTGACGAGGTGCTAAACGGGGCAGCGGTCTAGCCCTTCTCCTTCCTCTCCCACGCCGGGCCGGTGTCCCCTTTCCGGCCCCCCCTCTCTCGCATTTTCCCCAGCCGGTTCTCAGGATGACGCCACCTGTCCGCATCGTCATGCAGGCGGCAATAACAAGGCAGGTGAGCAGCCAAGGACGCCTGATCGCGGCTGGCGGCGAGACAATCGTGTGGTAAAACGATCTTGACTTTTGTGCCGCAAACAGGGTACATTGTCGCATCTGATGTGCTGGGGACACATCCTGCTTCGGCAGTGCACGCGGGAGCGTGCGGAGTCATCACAGCTGCTACCCATACTCCTAGCAGCAGCAGTACCGACCGCATCGTTCAGGTGCGGCGGGTGTCGCGGGGATGCAAGAGGCCCCTTGGAGCAGCAGCTCCACGACGCCGATCGAACGCATCGGCGGTAGACACGTTTTCCCATGTTCGCCACAACTGAAGAGTGGTCTGTGCCATCGCGCATGGCTACGTCCGCGTCAGGGATTGGGCACCCGCCACTGCGGCTAGCACCGATGGTCCGACGTGTGTGGACGGCATGTCGTCTCAGGTACGAGCTGTCGAGCCGCCGTACGTGAGACACCCACATGACTGGCACAGGGTCAGTCGTGATGTCGAGGACTCAGCCCAGATCAAGGATCATAGAGGAGAATCTACTATGACAGGGCACCAGCAGACAGGGCTAGCGCAGGTGAAGGCGCTGGTGGTCGCAGTGAGAGGGTTTCTGGAAGGGACACGCGTGCGGGCGGCCTGGATGGAGCCGGCATGCTATGTGTTGTTTGGCGTCGCGATGATGGCGCTGGCAACACAGGCGCATTTTCTGTGGGCCGTGATCCCGCTCGGCGGGATTGGGGTGATCTGTGGGATTGGGCGCCACTTGGAGACCCTGGAATGGCAGGAGCAGGCGGAGGCGCTGGAAGCGGACACGATCTGCTGGCGCTATGGGATGGAGGACGGAACCGCCCAGCAAGTGCTGTTCGAGTGGCAGGAATTTCTCGAGCAGGGGGAAGACGCGTGTGATCCGTTTGAGGGGCTACCACCGCAAGGCCAGGCAGCCAGGGGCAGTGCAACTGCCGCGTCGATGGCAGCGGAGCTCAACGTTCCGCACGAGTCATCGATGGTGGGCGAGCAGCCAGGGGATGACGTCTGGGGCCATTATTGGTTCTGCGACGAAGTCCCGGATCTGGACTAAGCCACCAGCAGGACGCTGAAGGGCACGCAGAGGGGGTGGGAGCACTCGGCCCCCTCGGCGTGGAGAGCGACGAGTGTTGACATAGAGTCGGTTGGACGGTTCATGCGGACTGAAGCCGGCCCTCGAAAAAGAGCGCGGGTCGTCAGCCTACGGGGGTCAGTCCAGATCATCACACATCCCGAGGGAAGGAGACACGGGCATGCAAGGACCGTGGGCTCAGGGAGTAGCACTCAACACATGGAAGGCAGGTGTGATGCATACGTTACTGTGGGAACTGAAGGCATTATGTGATCGCGTGCATGAGGGGAGTTACCACTATCGCCAGAAGCGCAGTGAGGTGCTGTTGCTGGCGGCGCGGCAACTGACGACGCGGGTCGAGCGTGGGGGGCTGGGGTATACGCAGATGCGGCTGGGGGATTTCGAGCGCAAGCATAGCCGCAAGCTGCTGGCGCTGTGGCAGTCGCAAGGGTTGACGGTAGAGACCCTGATGAATCGGTATGCCCATCTCCGGTGGTGGTGTGAAAAGATCGGCAAGCCGGACGTCATTCCGCCCACCAATGACTTTATCAAGGGGGAGCGCACGGGCGAGGTGGCGACGGTCTCGAAGGGGCAGCGGCTGACGCCAGAGGAACTGGAGCGGATCAGCGATCCATGGATACGGCTCTCGGTGGAATTACAGCAGGCGTTTGGGCTCAGGCGCGAAGAGGCCATCTGCATCCGGCCGCACCGGGCGGACCAGGGGGACCGGCTCTGGCTGAAGGGGAGCTGGTGCAAAGGGGGCCGGGAGCGGACGATCCCGATTGAAACCGCCGAGCAGCGGGCGCTCCTCGACCGGGCCAAGGCGTTTGTGCGCTGGAAGGACGCCAGCCTGATTCCGCCAGGGAAGCAGAGCTATCAACAGATCAATCGCTATACGTATGTGATCAAGCAGGCGGGGCTGGCGGCGCTGCATGGGCTGCGCCACGGGCATTTTCAGGAGAAGTATGCCGCACTCACGGGGCATCCGGTGCCGGTCGAGGGTGGACCCTCGCGCCGAGAGATGACCGAGGACGAGCGCCAGCGGGATAGCGAGGTACGCCAGCAGCTCGCCGAGGAACTCGGGCATGGGCGGGCACGGGTGACCTCACACTATTTTGGACGCTAGGGAGCGGTATGCCGCCGCGGGGGTATCGCAGTCCACAGTATCAGGCCTATATCCAGTCGCCACCGTGGCGGGCGTTGGCGGCCCAGGTGCGCCGGCGCGATGGCTACCGCTGTCGTCAGTGTGGGGCTCGAGGGCGATTGGATGTGCACCACCTGACCTATGTGCGGTTCGGGCATGAACGTTTGGAGGATCTGCTCACGCTCTGCCGTCCGTGCCATGACGCGGCCCATGACCGTGTACCAGTGTCCGCGCCGACGGGCCAAGGCCAGGGTTGTCTGCTGGCCGTGCTGCTCAGTCTGTGCTTCATCGTCATCCTCATCGTGCTCGCACATTTTCACCGCTTTGACGTCCTCCCCCCACTAAAGTAGGGGGATTCCCGCAGGCGTAGCACGTCCGCTACGGAGTAAGATGTTATGTGCAGCATTGGTATCGCGATCATGCAGAACACCGCAACTGGTACAACACCATACCCTCACGTCCAGGCAACTCAGTCCACTCGGGCCGGTGCGACTACCACAGGCCGAGCAAGTTACCGTGGACCCGGATTCATTCACATCGCAATATTCCACGCCAAGCCTCATGGCTTTGTATACAAGCATGGTACGAAACATGGACCAACCCGCATCATAGATCGATTTCGCCATGCGGGTCTTGGCAAGCTTCGAACTGGAGATATTGCCCACGGCAATCAACCGTGCCCGCTGCGCAATAGTGGTCGAGGTTTTATGTGCCCAGTCTTTGCGGCAATTGGCGATCTTGGCATGGATCGCGCTAACACGCCGCTTCTTATGGGCTCTCTGTACCATGGCCAAAGCATCTTCATAGGTACGCGTCAGATTCTTTCTCGAGTATTTGACGCCATCGGAGCAGGCAATCAAGTCTTTCAAACCAAGGTCAAGACCAATGTCAGCGGTCGAAGTCGAGGGCTGTGGCAGCTCAACTTCACACTGGATGTTGACGTACCAGCGTCCACGTGCGTCTTGCGTAAAGCTCCCAGTCTTCGGTGTGCCTTCGATCGGACGCGACGCCCAAAAGCGATAGCGGCGTTTCAGGTACGTCAAGCTGTCGTCGTCCAGCTTGAGAAAGCGCAGCTTGAAGGGCACCCAGCCGAGCGAGCGCTTCCGACTACGCCACTTCAGCCGTCGCTTGCGACTGGCATAGCGCTTCCCCACATATTCCCGACAAATCTCGGAGATGGTGTCACTGTGCAGGCCAAGCTCCGCACTGGCACCAGCGGTCAAATTAATCAAGTCTACCGCCGTCAAGAAGCGCTTATCACGGCGCAGCGCAAGCATGCTGACTTCATTACACCAGTTCCAGACAGTATTGACAGCCCAGCTCAGCCGCCTGAGGTGTTTGCCTTTGGTCGCATCTTTGATGCGGTAGCGAAACGTCAGTATCGACATTATTTGACACCTTCGCGCTTAGCCTGGTTTCGAATGGCAAGTTCGAGCACGGCAGCTTGGCTAATGCTCAGCTTCTCCGCGATGGCAGCGAGTAACCGTTTAGCCTCTAAACTCAAGCGAACACTCGTTAATTGCTTCGTTTTCATAGCGCATATTGTAACACATAATGCGCTACATTTCAACCATGTTGCCCTTGTGGGGCAAGGCGCATTCCTCCCCGGCCTTTAGTCCGGGGAGGAATGCACCGTTAGGAGCGCCTATGTCCCGACTCGTATGCTCGGCTTATGTCCTCGCGTTGCTCCTTCTGACGGCTTCCGCTCCCTCGGCGGCGACGTTCTACCTCAATCCCGCGACCGGCGCGGACAGCAACCCTGGCACCCAGGCGGCCCCGTGGAAGACGCTCCGCAAGCTCATGGCCAGTGTCGGCCCTGGCGATACCGTGACCATCCAGCCCGGCAGCTATACGCAGGACCAGTGGGTGCCGGGCGGGGGCTATGAGCTCTGGACCGAGGCGCAGGGGCGGGGCCACCCGGGGGCGCCGATTACGATCCAGGCCGCGACCCCTGGCAGCGTCACCTTCAACGGGCAGCAAAACACGTACTGGGTCTACCTGTATAGTACCGGGGCGCCGTACTACCTCGTGTTCAAAAACCTCACGTTCCAGAACTATCGCGGCGTCGCCCTCGGCATTGGCGGGAGTTACGTCGCGGTGCTCACCTGTACGTTTGAAAACTTCTCGCCGCAGTTGACGGCTCCGATCGCCATCGGGGACGCGCATCACGTGATTGCGCAGGGGAACCGCATGAAGAATATCGGTGATCCGCGCCTGGGCGGCGCGCCGCCACCGGATAGTCAGCATTTCATCTATGTCGCCGAGAATGTCCAACACGTGGTGATCGACCGCAATGTCATGGAAGGCAACTCTGGCTTCGGCATCCACTTCTGGGGCCATAGCAACTTTGGCGTGACGACGCAGCAGAGCATCGTGCGGCGCAACGTGGTGGTCAATGCGTGGGATACGACGATGATCCTGGCCGGCACCAACTACCGCAACACGTATGTCTATAACAATACGTTCTACCAGGAGCGCGTGCCCTTTCCGGCGGTGAACCAGGACATGGCCCTGACGATGCTCTCCTGGCACCTGGGGACACAGCTCAGCCATACGCGGGTGGTGAATAACATCGGGCGCGGCTATGTGCAGTACGGCGCCGTGTGGTCCGATGACAATAGCCGGTTTGGCGGCGATCTCCTGCTTGACTACAACCTCTGGCAAAACCTGGCGGCCCCCGCGCAGCTCTATACCTGGAGTGCCGCCGCCTATGACCAGCAGACCTTTCGCGGGGCACTCGGCTATGAGCCGCACAGCCTGGCCGTCGATCCGCGCTTCGGGGACGAGACGGGCCGCGATTTCACGCTGCAGCCGGGCTCCCCCGCCATCGACGCGGGGACGTTCCTCACGACGACGGTGGGGAGTGGTAGTGGCACGACCCTCCCGGTCCAGGACGCGGGGTATTTCCACGATGGCTATGGGTTGGTGGCGGGCGACGTGGTGCAGCTGGAAGGGGGCCCGGCGGCGCAGGTGACCGCGGTCGACTACGACCGCAATGTGCTGACGCTGGCCACGGCGGTGACGTGGCGGGCCGGCCAGGGCGTGGCGCAGCGCTACACGGGGAAAGCGCCCGACATGGGAGCCAAGGAATTTGGCCTCAGCAGTGACGATGACGCGCCCCTGCCCCCGGTCCTGCCCGCGCCCTATGACCTGCGGCTGGGCAAGATCGTGCGCTGATCCTCGGCGCTAGACGTTGTGGCCCTCTCCCGGCGCGGCCTCATCCTCTGCGAAACTCTCCAGGGCCGCATAGCATGCCTCGGGCAGTCCTGCCATCAGGGCTGGTGCGCCATGGTGCTGCGCCCACCCGACGGTGCCAGGGACGCAGGTGCAGGGCTCGTCGGGGGGCGTGTGTATCTGGGCGGGGGTCGGGAGAGGGAGAGGCTTCCAGTTGACGACCAGGCCGCGGAGATAGTGCGTGATGACCGCTGAGGGACTCGTTTTGTGCTCCTCGCAGGCACGGTAAAACTGTGCCCACAGGTCCTTATCAACGCGGATTGCAGGAAAGATGTCTGCCATCCTCTCCTCCTAGTCCACCGGTGAGGCGGTGGCTTTGGCCTGGTTGAGGGCCTTGCTAATCGTCTGCCGCGAGCAGTGCAGCTCTTTGGCCATGTCGGTAATCGTCCTGTGGTCCCGCTCCATCCCATAGACGCGGTATAAGTCCTGCTGGCTCAGGCGTGGGGGTCTGCCGCCTTTTCTGCCCCTGGCACGGGCAGCCTGGAGTCCGGCCTGTGTCCGTTCAATAATCAGATTGCGCTCCAACTCGGCAAACGCGGCGAGGATGGTAAAGAAGCATTTGCCAGCGGGCGTGGTCGTATCGATGTTATCCTGGAGACTCTTGAGCCCAACACCCTTGTGCGCAAGCTCCTCGGCAAACTCAATCAGTCCCTTCACGGTGCGTCCGAGGCGGTCCAGCTTCCAGACCACGAGGGTATGGGGGCCAGCTTGACAGCACCGGACAGCCGCGGCCAGTTGGGGGCGTTCCATGCGGGCACCAGACGCCACTTCTTCATAGACATCGACGCAGCCGGCTTGATAGAGGGCGTCCTTTTGGAGGTTCAAAGATTGGTCCTCGGTACTCACGCGTGCATACCCTATGAGGTTCATGATAGAATAGAGTCCTTCCAGCTAAGCAGATGGTGGTTGATGGCCCTAGAAGACGTTGCAGGTCTTGCTAGGGCCGTTTGTTGTTAGGGCACTATGCGCCCACTATAGAGGCCAATGCTTTCCTTGTTTGGGTCTGCCTGCGGTGTCGCTTCAGCGCTCGTCCTCAGCGGGATCATTCGGTGTTGCCAGGGAAAGCGTCGCAAGGCATCATGGAGAAGATCGGCCCGCCGAAGACGCCCGGATGCCATCCATTCCCGCGCTTCGAGCTCCAGGTATTCAGCAAATTGGAGCGGGTCGAGCGCCATAATCTGGGCGTGTAGTTCATCCACACACCGGCGTTGGAGTTGTCGCCACTCCCAATACTTGGCACCTAAGAACGCGCCGCCAGTGGTGAGTCCCAAGCTCAGCACACCAGAACCGATCCACCAGAGCACCGTCCAAACCGTGCTCCAATCACGTGGGGTGCCACGGCGGTCGATCACCACCACAGATCCAGGATCAAGGGTGATGCTTTGTATGGGAGGGCTCGTGGCGTCCAGGAACAACGGCAGTCCTATAAGTACTCCCGCTAGCACCATACACATCATGCTCCGCATCACCATACCCTCTGCGAGTATGGACATGGCGCCCAGGATGGCGAACAGGACCGCCGCGCCCTGGAGCGCGATGCGCAACATCTCCCCCGTGCGAGCGTGGCCAAAGTCATCAATGTCTGGAATGGCGCCTTGTGCAAAGACGCTCGGACTCATGAGCGTCATGATCACCACGACCACCGCTGCGATTGCTCCGACTTTATTCACGCACACCTCCATTCTGTTACGTTACTCATCGCTCCTCTCTCATTCTTGAGCATTGATACTTGATACGGGTTCTTTAACACTAAAGCAGTCTCCAGGGGGGGCTCCTCTCTCTGCTGTTCCCCCTGCCGCAAACCGGACGTTTGTTAGCCCTCGCGGAGGTTGCAGGTCTGGCGAGGGTCGTTGTCATTTATGGATACCAGTTCCACACCGGGTCTTTCCCGGTCACGCTGGGCAAGTACGTTCCATCTTGCTTATCAGGACGCACGTACTTGGCCAAGAAATCGACCTTCAGGGCGCGTGCGCCTCCCCGTTTCGGATCAATCAACTCATGACGCTCTACCCGCCACACCGCGCCCTCGACCGGATCAAGTGCGCCATGGCCCGAGGTCGTGATGGCCTCCAAGGCTGCCTCAATACTGTAGGGGCCACCGACATGCAACACGCAGGGGCAGGCGACATCATAGGGCAGCACGCGCTCGACCAGCTGTCCCCATGGGAGTCGCACGTCGCCGCGCATCAAATCAAAAGCCACGAACGGATCATCGTCTTTGATGGCGTAGCGGGTGCCATGCGCCTGCATCAGCCACTCCCCACAGAGGCGCTCACCATCTTCGAGTAAGTCGAGGAAGCGCTGCTGATGGCGATACACCCACTCGCCAAACCGCCAGTGCTGCTCATAGGGTGAGCTACTGGCGATATAGCCAGCGCGCGTCAGGGGGTAGAGGCGTCCGTCGATCTTCGCTATCCCTACGTTACTTCCGTCTACTTTCTCTTGTACTATAATCACGTCATGCTTATCGCGGACCTTTTCGGTGGCGATGCGCTTCTGACCCTCATGACATTTGTGATCGCCAGGCCCCATACGCGACCCGGGTAAGTGCGCTATATGTCCATAGCTTTTCTGGCCTAGGGGCTTGCGGATATCTCGCACGAGCTGTTTCCTTTCCACCGTTTTAGACTCACAACGAATCTTCACACATTGTTCCCCACACAAAGGGTCTCTAGAGGCCCTAAACTCTCCCGTTCCTCCTGTGTCCCTGAAAGAGGTGTTTGAGGATGTCAAACGTCAAACGCCCAGACCGGGTCATCATGCCCGCAGGCCTCACAGTGGCAGGCGTCCATGTCCTCCCAGGGCCGCGTCTCGTCCGTCACGGCTCCGGTGACCAGTGCCCGCTGTGGAGCATGGACATGCCAGGCCTCCCCCTCCTGGGTGAGCCGTATCTCCAGTGGATGCGTAATGAAGAACTCGCCCGTATTGCCACAGGCCGGACATTGGAACATGGGTGCCTTCCTTTCCTCGAAGGCAGTCGTCGCTGCCGTATCTCACGCTCCGAGACAACTTGGTTATGGTAGAATCGTCTCGACGGGAAGCAAGCCCGTCGGGACAGGGTGGGAGGGAGGAGGCCCGGCCTCCTCCCCTGCTTGCCTCCATCAGCTGAGTCGCGTCAGCAAGCCCACCTCACTGTGCTGCGCCACAAATTCACGCCCCAGATGGCCTTTTAATGCCGGATCGGGGCGAAAGCCCTGGGGGAACACGAGCCTGAAGACCAGCGCCGTGTCCCCCGGCTCCATGGTAATTGTTTGTGGGTTCACGGGGATTGTCCCCGCGGGAAGCGCCGCCATGTCTTCCAGACCGGCTGCGGTTTCGGGATACCTTATTGTCGAATGCCACGGGTACCCCGTACCCTGGCAGGTGCGACAGGTCTCCCCATCCACCTGCCCGCTGCTGTGATCGCAGACACAGGTGGTGAGCCAGGCTCGGGCCTGGTCCACGGTCAGGGGTGTGTAGCGCCAGTCACCGAAGGTGGTCAGGACGGCGCTGTTCAGCAGATATTGCATGGGTATCCTCCTCGGCATGGACGGCAACTGCTCCAGCCCGGTATGCACCTCCCCAAGCCCGTCCCCCGTGCCAACAATAATGAAATCCCCTGCGATTCTATCGATACCCAGCTCTGCGAGCTCTCGCATGACGGTTGGTAGCACCGCCCAGGCCTCGGCCTCAGTCGCAAAGCCGGTTTCGTAGGCCCCACGCTCTTCGTCCGTTGGGTCCGCTTTATATGCCTCTCTATCCCATAGGCCCCATGGGCTCATAAAGCACCTCATACTTTCTGCTGCGATCGCCTCCTCCCGGATTGGTGGTGCGGCGGATCACATAGGCAAATCCGTCTGGCACTTCGATAATATATCGTGTGTGCGCTGCGGCGCCGCGACCGTCTGTCTTGGTATGCACGGTGAGGCCCGAGAACTTCTTGGCATAGCCTGCCCGCTTCCACACCTGGTCACCAAACCGATCTTGCTCATAGGTTCCGACCTCAAGGTATTGCGACCAACTCCCGTTGTCTTTCGTCTCCGTGCGGATTTCGATCATTCTCACGCTCCCTCTGGGGCACTCACGCCCCGCTAGTCAGCGTTGTTGGCGAGCGTCAGCACCAGCGTATTGCCAGCGGTGGCACTCACGACGAGGTGCCGGTGGGCATTGCCTCCCACCTGGCGGACCCGGATGCCAGTGGACAACAGGGCCACTTCAATGATGCCGCCCGCGAGCGGCACGGTGATCACCGCATCGTGCGGCAGGTCATGCTCGGGTGTGCCCTGCGCTGGGCTGCGGTAGGTGGCACTTTCCCATGGAGCCATCGCCCTCTCCTTCTGGGGGCCGGGTGGCCCCGCCCATGTTCTTCTCACGCCCGCGTGCCGACCACCCAGCCCGCACGCCAGCACCATCGTTTACGCACTGAGTACAGCCCGCAGCTGCTCCACGATCTCGACCATCTCCGGGGGAACTTCGGGCAGGGCCACGTTCCCCAGGAAGTAGTCCCAGGCCTGCCACACACACGGCGTCCACGGGAGCGGTCGCTGGTCATCGATGCGCACCCAGGGCGTGTGGATGCCCTCGCCGCTCCCCTCCGTGCAGAGCTCCAGCCGGGTGATGCTGCCGTACCGGGGCTGGGAGACCCTGCAGCCCTCCATCACGGCGGTCGTGCGGTAGTGCGCCACAAAATATTGCACGCCCGCGACGTCGAACACCAGCCCGTGCTCGTCATAGAGATGCCCCACAAACGCCTCACAGGGCGCCATCAGGGCGTCGTCAAAGGCCACATCATTGACGGGTGGGACTATCGTGAGTACACTTGCCATATCCTGCTACTCCTTCTTCGCAGAGGGTCAGGGGTGAGCCCCACCAGCCCGGACAGGGGCGCGGTGGGGCTTGGGGTTTACGCCGGATAACTCCAACCTTCCACTTTCGCGGGCCTACTAAAGTCACCATTGACACCTTGACTGGCCGTATAGAGCTTGCGCCCTTGCCTGAGTAAGACAGGTCGCAGAAGCGTATTGTCTGACTGCACTTCGACAACGGTATAATACTGCTGCCGAATCTTTACGGTATCACCTGGCTTGCTCCATGCGACCATCGTTCTCTCTCCTCACGTAAGCGTTACGCCACTTTATATTTTTAATTTTACACCCTTTCATAGCCATAGTCAAGCATTGTTTCATAGAAACTTTGCACTCTTTTATAGAAAGCGGTATACTAGAGGGTGGAGATGAAAGGAGGGACTATGCAAGCTCCAGTCGGCAAGCGTGTACGAAAAGTGCGGCGAGCACAAGACTTGACCCAAGAAGCCTTGGCAGAGAAAGCCAAGGTGAACGTGATTACGATTTCACGGCTCGAGAATGGGACAGCAAAACAGACCTATGCAGATACCGTGGTCGCCTTAGCCAAAAGCTTAGGCGTCAGTGCCGATTATCTCTTAGGATTGACCGACAATGAGGTGTGCGATGGACGCTGACGCGCTCGATGACCTCCTGCGCCGCCTCACTGCCCTCGTGGTGAAAATCGACGAGCGCGATACCCAGAGGGCCGAGCGCTTCGCCCACTACGATGCGATCCTGGATGAGCAGCGCGGCCTCAACGCCCGCCTCACCACCGCCATTGAGCGCATTGACGGAACGCTGGCGCAACTGGGCCGCACCCAGGCCGACATCACGGCACTGCTGGCCAAGGTATTCGAGAGTGGCGAGAATGGGCATGAGCGACACTGAGCCCCACCCTAGCTAACAAGGGCAGGGGGGCGGAGCTGAGGGACCGCTTCAGCGCATCCGTAGACGGCGTGGTACGATCCCCAACCTTGCGTGCGTGATCGGGGGAAGTCGCACACAGAGGCAGACTAGAGGGGCACGATATCCCAGCAGACACTCTCAGGGGGATAGAGCGCCTCAATCGCGCAGAAATCGGGATAGGTGTCGCTCACGTACATGGTGCACCAGCCATTCAGGATGCCTAGATAGATCAGCCAGGGACCCGGGTGGTCGCTGGCGTCCTCGGGCTCGCAATAGGCCAGATCAGCGACATCATCCAGTGGCAGATATGCATACGGCAAGACTATCATGCTCTCCTCTCGTGCCCCCCAGCGCACCAGGGGGCGAGTGGTGCGTGGTTAGCTTCGCCGATTGCGTAGATAGGCGCGGTACCAGCGTTGACAGATCTGGGCAAAGGCACCCTCGTCCTCGCCACCATAGGTGAGTGTTGACCCTGTGAGTCCTCCGCGCTCGCAGATCTGTTGGCCCAACGTGCCGGGATGGCCGCCGCCCCAGTCGAGGTAAATGTACTGGCGGCCGGGCCTGGAAAACGTCAGGCGTTGCCTGAGCGTTCGACTGTGTATGGTATACGTCATACTGTCTCTCCTCTCATGCCCCCTAGCGAGCCAGGGGGCGGGGTGGTCAGTTCATTCCCTCAATGTAGCGCCGCATATCTTCAACTGTCATCCCTTCCCCGAACAGCATCAGGGACATGAGATGGTATACGGCCCGGTGGTCCTTGGTCTCGGGGTGCTTATCCAAATCACTGGCGAGGGAGGTAAACGCCTCGTTGATCTGGCCCTCGTCACAATACGCGAGGGCGCGGGCCTTCGCCCAGGCGAGATGGTCAGCACGTGTCATCATGGCTCACTCGCTCCTCTGTGCCCCACCCGGCTAGGCGGGGCGTGATCGTGTGGCTAGGCGGTGCTCATCCCGCCGGTCGCACGCTCAGACTCCTCGCGGGCGCTGCGCCTCCAGCACGTCCAGCGCCCGTGTGAGGGAACTGCCCGGCAGCAGGATGACCTCGCGTCCCCCGTGCCGGACGAGCACGCCCGTCCGGAGTTTCTTCGCCACGCTCAGGGCCTCGGCCAGCGCGTCCGGGGGTGAGACACCTGGCAGGGCGTCAATGGTGATGTGGATGCTACTGGCCATCCTGTCTCCTCTCGTGTCCGTGTGCCCCAGATGGGACAGGCCGGGTGGTTACGCCCGGCGCTGGTTTGCATCAAGCGCAAAGGCAATCTTCTTCTCACTCGTGACGACGATCACGGGTTCACGCATATTCTGTTTGTAGCACAACTCAAAGATGTCATCCTCGAGCGCAATGGAGGACCAACTTCCCTCGTCCCATTGCCGGCTCTGTTCGGTGGTGAGTTGCAAGCACCGGGCCATGGCTAGTCCAGCTCCTCGACGCTACAGACGCCGATGCTTAGAGCATCGCGCAATGCCCTCGCCTTTGCCCGTGTCAGTGCAATCCGCAACCAGTGCACGGCAACATCTTTGTGAACATTGCCTGGGGTTGCATCGGCGCAGGCCCTGAAGATGCGACCATCGGCAAATTCGGCCGTCGCCATGGTTAAGGCCAGTTTCTCCGTTGGCACACCAATAAAGTCTTCCGACAGCTTCACCAACCCTTGCTGCGTGGCCATCTCCAACAAGCCGAAATATTTGACAAAGGGCTTGCCGCGAATGAGCTGGATGTACTGCTGGGGAATCGCCCTGCTTGCGTGCAGGTCCGCTTCATCTGGGCTGTGGTCGTCCGCAGGTGCGTCCGGACCGAGGACCTGATCGGGTGCGGGTGGTCCTGCCCGGAAAAGTTCATCGGCTTTGAGATAGAGCGCTGCGCCGAGTCTGTGCTTGCAGTAGCCCTTGTGGGCCTGCTTTGCCCGCTCGCAGTCACAATGTCCGTTGACCGCGTAAAAGACGGTCGCGTCCTTGCCGCTGCGGACCTGGCAGGTGGCGCCATTGTCCTCATAGAAAACCGCGCCGCTGAGCACCAAGCTGGTCGCCCGTTCCAGATCGCCATGGAGACTGGCGGGGAGTTTCGCGTGGGCGATGGCGCTCGCCTGGTTGACGGCCTTGGTCCAACCCCAGCTGTGGGGCTCGACAGTCGGGACGGGATGGGGTACAGTTGCCATACGGACCTACCTTTCTGGGGGTAGTGGTTCGACCAAGGGGGGTGCTGGGATGGCCGTCCCAGTCTCCCCCGCTGTGGCAGCCGTGCGGGCCTGCCACTCACGCTCAATTCTGTCGATGTGCTCCTGTTCACAGGTCTTATACCAGTGACTAGCGTTGCGCCGTTGCCGACGCAATCCGGTAACGTGCCCATGCTTCATGCCTGCTCCTGTTCTTCCTCTCCTGCGGCCATCTCCTGCCATTCACTGTCAATCATCCCTGAGATGACAAACTCCCTCTCACTCTTGGATAACTGAGGCATCGCTCGTTGAATGAGCATGCCGCATGGGAGGGCGGCATATTGGTCAGGGGTGATGTTGAGGTCGAGCGTGCGCGTGGTGCCCGACCAGAGCGACGTCCGTGTAATCTGCATGCTATACTCTTTCTGTGCTTGTCAGGGTGGGGGGGCCGGTGCCTCTGCCAGGAGGGCCGGCCTCGCTGTCATTGCGGTGTCTCCTGCATTCCCCTTGCGGGCTACGTCGAACTCGGCAAGGCTGTCAGAGAACCAACATCTATTATGTATAAATAATACCATAAAAATCATTGGTTATCAACAGAAAATACACCTATTAGGTAATTATTTTTCTATGGTATACTTATACAGAGAAAGGAGGAGGTCTATGCCTGTTTCGTCGGTCGAAGTCTTCACGGATATGGATATGGCCGCGCTCGGTCAACGCCTGCACCGAGCGCGGCTCGCTAAGGGCTTGAGCCAGGATCAACTCGCCTGGCGCGCAGAGATGACCCCCAATCACTATGGACTTGTGGAGCGCGGGAAGGCGAAGGGGTTGCGCGTCCATGCCCTCCACGCCCTCTGCCACGTACTCGGTGTGAGTGCCGACTACCTCATGGGTATCTCTCTTCCCGATCCTGGCGCTGGCCTGGCGCCGACAGAGCTTACCGGTCGACCCTGAGAGGAGGGACGGCATCGCAGCGGGCGTGAGCCTTCCCTTGCCAACCAAAAGAAAGGATGGATATGCCGCAGGCTGTCGCGATTGCCGAAGCCCTCCGGAAGCTCCGCGAGGTGCCCTTTGCGCTGGACTCGCTTGATGACCAGTTTCGGCGCTCCTTCCAGCGCTACGGCTGCAAGAGCCCCAAACAACGCGCGGTGCTCGCTAGGATGGTGGAAGTGCATCTTCAGGATGCCGCCCTCGCCGCCGAAATCCTCGGACAAGAGCGGCTGTTTGCCTAGGTGGCGGGCTTCTGCCGCCACCGCTTGCCCTAGAAGAGCATGAGTTGCTCGCTGGCGCGGACAGATGGCTCAGCCTGCGGCACGGCAGGGGTCTGCGGTCTCTGGAGGGCCGCTTCCATCGCCGTCTTCTGCGCGTGCCCGTCCTCATTGTTCTGGCCCTGTATTGCCGCGACCAGGCCGGTCATAACATCGCGTTGATGCATACCCGTCTTGTGCGGACGCACACATTTGACCAGGACGGACTTGACGTTGGCCCCCGATTCCTTGAATGTGTCATCCGGGAGTGGGGTGAGGGTGGCGTTCCAGATATCAAGCAGGCTGCGGAAGCACTCGGCCCGGCTGCCCCGGTGCCACTGGATACTCTCCGGCATCACGGCGACCAGGCGTCCTCCGTCCTTAAGCCATCCCAACGCATGCGTCACATGGGCAATGTCCTGCCCCTTCGTCCAGGGGGGATTCATGACAATGGCATCGTAGAGCAACGGCTCCTCGTGCGTCGGCAGGCACTGCTCCAGCCAATCCTCACACCAGACCACGAACCGTGGCCAGCCCTTCTGGCGTAACGCGTCGACCAGGTGCGGTTGAATCTCATAGGCAATCAGGGAACTCTCCCTGTTGTCGAGAAAGCCAGGTACACGCACCACCGCTTCAATGAGACGGCCCGTGCCGGCATTGGGCTCACACACGTCCTCCCCCGGACGAATACCCGCCTCGCTGACGATCTGATCGGCCAGCCAGACCGGCGTCCAAAATTCCTGATACACCTGCTGGGCGGTCGGTTGAACGGTGACGGTGCCTTGGGCGAGCACCTGGGCGAGGGCGGCCTGGGGATCGGTCGTAAAGAGATGGGCCTTGGCCTTCCGATTCCAGGCTCCCCCAAGCTCTTCCAGGACACGGTTCACTTTTGTATACAGCGTGCGCTCAAGTTGGCGCGCAGGCAGGAGGATGCGATCTGCCTGCGCCGTCGCCTGCTGCAGCACCAGGAGCACATCGGCGTCACACTGGATGGTTCGCGACATAAAGTCAGTTCCTTTTCTCGGCTAGGTGTCAGAAATAAACCCCTGGTCTCTTTCTGTATCTTCTGTTGCCCTCACTCCTGGCGCCAGCCCCGGGCGGCCAGACATTTGCCCATCAGGTCATAGTACGTCACCAGGCTCATGGACGGCATGGCCACCGACGAGGCTTCATAATCACAGCGCGCCTTATCGGCTTCAAAGTCGGCCGTGGTGGCGCCGGGCTTCTGGTAGTGGGTGGTGCAGGCGGTCAGCGTCAGGGCCAGGGTGAGCATTACCAGGACATATCTATTCATCGTGGTCTCCTGGCCAAGTGCGTCCTGGCGGATTGAGGGTGCCGAGGGCGGTATGGACCGCATTATAGACCGCATTGTAAATACTCGTACGCTGATGCGGGGTCATGGCCTTGTGGACGTCAGGGTACATCTGGCGGACATACTCACGGACATACAGGCGCACGTCCTCCGCCACCCGTCGTTTCTCGTCGGGACTGATGCGGTCCCAGCAGTCGCAACCCACACGTATGGGCGTATCACACTTGGCACAGCGCCAGTCGACACGGTCAAGCAGATGATCGATGGAAGATTTCGGCATGGGGCACCTCCCTTGTGCTTAGTCAAACATCCACGCATGCCTGTCGCTATAACTCCATCCTGCACCACGCAGGGTGGCAATCTCCG